AAATTCAACAGATCAGTGCTTTAAATTCAACAGATCAGTGCTTTAAAACGGCATAATGTGAGTTTATTCTACAAAATTCAATAGGTTGAGAGTTGAAAACTATATTCTATAGATTAGTAGTAATCGGAATGTATAACAATTAAAACATAAACAACATGAACGTATATGACTTTGCGCCTGACTTAGATTTGAGTAAGGAGGAAGAAGGTTCTATTTTTGGGGTGAAAGGAATAGAAGACGGTGATGGTATAGTATATGCTAAGGTAGTTAGCTGTGTAGAAGTTAAGGATTACAGTTGTGATAGGTGTATTTTTTATGATTGTTATAAGGATAAATGTTTGTTATCGCGTAGTGATAGTTGTATAGATAGAGACTGGTGTTGTAGGTACGAACAGGCTGCCATAGAGGGGGAGTAGGCGGCGCCTTGGGCTAAGGCCTGCGGTTGTAGGTGGAACGTAGGTCGGAGCAGAGCCGGAACAGTTTGTTGTGGAACTAAAAAAAATAAAAAGGAGGAGATAGCGATATGAAAAAGGCATTTAAGATATTTTCTATTATGTTTGTCATAGAAATAGTGTTGATAGCTATTTTAGATGCTATGGCGTAAGTGAGAAAAATTTCTTCATTAATTTTCTTATGCTTTAGACAGAGTGCTCCCGTCTGCGAAGATCGGAGCACTTGCTTTATGGGATTCATGGTGCGGTAGGTCGGTTCGATTCCGGCGATCTCACACAACATTAAAAACAAAGGAGGAAAGAAAATGAAAGATGGTATTACATTACATCCAGAACACGGATTGAATCCGTCTATAGAAGTTTGCATGATATGTGGCGAAGAGATGGGGATTGCTTTATTAGGGAATAACATCAAGGGGCAGGCGCCGCATCATATATGCACGGGAGAAATATGTGACAATTATTAACGTAAGTTTCTATGAAACAATAGCAGATCCTCGATATTTCTTTGAACAAGATTATGAAGAGATGCCGGAATATGAGGAGGAATTAGATTTTGATTTTGATTCTTATTGCAATAAGTTTATTCCTTTTGTACAGGAATGGGCGGATAAGGTGGGCGAACGCCTTTATGAATATGGTGTGAATAACATAAAGGTAATATCGGTCGGACATCCAAAAGATCGCAATTATGGTACTGATTGGATGGATGTAAGGATAGAGTTTTGTGATGAATGGAGGCAAAAGATGTTATCTAACATTGGTAAGATTATTAATGATGATAAATGCAAGAAGTATGCGGAGGCTAATTATCGGTCGGTATCAGGATACATCTTTTTAGGGCCTGAAGATTTAAAGGAATTTGAAAAGAAAATAATAGAAAGAAAGTCGGATTCTGGATATGATGTAACAATATTATTAAATATGTATCTAACTTTGGCTTTTGTAAAAGAATTTGGATTTAAAGCCGGAGAAGCGTGGAGTGAAATAACAGAATATGCTTACGGATGTTTGTCGTATTCCGATTTTGCAACAACAGAGATGCTTATACCAGAAGGTTCGGAGCATTTATTCAAAGACATTTACACGGCAAAGGCCGACGAATTATATCATCATGTCCTGGATAAATTCGGATGGGCGTGGCGTGATCCGAAATATAAGTCAGAAACAGAATTATGCGCGATGCTAAAGTGGGCAAAAGAAAAAGGCTTGACCATTGAAGAGTTAAGTATTTAATTGTTAAACATAAGGCAGTAGTGGTGCGTGAGTATAGGTGCTGCCGTTAAAATATTTTATAAGATGAAAAAAGAAGAGATTCAAACTATTTTATACACAATCAAAGAAGGAGACAGTATTAAGATCAAAGTACAAGACAAAAGTGAAGAGATAAGACTGCGGGATCATGTAAGAAGAACGCAGAAATACGGATACAGGTTTTGTTTGTCTCATTTGCATGATGGAATTTTCTATCTGGAGAAGTTGGAAGAAGGGGATAAGGATAAATACTATAGAGTAATAAACAGAGGAAATGGAAAGACCGGAGTATAATAAGCTACGCAAAATGGCTAAGACTACTCCAGGTCTGATAGTGGACGAGGCGCAAAACATGATGCGTGTATCGCTATACGATAATGGGGAACTTAAGAAGGTGGTAGTAGTAATGAAATGCGATTCTTTTTTACAGTCAAAAAGTAACATAGAAAAGATAATGTTATTATCATCTTCTATAGAAGATAGAAAAAACAAAGAAAAAAATAAAGCAAAATCAGAAAATGAACAGAATAACAAAAATAAGAGAAGAAATAGGAGAAAAACAGGTTGATTTAACCTTTTACGGGCACTTTTGCAGCCTTATCGAAGGTGATAGAAAGATAATACTAAGAGCGATAAAAAACGGTCGTAAAAAAGGCGTAATCGGAGCCATTCAGCCTGGGAGACATGATAGAATTTGGACCACATGGTCTATTGCTTTTGATGATCTGAAGGTAGGGGATACGGTAGAGTTCAGTACATCTGGAAAATACAATCCCGGATTTCATTCTACAGAAAAGTATGTAGGGTGTGTAGAATGGATAAAAGGATCGGAATGTGCGATAAAAACCGGCAATGGAATGGCGGTAGTATTAATTAAACACATAGAAAGGGTAGTAAAATGATGGGGTTGAGAGAATTTGTAGAACTTTTTGACAAGAATGAAGTAAAGAATTTGTTTAATGCATTGTCTTCATGTATAGAATACGTAAGGATAGATTTGCATGTATTTAATATAGGTGCTCATGTTGCGTGTCTGTACAGTAATGATCCTGAATTGCTTTCACAGGCAGAAGGTTGTAATGTGAATATGATAATAGAGGTACCCTACTTGTTTGAAGCATTTATGGAATACGCTTCACCGGAACTGAAAGCTTATTATGATGAACTAACAAAAGAAGTATGAAAGAGGAAGTAGAACGGATAAAGAAGTTGGTAGGCATAGATCATAACAGATGGGAGCAACCTTGTACATGTGATAAATGCAAGAACATGTGTAAGGTCCCTTGTATTGGTACGCCAAAAGACATAGAGGCTATTATAGATGCCGGATACGCTGACAGGTTAAAAGAAACAATGTGGATGGTAGGGTATCTTGCAGTGAAAGAAAAACCAATAGCGATGATCCAGCCAACAGAGAAAGACGGGTGGTGCGCATTCCGCCAGCCGGACGGTCTCTGCGAGCTGCATGACCGCGGACTAAAGCCGACTGAAGGAGTTCTGGCTTCTTGCAAGGTGGTTGAAGAAGACGATATTCCAACATACGAGACATCCGTACTTAGAGCGGTAGCCCACGAGTGGGTTAAGGTAGAGAACTTCGCAACTATAATGAGGGTCGTTTTTAAATACTTGCATTACAATGAACGTAGAGAACAAGATAAATAAGATAGCTAAGATCTTAAAAGAAAAAGGATTTATTGTGTATAAGAAAGGCGGAAAGGAACCAGGTGTGTTTTACGCCAAAGAAGGTGACAGCCGGATAGGATTCGTTTATCCCAACAACGGATATATATACGACAGGATAAAAATGTGGTCTTTTTCAAGGGTATATAAACCACATAAGAAAACCGGGTCTTCGTGCTTAATGTGTGTCAGCGACGAATTTACTATAGAGAATGCGATTAAGAGCATAGAGGATAGATTGTGGGTAAATTACATAAAAGACGGTAACAGAAAACGACCAGAAGAATATAAAAATATAAGAGAATTTGTTGGTAGCTTCACTAAATTCTACAACTCTGTAGAATTAGTTGAGGTTAAGTAGTTTTCCATGTAAGTTAGTTACCGGCACTGGTCTGCGAAGATAGGTGCCGTTTTTTTATTCAAGAAAGGAGGACAAAGATGGAGAAAAGAGACAAGAAGATGCCTTACGAGGTAGTCATACAGGAAAGAAAAAGAGTGGATTTGTACGGTAACGTAGTGTATTATATCCATTGGTTTGATAAATATGGGTACAATATCACAAAAGAATGGAAATTCTGGAGCAAGGGCCCGAAAAAGAAATATGATAGAGTTAATCGTTATCTAACGGATAGTTGGCTGAAGGAATACTGTGGGAATAACAATTTAAAGATAAGTAGAATTAAGGAATGAAAACGATAAAAGTAGACAAAGTGATATTATATTACATGGATCGGGTAGACCCTGACGGGAACTTATACCGGTTCTATGTGTATAAAGGAATGGCATCTGAAATAGAATACTTTTGCACGGAAGAGGCAGGTAATATGACTATACCAATCGGAGAAGGAAAGTATATTGAAATCATGCCAAAAGAAATAGAGAAAATACCAGTAAGGGGATACAGGAGGCTTGCTGGAATATGGAATCGTGAAACATGTAACGGGAAGGGAAGGCAAGATTGACGTTTCTATGTATGTAAGCCGCTATCTTTCTATAAATCACAACAAGAAATCCAGAAAGTAAATCCGCTTTATGCTTTCAAGGTGGCCACTGCTTATTTTAGAGAACAAGGGAAGGTTCCGGTATTTGAAGATAGTAACTGTAGATTAATAAAACTATGAGCATAAAAGTAATAAGATACAGGTTGCCCTCTTATTGGGCTTGCCCGTTAATCAATGATGATTACACTGGATTAACGGATGAAGAATGTGAGGAAATCCAACGCTTCTTGGAAGCAGCAGAAGGTTATCCGGTAGATGTAGATTTGGAAACACAAGGGTTTTACCGTTGTAATGACGCAGGAACACTTCCCGGAGAGTGTGCAGATTTTATTTTTCATAAGTGTAATGATTAAACTAAAATAATATGGAAACTACAAACAAACTGTTTTATTCAGGTACAAAATTCTTTACAGAAAATGAAGAAGATTATAGAATAACAGTTAGAATCTCTTTGGATGATGACTGCAAAAATAACATATGCGACTGGAGCATAACAGCCGACGTTGACTGGAAAAACAAGCATGGAAAATATGAGGATTACTTAGGAGGCTGCTGCCACGATGAAGTCGTAAAACATTTTCCGGAATTGGCGAAATTCATATCGTTGCATCTTTGTAACCATTATGGTGCTCCTATGTATCCGGTAGATAATGGTATGTATCACATAAAAAATAGTGGTATGTCTGTGGCAATGGAGTATTTGCGTATATCAAAACAAGAATGCGTAGAATTATATAAAGCCTCTGAGGATAAGTTGTATTTCAAGTATCTGCTTTTCAATCTGGGGATTGTGGATAGACAGAAAAGAGAATCAGAAGAACTTATTGCGGAACTTGAAAAATTGTGTGGTAAGAAGTGGGTTAATCCATATAAGCCGGAAGAAGAAAGATTTGTTTTAACACTAACGGACGAGGAACGTTTGCTTATTGAAGAGCGCATTAAAGCTGGGTATTATTCCGCAGAAAGTATCGAAAAACGTAGGGAAGAGACTCATAAGGCAGAGATGTTGAAAAAGCGTGCTGAAATTTGTGAGCAATATGATAAGAAAATCAGACAAGCAGAAGCAGAAAAGAAGATAATGCTTTGTGTGTTTGATTATGGGTTGTCTACCGATAATGTTATATATTATCCTCACACGAACACTTTGTCTTTCAACTGGGACAGCTATGAAGAAAAAATCACACAAGAAGAGTTTGATGATTTTGTGAATAAGGTAGACCGCTCTCAATTGCCAGAAGATATTAGGTTTGAGCTTAAATAAAATACAGGATATGGAAAGATTGAATTTTGAAACATTGTTTCGTATCGTAAGATGGGATTACAACCGTTGTTTTAAGGATGAGTCGTTAGATAAGGATTTGTTCGTGGAAAAATATGGGAAAGTTACGGGTGAACATTATTATAACAAGTTCGTTCATGAGTTTGACGGGAACATCCTGAAGATGATTGGTTACTTCAGAGGTTCCGAAAAAGAGGGGCAAGTCTTCTGCGATATGATAACCGAACGTATTGAAAAATGCGAAAAGAGAATGTCATATGATAAAGGTAAGTTAAACAATTAAAAAGATATTTATATGAACAATTCAATAGTCGCTCACTTGTGGGCTCATGAACAAGAAGAATCAGCATCAGGGAGCAATTTCTTCTTTGAAGGTACAAGTATTTATTCTTATGGGCATCACTTTGAAGTCGGAAGAATAGTAAAAAACAAACAAGGGAAGAAAGCATACCTGATAAATGAAGATTATTATTCTGCTACCACGAGCAAACATCAATGCTATGTTCGTAATGCGATACCAACTTGGGCAATGGTTTTCAGTGTAAAGGAAGATGATTATTTTCCATTCTCATCTACTGATGTAGTAGGATACGAGTATAAACTTCTCTACCATGAGAAATTCTTCGAACATCTTCATATGAAGAGGCTGGTCATTGACGAAAATATTCCTTTTCCAGTAAGCACATGGGAGCGCTCATATCGGTATAAAGGATATGGTTACAATATGTGCCGGGAGACAAAGAAAAAACTTCTACAGGCTATTAAAGGTGTAAACGTAGAGGAGGAAGATGTATCTTTGTACACTACTGGAGGATGGGATTAACTTATAAAACATAGATATATGAATACATCATTTGAGAAATCTAAAAACAGTACAGATGAATGGTACACACCTAAAGAAATTATAGACGCTTTAGGGAAATTTGATTTAGATCCATGTGCGCCTATGCGTCCGTTATGGAGGACAGCCAGGGTTATGTATAACAAAGAGCAAGATGGATTAAAACAAAAATGGGAAGGAAGGGTATGGTTAAACCCACCTTATTCAAGACCGACTATAGAGCATTTTATTACTCGTATGGTAGAGCACAATAATGGAATAGCTCTTCTTTTTAATCGTCTTGACAATAAGATGTTTCAGGATGTTGTATTCCCGAAAGCAAAAGGTATATTGTTCATGAAAGGAAGGATAAAATTCCACAGAGAAGATGGAACAATAGGTGAAAGTCCAGGATGTGGGTCTATTCTGGTTGCATTCGGCGAAGAGAATGCGGAAACATTAAGATCTTCTAATATTGAAGGAAGATATATACAGGTCAATCAAGAACCGTGTAACACCCATGTAGATTGGGAACAACGTAGATACGAGATGGCAAAAACCATGCTTCCGATCACATCCGTATCAGGGCGTGGACCTCACGGTGAATTAATATTGGAGACGTGTGATAAGGCGGCTGAATTAGCTGTAATATATGCGGATGCTTTAATTAAAGAGCTGAAATGAAATCAACAGTATATGATCATCTTGAGAATGATTATAGATTTTATGGACTTCCTCTATTTAAAGCTACGGCTGTAAAATATGGATGGAATAATCCTATAGGGGAAGACAGTGGGAGAGAGAAAAAATATAATTTACAGTATTAAGTGGATATATTATGAGCACAAGTAAAGAATACAAGGCGGTAAGAAACTGCATACTAAATGAACTTCACCTTACCAAAGAAGATATAATCAAAAACATAGAATCATTATTGGAAAAGCTTGTAAAAAGGTGCATGCATAATACATACGGAGGAAACAATCAGATAGAAAATTGGATCAGATGTATGGTAAATGATGAGCTTAAACAAAGGAATTATGGTTTTGTAGAAAGAATAAGCAAGGAAGTCATAAAAGATCATGTGTTGAATGAGTTGAACATAATTGTAAGACCAAAAAATGAAAGATGCGTATGTGAAAATAGAGTACCATCAAGAAAAGATGGTTTGTATCTAATCTACGGAAACGGACACGCTGAGCCGTTTACTGGAGAGAATTTCAAAAAGAATGTGCGTTATATCGGATTAAAACACAAAGACGTATCGTTTGCTATCTCGCTGACGGAGCATGATAGTGTACGGTTGCTTGACAATGATAGCCGTAAAGAATCCGGAAGTGAGACATATTACGAACGTGAATGTGATGCGCTGTTTGATATTGATGGACGCGGCAACACGGAACGACTTGTAGCCAGAAATCCAAAATTGAGAAATCTGCTGGAAGATGACGAGTATATACCATCTCTTGGTCAATTAAATTTAATGAACCATTATATGGACGAACTAAACAAAGCATTCGCTTATGTTTCGGCATCTCCCCTCTCCTCGGCGCGGTATTGGTCCAGTACCGAGTACAGCAAGGTCAGCGCATGGTTCGTGAGCTTCTCCATTGGCGGCACGCACAGCAACATCGAGTACAATAGTTACAGGGTTCGGGCGGTAATTGATTTTTAAAAAGGATTACATATGATAACATCGGTAAAAATAAAAGACAATACAAAAACTCCATTTGAATACGTTTCTAATATAGAAGCATTTGAAAATGGCAGAGAATTTATTTTCAAGCCAGGAGTGAATGTAATTATAGGTAAAAACGGTAGTGGAAAATCAACCTTGCTTAACATCATATCAATGTATGCGTTATGCGAGAAATCCATGTGCTCTGAAATGCCGATCGAAGCGCTGGACTTTCCACCCATATTTGATGATAATGACAAGGTTCTTGATGGGATTGACATATCATCTGATTATGAAGGGAAAGTATTCCGTTTATTGCCATCAACGGAAACGAATCGAAATGACGTATTGAAAAACATCAGCAATTTCGATTTGTATGTGAATAATATTCGAAGATCTTATGGAGAGAAAGTGGTGTTATCATTGGAATCACTTTTTAATTTAATGTTCGGCCAAAAGGATTATACATTTCCAATACAAGATCTTGTAGAATACAAGAAAAAAACAAATACGTTTTGGATTAAAAGAATTGATAATCTGTTGAAGTATTACAAAAGAAACCGTATAACATTAACAAAAAGCAGTTTTGAATACACGGTTCTCATGGATGAGCCGGACAGGAATCTTGACATTGACAACATAATGCAAATTTATAATGTATTATCATTCCATAAACCACAAACACAAATTATAGCCATAGTACACAATCCGGCATTGATTTACAAATTAAGCAAATTGGATTGTGTGAATTTCATAGAGATGACAGAAGGATATCTAAAGGATGTTGTCAATTTCATAAGTGAAACAAATAAATGAAAGAGAATGAGAAAAGAACTGAAAATAATAGGATCAAGAGATCGGCACGTATTTACAGCGACATTCATTCGTTTTGGATTCAGGGATGGGTATAAAGGGCCTGTAAAGACAATACTTTTACAAGACGTGTTACTCGATGGTAAAGTAGTAACAGACCATTTGTGGTTTGATTTGACAAAAGGATTCAAAAACGCTGATTTATTACCGGGAGATGTGGTTGAGTTCTGCGCAAGGGTTAGCGTTTACGAGAAAGGATATAAAGGATATAGGAATAACGTATTCGGTAGACCGATAGAAAAGGATTATCGATTGTCAAGACCAACAAAGATTAAAAAGATTGGGGATAAATAAATATAATTTAACAAAATTTAGGCGTGGTAGCATGTTAAACTTTTATATTTGTACTTAATTAATTAAAGAAAAAATGAACTGGAAGAAATTTAAAGAGGAAAAACCTCCAGAGGGAGAAGAAGTGTTGGCTTACCATCCAAGTTGGATAGATGAAGATTTCAACCCAAGAGGTATAAGAATAGGGTTTTGGAATGGAGGGGACGATTTTAAATCAGCCCATTGGTGGGATTATCAAGATTGTTATATCACAATCTCTCATTGTGATTGTGATGATAATTCTCTTTTCAGTGATAGAATAAAAAACAGCATAGAGCCAGAGTTATGGATATCACTTGATGTTATTACAAATTACTTACCTAACATAAAACAAAATCACTTATCACAATGAGCTATTTTATGATTATTTAACCAACAAAATCACCATACTTTAGAAGGTGGATGAATTGGGTTGATTAATTTTGAATCAAAATTACAGATAAAAAAATGATTTCATACAAATACAACATCTATCATTCAAAGAAAACGAAGTATCTAGACAAGATGCTTCGTGAATGTTGTTTTGTATGGAATCATGCTTTAGCTCTACAACGTAGGTATTACAAACTGTTTGGGAAATATATATCAATTGGTAAGATGAAGAAACATTTTACCAAAAGAATTAAAAGAAATCTTCTTCATTCTCAAACAACACAAGAAATACTTGAGCGTCTTGATGAATCTTATAATCGTTTCTTTAAGAAGTTGGCTAAACGACCTCCTAAGTTTAAATCACCGGAGAAATTCAATTCTTTTGTATTCAAACAAGGTGGTTTTACCCTGAATGGTAATTGTTTAACAATTAACAAAGGAAACAAACGATTTAGATTCTCATACAGTAGACCTTATGAAGGTAATGTTAAGCAAATAAGAATAGTTAGAGAAACCTGTTCACGTTTTAGTTTGATTATAATTACAGATCATAATCATTCAAACTCTTATAGAAAGACACATGATGGTGCATCTATAGGATTGGATTTTGGTCTGAAAACTTATCTAACTAAAAGCGATGGTAGCAAAATTGGATCTCCTCTATTCTTCAAACAATATCAAAACAAGATTAGAAAACTAAACAAACGGCTTTCTAATGCAAAGAAAGGATCTAACAATAGAAGAAGGAGACTGTTTGAACTCCAACAAAAGTATCGTAAAATAAACGATCTTCGATCAGACTTTCAATGGAAATTAGCTCATGATTTGTGTAAACAATATGATTATATTTTTATTGAAGATCTAAACATTGAAGGGATGAAACGTTTGTGGGGAAAGAAAGTTTCCGATCTTAGTCACTCTTCTGGCGTTAGTTATAAAAGGCATCTTATCTAATAATGAAATGATGATGATGGACGTTTTGCAGTGGTGTTCTGAAAGATTTAAAAATAGTATAGAGAAAGGAAAGAAATCAACTAATTAAATATTAATACAATGAATCGCTGGTTTGAAATTACGGTAAAAGCCGAGATTGATAATATCGAGAACGGCAAAAAAAAGAAAGTAACTGAAAAGTATTTGGTAGATGCCTTATCTTATACAGAGGCAGAATCAAGATCTTTAGAGATTTTCAAGGATTTATTTCAAGTGTTCGACATTGTTAAAATAAATCCTATTAAAGTGTCGGAAATCTTCTTCAACGGAGAAGCTGAGTACTGGTATAAGTGTAAGGTAAATTACATTACACTGGATGAAAAGAAAGGTAAAGAAAAGAAAACGCCATGCTATATGTATGTCCAGGCCGGCAATCCGAAAGACGCTGAGGCTGTGTTAACTAAAGGTATGCAGGGCACGTTAGGAGACTGGAATTGCGAAGCTATTGCTGAAACGAAGATCATTGACGTATTCAAATACGATCTTCAGAAGGGAGCTGAAAAATTAGGCGAGAAGAAGAGTGAAGAGTAAGGCTGATGTAGTTTCCAACATAGCGCTTGTTGTGGCGATAATATCATTGCTTTCAGCAGGCGCTTTCCTTCTGATAGTGATTAAGACAGACGAGGTATCTAAATTATTAATGAACGTACCTTATCTACTGGCTTCAGCGGGATTGTTCTTTTCAATAATATCATTATTATTCGAATGGAAAGCAAGGAAAAGAAGCTATACGTCTGCGAACGATGTGGACGAAAAGTGATGATAAGAAGTCATGGCTTATGCCAGGCTTGCAGGAGCAAAGAGTTGACTCCGAAGAAAAAAAACAGAATTACATCCATTAAAAACAGCAGCAAGAAGAAAAAGTTAGAGAACCCGGATTTATCCGGGTTTTTTCGTCTTATGTTGGAGGAGTTGAGTACTATTCGAATGTCTATGACCGGTAAGGCTATTCATTTTCCTACAGTATGTAACATCTGTCACATACTTCCGAAAAGGATATATAAGTCGGTTGCTACTTGCAGAGATAATATAGTTTTCCTACATGAATCGGAGCATACGGTATTCGACATGTATCTTGACCGGATGGAATTTGATAAACTTGAAACAGAATTTCCTTTTGTGTGGAAGTATGCGGTAAAGAAGGTACTGGATATGGAAAGCAGGGGAATGATTAAAGAAAGAGGTAGATTAATTATTGAAATAATTGACAGATATGAGAAAACTTTATAAAATAAGAATAGAAGCTGACAATGAAACTATCTTTTATGCTCACATACAGAGAGAGAGTTATGGTAAGGATATAGCTATCGCAGTGAAAGATAGAGATAAAGATGAAGTGGAAACAGTGTTACATTGTATTAAAGAAGAATTGATTAGAGGAAGATCATGAAAGAGAAAATAAAAATATTGACAGATTTAGGGTTTGCGCCTATGGTGGAAGGAGAAGGAAATACGTTGTTTAGAATGAACGATGTTGTGATGTCGGTGTCAAATCCTAATCAAACACCAGAGCAGTTGAAGAAGGAGGTTATGTCTTTAATAAAGAACAGAGACATAGCAGAAAGAGGCGGACAGGTTCCAGTAGTTGAAGAGCCGGCGCCTGAGCCAGAGCAGGCCCAGGGAGAAGAACCGGAAGCTCCGGTAGAGGAAGCAGATCCTAACCCTGGAGAGGAAGATTCGAATCCGTTTACAGAAAATCAAGAAACGTTAGAGCCGTTTTATATCTGCGATGAGTTGAAGAAGATTGAGACTCCCAAATTCGTAAGATTGACATTAGACGATAATCGTTTTTATGTAAGGAAGATGGATGATGGAACGGCCAAGATATATGCTTCAGTAACAACCTTAATCAAAGATGGGTATGTAGATGATAAGACCGCACTTCAGGAATGGAAGCAAGAGATAAAGATGCTTGGTCGCAATCCGGAAGAGGTGGCGCAGTATGAAGCTGATAAGGGAACGATCATGCACTACTTATACGGATTGTACCTAACAGGTAGAGATATGGTCTTAAATCGAAGTTTTATAGTTAAGACAGTGCAAGAAGGCAAGCTGAAGATATCGAAAAAGAATCTTGACAAATTCTTTGGTAGCATAGATGATCTTGACGATATGATTGTCAGAGTTATGAAGTTTGCTAAGTTTTGTTCGGAGTATAAGGTTAAGCCGATGATGATTGAAAGAATATTGTCATTAGAAGACTATTTGGTAGCTACGCCGATAGATGCGATGGTTAAAATGACATTCAAGTACAAAGAAGAAGGTTATTTTGGAGCCGTGTATCAAAGGGCTACAGGGCAGTTTAAAAAAGGTGATCCGAAGAAGGAGGTAAGAGAAGTGGAGAAGGAAGAAGTGGTTATTCTCGACTTTAAATCAGGGGGAATATGGGAATCATACGCATTTCAATTAGAAGCTGAAAGAAGAATGGTTAAAGCATGGTATGGGATTGATGCACGTATTATGAACTTTTCTCCAAAAAGCACGAGCAGCAAAGGATATACGCTGAAAGAATGGACAGAAGACAGTATAGCACTTGAAAAGGCGGACTGCGTGTTCCAACAAGGTATGTTGAATCACCTTAGAAAAGATAAGAAGTTCAAAGTGAGAAAAGGAGTGCTGAATATCAATAAGCCGTACAATGAAGAGGATCATACGGTCGTGTATGATATTGCAGAGGAAATGTCTAAAAGATTCATAATATGAACGATATTGTTATTCCTGAAGGAGATTATATAGAAATCGTAAAACCGATATGTATCAATCCTTTTGGTGATTATTTTATTAACATCAAAAGGGGTTCAAGATTAAGATTATCGAAAGATTTGAAAATAGGAGATAAATATGCAATATGTGTACTTGCATCTCATAAGAAATATGGCAAGACCATCGAAACAATAATGCCTATATTGGTCAGAAATACAAGAAGAGTATGAAAAGAAAAATTAGAAGAACAGGAGAGATAATAGACGTAATCACTTTCAGTAGCTCAACTACAAGAAGCGACCATGACAGAATACAGTTCTATGGTGATAATGGGAATGTGATAAGTGAGAGTTTAAATTTTTATCTCGATACCCTTCCTGTAAATGACGAAAACAAAGATGTAGACTGGGAGCAACGTAGATTCGATCTTATTAAGGCTTATTCTATTGAGTTTGTTAAAGCACAAAATAGAAAAGGTGAAATAGATTGCGGAGTATATGTACCAGATGTGGTGTCATGGTCTATAACTATAGCAGATAGAATCATAGAAGCAATGAGAGGAGTCAAAAATGCTTGATTTTAGAAGATACGAAAACGTACCCCGGTTTCAACTTGACCGCAGGCCTGGCAGGAGCCGACTAAAGCTGACCTGCCCGGCTTGCGGAAAAAGCCGGTGCCTCACTCCTTATATTGATGTGGCAACAGGTCAGGTTGTTGGTAACGAGTTCGGAAGATGCGATCATGAACGGACTTGCGGTTACGATAAACGACCCACTGGTAAGGATGTAGGTGACAAAGATCTTTGGATTTCAGGAAACAAGTGTATAAGAGCTTATCGCCCTCCTGTAAATCCTGACGTTGTAAATTACATACCTTTTAGCGAGTTTGAGAGGACTGTGGTTCCAGACGACAGAAACACCGTATTTAGATTTTTATCGTCTCTATGGGGAAAAGAAAGGGTATCTGATGCGTTCAGAAGGTATCATGTCGGAACAATGGATTTATGGGGATGGAAAGGGTGTTGTATATTCTGGCAGATAGACAAAGATTTTGTATGTAGAACCGGCAAGATCATGGACTTTTATATAAAGACCGACAGCCAGGGGAATGAGATTGATGTAAAAAGAGTGAAGGAAAAAGACGGTGACAATGAGCGGCCTCATGTTATGTTTTATCACTCGTTGCATGCAAGAGACTTCTTGTTTAGGCAATGCCTGTTCGGAGAGCATCTTCTAAGCCAGTATCCGGATAAGGTGGTTAATCTGGTGGAATCAGAAAAGACGGCTATTATATGCGCTGTGAATAAACCAGATGAGTTATTTGTAGCTACCGGTGGGTTGCAGAATCTAAGGCCGGAAGTGATAGATGTTTTAAAAGATAGAAAGACTGTAGCTTTTCCGGACAAAGGACAAGCATTTGAGACATGGAGTAAAAAGATAGATGGGATGATGATGAAGTCAAGGATAAAAGTATCGGACTATCTTCAAAATGTTGAAAATGTAGGAGACGGAGATGATGTGGCAGATTTGATAATTAGTAACAAGATAAAAGAAAAATATCATGAGCCTGGATGTTTATATTAAGAACAAGAAGAAAGAAGATCGTGAATGGGTTGCAAACATTACCCACAACATGAACAAGATGGCACAAAGGATATTCGTATCAGAAAATAAAGAAACGCTGTACGATTATGTTTGGAGACCAGAAGAATTGTATAGAGAAATATATACCAATGAGATGAAGAATGTACTTACAAAAGGTATATGTATTATGATCTCCAAGAGAAAAAGTCTTTTGAAATACGAGCCAGAAAATGGATGGGGGTCTTATGATTCATTTCTTAAGTTTCTTATCGAATATAAAGAGGCGTGTGAAGATCATCCGGGTTATATAATTGAAGCAAGTAGATAATATGAAAAATTACAAAAACACTTTAAATGAGGTAGTGGTGATCGAATCATCACCAGAAACGTATTTTGTTTACGCTATTCGTAATGCTATTCGTATCTCTAAATGTGCGTATCCGACAGCCAAGAAAGTAATTTTCAAAAGAGAGGACGTAGAGGTAGAGATTTCGGAAATGGAAACTGAGAGCAGTTTGTATGAAAAGTTTAAAGAAAAACAAAAGAATAGGGTATGGAACTTAATGAGCGCCAACAACGGGTTTTAAGAGGCGAAATTTGTCCTTATTGTGGAAGAGAAACCGAGTTGGTCAATGCCGATAAAATATATAGCAGAAAAGACTTAGGGATGGTTATGATGTGCAAACCATGCAATGCTTATGTCGGTGTTCATGAATCAGGGCCGAATAAGGGAAAAGCTAAAGGCCGGCTTGCGGGGCCATCACTGAGGTCTCTTAAGATAAGAGTCCATGCCGAACTTGATAGACTATGGTCTACGCCGGAGGAACGGAAAAGGATGTATAAAGATTTATCTGAATTTCTATCTATACCGGAAGAGTACACACATATAGGTATGTTTGGCGAGAAGACGATGGGAAAAGTCTTTCAGTTCTGTCATGCAAACAAAGAACGATCAGGTTCGAGAATAGAATGGCATAAGCCTGGAGATAAGTGCCCTAATAAGAACAATCAAATAGTGTCAGGAAGTAGTGCATGTAGAGGATGTCCTGAGTATCTTCATGATGAGAAAGACGGGTATGTCTGGTGTGATCCTGATATGAGCTACGGCAGGTTGAAATAGGGCGCGAATTGCCTATCTTTGTGCTATTATTAATCAAAAAAAATATAAGCACATGGGTAGATCGACAGAGTACTACAGGACTCATCCCGAAGCCAGGAAGAAAAAGGCTAAAAAAGACAAGGAGATAAATGCCAGACCGGAACAGAAAGCCAAACGCCGAGAGCTTGGTCGTAAAAACTACGAAACGGACAAGAAGAAGGGAAAGGGCTGGAGGAAAGGCAAGGATTGTTCTCATACCAAGAACGGTCTTAGGTATAAATCAGTAAAAGCTAATAGGGGATCCAAATCGGATACGAAAGGTGACAAAAATGCAAGAGGAGATAGCAAATAGGATAGATATAAGAAGGATATTCAAGACCTCTAAACAGGTTATGGAAGAGGCGTATGAGAATATATTGAAATACAGGCGGGGAGAGCTTATCCCCGCTAAAACCGGATACGATTATATTGACGAAGCTTTACTTGGAGGTATTTTTCCTCAGCACGCTATTGCCATAGGAGCCCGGCCATCTGTAGGTAAATCGTATGTGGCCCAAAAGATATTGGAAAATGTGATGAATCCGATGATCAACCCGCAAGCAGAAGATTATTTTCTTGTTAATTGCGAGTTCGAAATGAATCCTCAAGATCTTCTTCTTCGTAGAATGAGCCAAGATATGAAAAAGCGAGCTCCTGAAATATTAAGAAGGCAAGATTCTAATACAGTAGAAGAGATGAGGATGTTTGAAATCCTTCAAGGTGAAATCAGGAATAATATAATATACATCGATGCTCCGTGTACGGTAAAAGAGTTTGAGGCGGCTGTGTATCATATAGCTACCAAACACAAAGACAAACGTCTTATAATATTTAAAGTCGATCATATTGCTTTGATAAAAAGAATGGGGTTAGATCCTAAGTCGGCTATAGATGATTTGGTGGCGGTTATGAACGAAGCTAAATTAGTATATAAAAACATATTTTTCCTCATCATATCCCAATTCAACAGAGAGATAGAAGGAAGGATAAAAAGCCCACAAGAGCAGCCTCCGCGTCTTTCTGATTTTTACCAATCTGATACGCTGGGTCAGTTATGTACGTTAATGATAGGTTTGCACAATCCTCGTAGGTACGGGCTGGATAAGTATATGATATTTGGGAAAGATTGGTATCAGACTCTTGATAGGTTTAAAACTGAAAACAAAACATCATTCAGGACAGCCGGACTTGTGTTTCATCATATACTGAAGGTAAGGCAAGTTAGTATGGAAGAGCTTACTAATACAATCCACCCAGAGATCCTGCCGGGACATGGATGGATGTACGGGGAGGGCGGGACGAAGTTCGTGAACCCCAACCAGCCGCCGACGCCTCCCAAGCTCTATACTGTGGAAGACGTTACGGACAATCAGGAACAAGAACAAGAGACAAAAGAAGAACAGTCATTGTATTAAAAAAAATAAGAACCATGAGACTAACAGTAGAAGAAAACGAATACCTGATAAGTAAGTTCCTTTTGGTTCTTACTGAGTTTGCAGGAGATGAAAGAGAGATGTTTTTAATCAACTCCATACATGATAAGGCGGTGGCGGATATGAATTATCGTCTTCCGTCTTTAATAAGCAGAGAACGTAAAAGACGAGTTATTGAGCTCCTTAAAGAAGGAACCAGAATAATCAAGGACTTTTCCGGCTATGCAGGTGATATGGGTATGATTAACGAATACGATCGCCTAAAGAAAGAAATAGGAACCGTCCAAGACCAGCTTGGTGACGTAGAAGGTCAACTTCGGGCAGCAGGAGAAGTTATTAAAAAAGAACTTGATATGATTGCTGACCGAATCAAAGAAGATCTTCTTGATCGAGAACTGGCTAAAAGTAATGCCGAGGCTGAAAGAAAAGCCAAAGTAGATCCGAGATACGAAGTAGCTTTAGGTGATTACAAGGAGATGCTGGAAGTGATTTTTACAACCAGAAACAAGTATTCTACGGTAGATTCTGTACATGACGATCTTCGACAGTCGGTATCTACCGGTAGAAATTCGATTATTAAAGAAGGGTACAACAGTTAAAAACAAGGAGGGAATATGGAAAAGAAGGAATTTAAAGTAGGAGAAGTATTTGCTGCCGGACTTGTAAGATTAAAATGTGTGGAAGGTGATACATGCGATAGGTGTATATTTGAAAAATACTATTATTGTTCATGTACAGACATGATTATTGGTCCATGTAAACATATTGATAGACAAGATAACAAGAATGTTATTTTCATTAAAGCTGATTAGGTATGTACATCAATTTCAGACAACTTGCAGCATCAGACATGACTCCTAATGATCTGGCTAATCTTCTTGCCATAAGACAGAAGGATTCGGTTATGATCGAAGCCATGCCGGAGGAAGATGCTGGGAGGTATATAGAGCTTGGCCTGGTTGAGAAATTAAAATCAGGCGTGATGAGATTGACCAACAAAGGAACGTCTTTTGTGAATTATATAGAGACACCGGAAATGACGGACGAGGTCCTGGAAACGTTGAAGATTATGATAGGAATGTACGAATCATATTCAAAAGACATAGGTGTCAGTAGAAAAGAAGCGGAATCCAGATTGTGTTGGTTTATGGGTAACACCTCATTCAAGAAAGAGGTCATACTTCAGGTAACGGAATCTTATATAGCAGAGTCAGGAGATTATACAATGAGCTTATGTAACTTCATATGGAAACCGCCTTCTCAGGCTTTTTCAGTTCATATGAACCTTAAAAATTCAAAGCTCTTTGACTTAATAGCTGAAAAATTTAAGATCGCTACCGAGCCTTATTTGGAGTCTAAGAAGAATAAGGAAATGGATTGGTTGTTTGCCGTATCTAAATTGCCTACGCCGCCGGCTAAAGGCAATCCGGATTATTTGTTTACCGGAAGTTCTGAAACAGACAAAGAGCGATTGAAAAACATAAAAACGTATTTGTTTAACAAAATTAGAAAGCAATGGAAAAAGTAAGAATCAGAAAGATAATAGAGGATATAATTATTACTCAGTTTCTTAATTCAGAAATAGATATAGTTCATGAAGAAGATGTGTCGTTTAAAGAACTTGGATTAGATTCTGTTGATCAAATTGAACTGGAAGTGATGGTGGAACAAAAATTCAATATTGTTATTATTGATTATGATATGGAGACCATCAAAGATATGACTGATCTTGTTTACAAAATAATAACAGAAGGATATGGGAAGTGACATAATTTTATGCATGGCTTTAATAGCATCATTTGCTTTTGTTATACAGTTTTTGTTGTCGATATTAGGATCTGATCTGGATACGGATATTGACATTGACAGTGCTTCTGATTTAAGCATGTCTTTGTCGGACATCATATCATTCAAGGGCATAACACATTTTATTCTTGGATATAGCTGGACTACCTACTTTTCGGGTTCCCATTTAGTAGGGGTTGTGATAGGGTCGTTTTTCTTTATCGTTTTGTTTTACGTATATAAGTTACTTCTTAAGTTAAAACAAGAAATGGTGTACGAATGTCCGGAAGATTTAAACGGAAAAGAAGTGGAGATAGTATTTAGATCAGGGAAGAATCATTATATGGTAAATATTTCGAAAAATGGAAGACAAGAGCAAATGAGAGTAAGATGCTTGTCTGGAAAAACCTACAAAAACGGCGACAAGGCGAATATAAAATATGAAGAAGGAGAATTAAGTATCTAATTTTTTTATCAACAATTAAATTTTAAAAGTTATGACAACAATCATGTACGTGTCAGCTATCTTAGCTGTAGTGATTATTTTGACAATCATCGGAGTCTTATCAAGGTATCGTAGATGTAAGCCTAATCAGGTCTTGGTCGTTTACGGTAAGACAGGTGGGGAAAAGAAGTCGGCGAAATTATATCATGGTGGAGCGGCATTCGTCTTGCCTATTATTCAAAGCTATGATGTTTTGTCAATGGAGCCTATGCAAATAGATTGCAAGCTTACCGGTGCTTTGTCATCTCAGAATATTAGAGTAGATGTACCTACGACCATTACAGTAGCTATCAGTACAAATCCCGAAATCATGCAAAATGCGGCAGAAAGACTTTTGGGGATGGATACCGAATCTACTGAAAATCTTATTACGGACATCGTTTACGGTCAGATGCGTTTGATTATTGCTGAAATGACAATCGAAAAACTTAATTCTGACAGGGATGAGTTTTTGGATAAGGCAAGAAAGAACATTGATAACGAGCTTAACAAGTTAGGTCTTTACCTCCTGAACATCAACATCAGTGACATCAGAGACGAAGCAGGTTATATTATGAACCTTGGTAAGGAGGCTGAAAGTAGGGCTCTGAACGAAGCACAAGCTAATATCGAAGAGCAGGAGAAGCTGGGTGCTATTAAGATTGCTGTACAGCAGAAGGAGAAAGAAACGGCTGTGGCTAATACCAAAAAAGAACAAGAGATTCAAATTGCTTGTACTGAAAAAGAAAAGGAAACGATAGTAGCTGAAACGAAGAAAGAAAAAGAAATAGCCTTGGCTTTAACCGATAAAGAGAAACAGATCGGCGTAGCTCAAGCAGATAGAGACAGGGCTGCGGTTATCGCAAAAACTTTAACCGACAAGGAATCGGCGATTGTAAGATCTAAGGCAGAACTTGAAGTAAATAAAGCCGAGGCTGAAAGGATGGAAGAAGTCGGAAAGAATAAGGCTGAAGCTGACAAGGAAGCAGCTATAGCAATACAAGACTCTGAAGCTCAGATTAAGAAGGCTGAGGCTGAGAAAAATGCGTCTATAGGATACAACAATGCCCAGAAGGAGGTTGCTGTGTCAGTATCAGAACTACAGATTATCAAAGCTCAATCAGAAAAGAAGGCCGGAGAAGAAAAAGTTAAATCGGAAGCGGCTGTAAAAACGGCAAAAGAGCTTGCTGATAAAGAAGTGGAAGAAGCTAAGGCTAAGAAAGTTCAGGCTGCGCTTAAGGCTGAAAAGATTGTGCCGGCTGAAACCCAGAAGGAAGAGGCTATCTTACAAGCTGATGCCGAGGCCGAGAAGATCAAACGCCGGGCTGAGGCTGAGGCAGCAGCACATTTGGCAAAAGCTGAGGCAGAGGCAAAAGCTATTCAGATGAAGCTGGAGGCAGAAGCCGAAGGTAAGAAAAAGTCGTTAATGGCAGAAGCCGACGGATTTAAGGCTATGGTGGAAGCAGCAGAATCCAATCCCCAGATCGCCATCCAGTACAAGATGGTTAATCAGTGGAAAGAAATTGCTGGAGAACAGGTTAAGGCGTTCGAGCACATCAATCTCGGAAATATCACGGTATTTGACGGTGGTCAAAACAGCACCGGTAATTTCCTTAACAATGTTGTTAAGGCCGTTGCTCCAGCGCTGGGAGTCATTGATCAGCTTCCGATTGCAGATACTTTAAAGAAGTTAAAAGGAGATGACAAAAAATAAATACAATGGCCCAAGGTTACACTTGGGCCTAATTGAAGAAATAAAAGCAGCATTTATAGATTTTATTCCAGCAGAAATAGTGATTTTTAGTGCTTTATTGATTAATATGTTTTTAATATGGATTTTGGGCAAGATTTAGAACCAGAAGAACTGACAGGACATTATGATCAGTGTTATGGAATTGATTTTGAAACAGAAGAAGAGGAGGATGAAGAATATGACTGACGAAGAATTTGCATTGGATAATAAGAAAAAGGTTGTTGTAAGAAAAAGAATATCTTATTTAAACAAAGGGGATAAAGTATGGATCGTGTCTTCCGACGGGTATCTGCTACACACGGACGTAGTTAGAGCCGAACGCGGACGGTCTTATGTGGATATAGACGGCATCCTGTATTGGAAGCGAGGATTAGATGGCAAGCATCGTAATCGTAATAACTACATGCAGTTTGCCATGACACCAGAAGACGGTAAGAAGTATGTCGTATATTACCCGGAAGGATTTAAAGACAATGACTTATGATGGTCCCGGAAACGCATTTGCTATATAAGGAGTTTAATGGCGTGAAACGTCTTGCCATTTCCTATTCCCAGATAGATACGTTTCTTACTTGTCCAATGAAATGGTATAAGACTTATGTGGAAGGTAAAAGATCTACGGAAAAACAAGAAGCTACGTCTTATGGTACGGTTATTCATAAGACACTGGAATACTTCTTCAAGAACGGAAGACAGCCTTCTGGTAAAGACCTTGGAGAAGCGATAAGTTACTATGCTTACCAAGAAGACATACCTTGGCAATCACCGGAAAATATGATGATAGCCATGAAGCAATCCGGGGAGCTTCTTGCTTGGATTGTGGATCTATTTAAAAAAGACGGCAATAGGTTTATGATAGCTGATAGTGATCTTAATCCCTGCGAGAAACTTATCAGGCACGGCGCCATAGTTGGAGTCGAAGAAGATTTTGTGCTGCCGTACCGTCTTCCTAAGCCTGTTGATATAAATGGGGTAATTCATACCCATGTGTACATAGTAGGATCAGTGGATCTTCATCTGGCTATAAAAAGCAAGAACGTAGTTCACCATTATGTCATAGATTGGAAATCAGGGAATAAGGTTTTTGACTCTAAGAAGCTGGAAACGAATTTACAGCATCCTATATATTCATTTTACATCTATAGAAAATATGGTGGAGTTCTGCCAGATATGAACATCTATTTCTTTACCAGAACCAGGCAGTACCAAAAGGTTAAGGTAAATGAAGAGCGTAAAACAAAATCTATAGAAATGCTAAATGACACTTTATCTAAAATGTATGATTTTGAAGATAATAGTGTAAAAACATTTCAGGCATACATCCAGGGAGCAGAAGGAGCCAGATATAGCAAGCGGCGTGCCACCCTAAGCCAACCTGTTTCGCAAAACAAGCTACCCTGCCCGTCGGCACTGTGTTATTATTGTGACTTTGGATTACATAACAAAAACGAATGCCCTTTCTCTTCGGATTGGGATCCGTCTAAAAAGATAAAGCGATGAAATACGAGGATGTTCAAAAGTTAAGAACAAAATACCGGCAAGATCCGGAAGTTATAAACGTAGAATACATGAGAGATGTTGCTGTAAGATGCGGGAATTTCAAGAAAGCGTTTGAGCTTCAGGAAAGACTGGAGGATATATGGTTTAACTACTTAAAGGGAGTCCAATGAAAGAAGATCTAACATGTGGAGTAGCGATCCTTTTGTATTTAGTTTTATTATACTTACTCACGACAGCTTTCATAAAAACAGGTAGAGCAGTAGATCGTTATAAGATGAAGAAGAAAACTGACAAAATCAAAGTAGGTCAAAGATACGAACATAAGAGCTACTTTGATGATCCATTTGAAAGAGGCAAGCATGTGATTAAGATATTAGACATAAAAGAAGGGTACGCTCTATATGAGTACGAAGAAAAACTATATATACGTTCTTCTGTGAGTCTTGAAGATATTGCTAAAATATATGTTTTAATTACTGATATAAAATAAGGGATTATGGAAAAGAAAGTTACAATCAAAGAAGGAATGGATATTTTTTACAAAAATGCAGGGAAAGGTATATGGGTCTATATTGGACTTTTTGGAAATAAAGTACTATCCATTTTAAAAAACAAAGGTGTTATTGCATGCGAAAACGATGCTGAATATTGCGTGTTGATGGATGGAGAAGATCATTTTATAAGTATAGCAAAAGACATGAGTCACGACTATTGTTGTGAGTACGTTGTAGAAAGAGCAGAAGCCTACAGAGACTACCCCTCCAAAGGTGCTACGTGCAGTGTATGCCTGTTTGAAGATAATGAGAATAAAGCAAGGGAGATGTTGAAAGAGGCGATAATAGAACTTTCAAAAAATAATATAATAGATTGTGATGGGCTTTGAACTTAGACCTTACCAGAAAGAGGCAGTAGATGCCGGGCTTAAGTTTCTTACAGGAAGATCTAAGAAGCCTGGCATAATCGTAGCTCCATGCGGATGTCATGCAAAAGGATACGGAATACTCATGTATGACGGGACAATAAAGAAAGTGGAGGATATTGTAGTTGGAGATAGGGTAATGGGTGATGATGGAACCCCAAGAACTGTCCTGGAATTGCATAATGGAATAGATGACATGTATGAAATAAGACCTTTAAAAGGGAAGCCTTTTATCGTGAATAAAGGCCATATAATGTCAATGTATAGATTAAAAGATAAACGAAAAGATGGTCCATCTATAGAAGAAGTAAGCATCGGGGAGTATATAAAATTTGCTCCTTATCATAAGACGATTCTTAAGCTTAGAAGACCAAACGGTTTCGATTTTGAGGAATCTAAAAAGAATATGCCGTTAGATCCTTATTTTTTGGGATTGTGCCTTGGAGATGGCAGTATCACCTCCAGTCTTAGCATAACTACTCAACGACAAGAAATAGTAGAATATTTATATTCGTTTGTTAAGCAGTACAATATGTATATAAGAGTAGCAGAGAAGAAAGGAACTAACAATAAGTCAAAATCTTATTTTTTATCAAAAGGATGTGGAAGAGGTGGGAACCCTATAATAAATGCTATTAAAGATATAGGATTATACAATAGAAAATCTGGTGATAAATTTATACCAATACAATATCTTACATCAAATAAAGAAAACAGATATAAACTATTAGCTGGATTTCTTGACACAGATGCTTATTATAATAAATCAGGAAAAGGGTATGAGTATTGCAGTAAATCTGAAACAATGATGAAACAATTTGTTTTATTGTGTAGAAGTTTAGGATTGTTATGTTCAGGATACTCATGTAAACTTGTTGATGGTGTAAAATATTATAGAACTGGAATATATGGAAATTTAGAGAATATACCCGTAAGGGTTGGTATAAGAAAAGGAGCCAATAGGATAATAAATAAAAATCCATATGTTGTTGGCTTCAAGGTAGAATATGTAGGAAAAGGAGAATATTATGGTTTTACAACAGATGGGAATCATTTATATTTGGATGAGCAATGCTTTATTCATCATAATTCGGGAAAATCTTTAATAATATCCAAGATAGCACATGAAATAAATAGACCGACATTAGTATTACAGCCCTCAAAAGAGATTCTGGAGCAGAATTATGCAAAGGCCGTATCATTCGGTTCTAAACCTACTATATATTCTGCTTCATGTGGTATAAAGGAACTATCGGCTATGACTTATGCTACACTTAAAAGCATAAAGAAAGACGTAGCAAGGTTGAAAGATATAGGGATAGACACCTTATTGGTGGACGAATGCCACTCGGGGTATTCCCCGGAGGAAGGTTCTGAATTTATGGAGTTTATGAGCGAGTTTCCCGAGGCGAAGGTACTGGGCTTCACCGCCACTCCCTGCCGCCTCCGAACCTACAGTTCCATGCTGGAAGGAAATTATAGCAAGCTCAATATGCTGACGAAAGACGAGCATAACTTCTTCAAGAAAATAGTTCATGTGACTCAAATACAAGAACTAACCTCTCAAGGGTTTTGGTGTCCACTTAAGTACGAACGATGGTCGTTTGATGAATCGGCTCTGATGTTAAACAGTACCGGAGCCGAATACACCAACGAATCTATTAAAGAAAGTATTGTACGAAACGGCTTAAACAACTCTATCTACAAGCGCCTTCTTCAACTTATGAACGAGCGTAAAGCCATTTTGGTTTGCATGGATTCTATCGAATCATGTAATAGAATATCAGAGTTCATGAATGCCAGGATGGGAGCCATAACCGGTGTCGTAACATCGCTAACAACCAAAAAGAAAAGAGAGCAAATCATATCCGATTTCAAAGAAGGTAAGTTGAAGGTGGTTTTTAATTATTCAACGCTTGCTACCGGATTTGATTTTCCTGAACTTGATTGTGTGATGTTTGGTCGACCAACTTTCTCATATTCAACTTATTACCAAATATTAGGCCGCGCCGTCCGCATCCATCCTGACAAGAAAGAGGCGCTGATAGTTGATTGCTGCGACAACATGAGACGCTTTGGTCGGATAGAAGACCTGACAATCGAGCAATTCCCTTCTAAGGGCTGGTGTATGTTTGCCGGCGATCAACTTTTGTCTAATATAAGGATGGGTGATATTATTACCAAAGACGAGATCCTTCGTCGGGCAGCCTCGCTTAAATCTGTGAATAGAGATGGTAGGAGAGAAGACGATCTTGACAGCATAATAATGTGGTTTGGAAAATATGAAGGAATTAGATTCAAGGACATACCAGTGTCGTATTTTAGGTTCTTGGCTGAGAATATGGCAGTAAAACCAGGAGACAGGAAAGAAAAGATTATCGAATATTATAATAGAATAAAAGCATGAACAGCAAAAGACGTAAGAAAATAGAGGATATTATTTCCAATTTGGAAAAGCATAAAACAGATCTTGAGTTTATCAAATCAAAGCTGTCAGAGGTTAGGCATAATCTGGATTCAGCCAAGGATGATGTTGATATGATTTTAGACGAAGAGACGGAAGCAAGAGATAATACGCCGGAGCCGTTACAAGATACAGAAAGATATTATCAATCAGATGAGGCTGTAGCTAATATGGAGGCGGTTGTTGATGATATAGAAAGTATTGTAGGGGATTTAGAGAATGCGGTTTCAACCATTGATGATAAAATCAATGACATAGAAACTGGTATTATAGGGAATTTAGAGGCAGCCATAGGCGCATAACGTAAAAATATAATCATAAAATTTAACACAATATATTTGTATAGATATAATACGATACATATTTTTGTATCGTATTATTTTTTATGTGTTATATTTTATGAAAACAAATGTTACAATGGTATCAAAAGACCGAGAATTATTTGGCGTAATAATTAAGCAGGACACTAAAACTTCGTTTATGTCCTTAACAGACCTTCAGGAAGCCTATACGAAGAAGAGGGTTGAGATGGGGTGGAATGAAAAGAGAATAGAGAATATCCTATCTAATAAGGAGAGTGCGGAACGTGTTTACTATATCCTTGAAAAACAAGGATATAGGATAGAATCAGGATTTCCTGGTTTTATACAATCTGTTGAAAAAGAGTCACTTATAAAAGTGATGAAAAAAATGGGAGCTTATAAGACAATGGGTAGAGGAGAGAATAGGAGAACTATGTGTAATCCATATATATGGGTGCTTGTAGCTATGGAACTAAACCCTATGTTGTATGCTGAGGTTGTTACGTGGTTAACAGATAAGCTTATCTTAAACCGAATAGAGGCAGGTGATAAATACAATGTCTTGTCAAGAGCTATATCAAGATTTCCGGATGCCGATTACTCCAAGATGGCTAAAGGCTTAAATTGGATTGTATTTAATGAGCATGAAAGCATGATAAGAAATAGGGCTACACAGGAGCAGTTGAAAGAACTTGAAACCCTACAGTCTAATCTTGCATTCTGCATAGAGATGGGAACCATCTCTTCTTTCTCTAATTTAATGAACATGATGAGATCTATATATGTAAAGAAATGGGGAGAAGAGGCTGTAACTTCTAAAAACGTAAAATAATATGGGAGTAAAAGAAATAAGAGAACTACTTAGACTCTACAATCTCGAACATAGTGTCGTCCAGAACAAAAACTCTGGGCGGTATTCTATTATTCTCCATAACAACATCATAGGAACGAACGTAGATGGAGAGAAGGTAGTTGTGTTCAGAACCATTCCGGATGGAAGCAATACGTTCTCTATGGAGCGAAATAGATTCTATGAGGGGTTTGTAGAGGCTTTTGATGACGATAAGGCGATTGAAGCCGTAAGACAGTATTTTGAGAAAAACAGAAATGATAGGGTATAAGACGAAGATGGATTATATTACTATCGAAATGAGGTAAAACAACGATAAAGCAATGGAAAAGATGGATGATAATACTAAAAATATCCTTTATCCAAAAGGATCTATTTTTCGCATATTAAAAGATGATATAATCAGTGCCGAATTTAAAATCGTCAAAGGAGCTATAGCGGAGGCAGTATCAGACATAGAAGTAAATGATAAATATGCTGAGGTTTGTTGCAATGGGGAGACGTTCGTCATAGAAACGGATATTATGGATATTATTCTTACCAAAGACCCCATAGAAAACAAATCGGTGAAAAATGACATCATTGACGACAAACTACGATGGGATTTGCTTCCAATGGAAGAGATTGAGGACATTGTAAGAGTCTATCATGCTGGTGCAAAGAAGTACGGACCCAATAAATGGCAGAACCTTGACAACGGGTTTGAACGGTATCGTGCTGCGGCTGCCAGACACCTAATGGAATACATGAAAGGGGAAAGAGTGGATTCCGATACAGGATGTTTTCATCTTGCACAATGTGCATGGAATTGTATAGCTATGCTGTGGTATGATAAGCACGGGAAAGGATTAATACCATTAAATAAGGAGGAAAAGAAATGACAAAAGAACAAATGATTCAACTGTTAGACACAGAGCTTGATGCAATGAACAAACATAGAAGTAATATTGAAAGAATTAAAAAGGAATATTTCGATTCTGTTTATGGATTCAAGAAGGGAGATAAGGTAAGCGTTCTTTACAAACGTTCGAAAGAACCTCTTGTTGGTTTCTTCAAGAGCATTCAAATCATGAGTACTAGAACAGTTATATTTACAATCCAGGAAGTTAATAAAGAAGGAAGACCTGGAAGAGGATCTTATTTGGTGTATGAAGGCGATTTAAGCGAAATCAAAAAAGTAGAATAACATGATTAGAGCAAGATTTTACATTAGAAAGGATGACTGTGACAATGATTACCGTCCAGTCAAATGGCCCATAAAATATCCGTATTGGTGTAGTGCAGAATCCAGTAATTCATTTGTATTGGTGGCGTATGCTGAAGATGAAGACAGCATAAAAGAACTGTGGCCGGAGGCGTATGATATTAATGTCTTAGAGAAAGATACCGAAATTAGATTCACATTAAGATTCCCTAAGCCGGAATGGTATGAATTGTACGAAAGGGAATTAGAAGAATGTGATAGATTTATATGGGTTACGGATGCGTGCCTGAGAGACGGTATAATAAGAAAAGTAAAAGCTAAAATAGAAGAGTATGGTGGTCTTTTGTTAGCCGACATCCCTGATAGGTTCACTCCTTATGAAATAGGAATGGATGCTTTTGAGAGCAAAGAAGAAGCTTTAAAACATGCAGAGGAACGGAGAGCGCACCTGATCGAATCTATTAAGAAACAATTGAATAAACTTGAAAATCTAAAATTTGAATGCGATGATTAATTACGCAGCAAAAGCCAGAAAAGCTTATTTGATAAATAATTTCGATAAGATTCTTAACAGTCTTAACACGCTTCATTCAACGGTTGAGACCATGACATTGTTCGTAAACGACCAGGCTTATAATTACATTCTTAAGCTAAAGGAGGTAATTAAAACCAGTCCTATGTATAAGCACAATATCAAGCGTCTTTTAAATGACATGGACAAAGAGATAAAGAGGTACAATGCTTCTATCTACTACATAAATAAAGAACGTAGTGAGGTTATAGCTGATATAACACAAGCGATGGAAGATTGCCTCATGCCATACATAGACGACCTGGCCGGCGCTATAAGGGCAGCCGTGTGGTCGAAGGGCGTGTCCGAGGAGCGGACGGAGGTGGCGGTACTGTCCCTAATCGTATCCTCCTTGGCCACGACATCAGGCAGACTTATTTCAGGTGGATATCAGATTATGAAAGAAATGGGTGGAGGCTGGGGTGGTAATCCATTTACGTTTATGAGCATTGATAAGATAAGACACTTATCTACATCATTATCTGATGCTATTACCGGTGGAGAGATTGCTCTTGAAGAAAAAGAAGCCAATGACATAACTAAGGCAATGGATGTTTTTATTGAGAAAATGTCTGATTCGGATATTGTTGATAAGGTGATCAGCATACTCGAAGAGGCAGAATCTAAAAATAAAGAGGAGCGATCGTGAATTATTTGGATGGGTATGTAGAAGAAGTTCTTTCTGAGCCGTACTATGACGATTATGGCTCTGGGGTTTTTAGGTGGTGGGTGAAAGTGTCTTACGTTTGTGAAGGAATAGGAGCTGTCACTACCTTAATGTTTGATACGAGAGAAGAAGCGGAAGCTGTAAAAACAGGTTATAAATTTTTATGTTGAAAATAATATGAGGTATTTTATTTTATTGATGGCACTTGTGTTATCATCATGTTCGCATGATGATCAGGTTAATAACGGATGGGTTATATATGATCTATGTCCTTTAGAAGATGGATGTATAATGTATTATGGTAAAGACGAAAGAATTTCAATATTTTATAATAATAGGCTTATAAAATTCGTTGGATACCAAGGGGAATACAATATCGGAGATTCTATTAAGATCGTAAAAGTGAAATAATATGGAAAAGAATTTAAAACTCGTATGTCCAAAATGTGGCACCCCTCACCAGCCTCATTCTCCGCACACGATGGATGCAGATGGATTTGAAAGGTGTGAGATAAGAACTGTTATGGAAGACAGGGGGTGGTGCTACGAATGCTCTTTTTGGCAAAATATGTACGACAAACACAAAGACGATCCGGGATGGGTTAGGATAGACGGTGAAAGCTGGGTGCTTAAGCCTATGGTGGAAAACGTACCGAGCGGATGGAACAGCCTTGGATGTGGTGGAAGAAAGATGTATATCAATATCGAAGGGAAAGGCATTGTTGTATCAAATAACTGCTGGTGCCAAGGTGATGTTTCGGACGCATTCAAGGATCTTATGCCTGATAATGCTACTTGGGCTACGAAGGAGGAATTTGACAAAGCTCCTGTAGTAGGATATATTGTAGAAGGTATTGGTTTAGTTTTCACAGATAGGGAAGGTCATGAAGTTAATGCTTAGAAACTTGTTTCATATTCCTCTTAGAATAGTTGAAAGGAAATTAACTAATGGGGAAGTAGAATATTGATGCCAATATCAAAACATTTTTGGGAAATGGAAAAACAGGATAAAATACGATATGTTTGGCATGTCGTGTTATGCTGTTTTTTATTCATTCGAAGATGCGTATGAATTTAATTATGGTAAGAACAAAGAAGAAAAGGTAAAGGTAGTGGATTCTTGTTACAAGAAAAGATGGTAACTACAATAATCCCCGGCCATACAATAGGTGTACGGTTGGGGATTATTGTAATATATGATTAATAACCGTCTTATCTTATACTAATACATTTTAGTACTATTTTTATATCTTTTATTATAATTCTACATAGGTGTCAATAGGAACAAAGCTGCCAACTGTACTTATCTTATATATTGAATGAATAAGGTAAGTACTTGGACTTAATTTCAGTTGAGGTACTTGATTGGCCCCTTCTGTAATAAAGAAATAATAAAAAACGTCTCCAATCGTAAACTGTAATATAATATCACCTGTTACCTGTCCTTCATTAAAGTAAGCCTGGATATATTGTCCAGAATTTGATATCGTACAATTTATAGGATTACCGCCCATCGTACATACCTTGCTATTATTAATTTCATCTAAAACATAGGAAGCCGCCATAGTTACTCCATTAAATCGGTATCTACAACCAAGAATAGGTGCAGGCTTTCGCCATGTGGTTGTAGGGGCCGAAATCGAACAAGCAAAAACAGGGATCTTGACGCCGGCAACTGTCTTAATATTTTCAAATCTTCTTCTCATAATTTCATAAAATTAATTCAGTAAAAGGGCGGACATAATGTGAACTACCCCTTGAACCTGTATCCAAATGATCTCCTTGGATGTTTATATCATAATACCACGAATAGGTAAATTTTGTATTTCGAGTGGATGTCCACATTCTATTACTCATTATCGTACCTCCTACCATTAAAAAGCATTCATTTATTTCATTAGCATACAATGATATCAAAAAAACTCTCCGGCGCCACCTACATATCCATTTTGACCATTTTTAAATAAATAGCTATTAGCTTTATTAAAAGCGTAATCTGTATTACTGGTATCATATTCAAGATACGCATTCTGATTTTCACGCCCCCAATAATCCTTTTTAATAGTTCCAATATGAGAACTATCTTGTGCAAATATATTGTCTATTTCTCCATCCTTACCCCAACGAGATGTGCCAATATATTCGGTGGCTATAACAAAACACACTTTATCTACAAGAGCTATTCCATTGCATAGATCATTGGAATATCCTTTATTAGACCAATTTTCTTTTGTATATAATCCTCCATCTACATGTTGGATGTATATGCCTTTATTGATTATAAGCGAGGGATTTACCCCCATCCCTATTTGAAATCTTCGTTTCATGATTTTTGTTTGCAAGATAGCAATAATTGACAACATAAAAGAAACCGGTTCCCTATCATCTCTTTCAGAAAAAATTTAACCCACATAATCTTTCAAGTAAGAACAAAAAACGTACAATCTACTCTTTGACAATGCTAAGATAGTATATTGGGGTCATATCAAAACAATGCAAGCCCAATATTCTTCGTCTATTTATAACTTACATCATCATCCCCTTCCGAATCAGGGGTGGCGCCGATGAAGAACATCATTGACTTATTGTTCGTCTGCTGCCACCAATTATAGGCGCGCGCTACGTCTTCCGGCGTCTTGATATTATACCATTGTTTGATAAACGTCTGTTTGGCGAGTTGCCTAAATAACTTAGACTCTCCTTTGTATGTACCTGACGTCACCTTATCAAGTGAGTAGTTCCTAAGATCGGTAAGATCCTTAAGTTTCCGTCCCATAACAAATGGGTCGTTAATGATATCAACCACGTTAAGCTCCATAATAAATGGCATCTGTGAAGCTATTTCGTTTATGGTTCTGAATCCGACGTAGGATCCGAATTGAGTAAGCCAACTTTCCTCGTTTTCATCATCATCACGCCACCCGGCAAGAAGCATAGATACGGCTTGCATGATAAGGAACGTGCCGGCATAGACACTGAGACGTTTTAGATTGGTTTTCTCTACCTCATTCATATTGTCTTTATTTTCGTTCCAAGCATCTATGATGTTTTTCATACCAGACTCGGAAGCTAAGCTAAATGTTTTGGCTATCATATTCTTTAACGTAATTGACAGTCCTTCCTCTTCTTGCATTGTCTGGAAATTGAAGCCACGTCTTTTCCACAGACGTTGAGCCGCCAGCACCAACCATCCTCGGTGGGCGGTCATGAACCTGGCTATCCAGTTGCGTGATGCGGCAGTCCGATTTTCTTCATTCAAAGATCCGTTACATATCTGCGACAAGCTGCGAACTTGATTTCGAGTTATAGCCATCTGGGTTTCGACTTCCTCGGCAGTAACACCCGATCCAGGTTTTACGACCACCTTCCCATCCACAACATCTACCATACTCCATAAAGTACGATCTTTTAATGCATTCCATTCTCTTTTTATGGTACTCTGTTCTTTATTTCGTTCTTTTTCCATCTTGAAATCTTGGAACGTGTAGAACCGGCCTTTATAGTATCGCACGTTATCCATAGTGGCAATCATAACCTGCGGGTCAAGAGGGTAGTTCAGGATTTCCATAAAAGCATACATCGGTGAACGCATTAAGGTCCTGGCCACTCTATTGTATCCGGCACCATACATACGATTTCGGATATTGAATATCCCCATTCTCTCACCTATGACATATAATTTGCTTTTCCTATCTATGTCTCCGGTTTCTGCTATACAAGATGGCGCAAGGCGTGAAAACTCAGCCGATGCGTATTTAAGGGAGTCTTTGCTTATATACTGTCCTACAGCTGATTCCATGATGAGGTTGATATGGCCGGTAAGGGCGCCGGTAGCTGCCACAAACGGGGACAGCGCCAGGTTCATGACCGACATAAATCTTTCAACGGCCATCATAATTCTTGTAAGGTCTACCGTATATCCTCCGATGTTCACCGTAAGTTTTTTGGTGTTCATCCTAATGCCATAATAATGATCGTTGAAGAAGTCCCTGAACATCTGATATGCTTGGGTTGCTTCAGCCTTCTTACCGCCTTCAAATTGTTTATTCAGTAACATCTGCTCCAGTCCTTGGGCAAGCTCTATAGACTTCTGCTTTTCGTTGTATAACGATGACTGCATCATAAGCATCGAATAAGAGTAGCCAAAATCGTGAGATACGTCATCTTGGTTCTCTAATTCATATATGTAGTATTTAGGTATGGACCGAACCCTATCTTCCGGATCATATACCTCACCCTGGCGTGTTTTACCATACAGGGAGTCATCTACGCGGTCAAGACATAAGTCGGATACGAAGTTCCTGACCGTACTTTTAAGGCTGATACCTAACCCTTCTATACGTTCTATATCTTGTTTGGATATCTGTGGAATAGCATACAGATTAGGGCTCTGCTCTTTATATAGATCAAGGGATTGTCTTTTTATTTCCTTGAGTTTTTGAATCATATTCCATTGCTCTACGTTTTTAGTAGCGACCTCATTACCATCAGCATCATACTTAATGCCGAAGTCGTTGAAATACGATTCATCACGATACAGGCTCTTCTTGGGCATACGATGACCATACCCATGATCTTTTACATAATCAGGGTTACGATCGCTATTTTCGGCCTCAGATTCAGCCACCCACGCTCTTGCAGGGTCGAAAGACAGGTATGATATGTCCATACCATAATCTTGTGTGGAAGTCCCATTCTGTACGTCCTTAACCATCTGCGCCACATCTATCTCACCTCGACCTATTTTGTCGATCATAGCCGCATATCCGGTAGGCGCCATGCGTTTATAGTACGAAAAGACCTGGCTCCTGGCAAATTCATTAACAATAGCATTGGCTTCTTCTATACCCTCTTCCCTTGTATTATTTAAAAATAAGCTGGCCATCTTAGCATTAACAGCATTCCTAAAATCTCTACCGTCTAATTCTTTGCTTATACCGAGCTTTTCTGACAGGTAGTTGGTTTCAGATACGGTAAACAGATATCGGTTATCAGCAGCCTTAAACAGCTTATCCCTTAAAGCCTGAATCCTTTTTGCTTTCTTCGCCGTAGTATGACGTTGTACGAACTTCCATTCCACTTCCTTAGAGTCAGCAAGAGCATTTAAATAAGACTGATTGACTTCGTTTTCAGCCTTACTGCTTTTAGTAAGGTATTTATCAATATCTTCAAGACCCACCATCTTAGCATAATCTATCAAAATAGCGTAATCGGCTTCAATAGCTTCGGATGCAGCCCTAAAAGCATCTCTTTCAGATGAGGTAAATGTCGCTTCATTGATTTCTCCGATGTCAGCCACGTCACGGTTGTTGCCGATTATTTCCTTGATAATGGCCTTATTTTTTTCTATATCTTTTACAATGGAATCCACGTCAGTCGCATCTCTATCACTTGTCGTAGAACTAATGATGTCTTGTGCCATTTTGAGATACGAAGCCTTGTTATTTGATTCGGTACGTGCCGACTGTTCCGATTCTATGTCATTCCAAAACCGATCGTTAAATGACAGGTGCCCTCCCAACATAAGTGTCTTCAGCGCAGCTTCTCCTCCTGACTCGATTTGAATCGTTCTCAATTTTTGTAAAAACGATTCTGATACGGCATTAGTGACATTATTTGATTCTTTTCTCCAAACTTCATTTATGGCTTGTATTTCTTTAGCCATCTTAAGCTGGTCTCCGGTTTTTTCAACACGTCTGGTACCAACATATATGTATTCCGAAGCTGCTTCCTTACGTTGTTTACGAAGCAGTCCTTCTTCTTCGTAGTTACTACTCTTATAGTAAGCAACCTCATCAAAATTACCACCGCTATCAATAAAAGGCTGCCTCAATATCCGTTTTTGCCGGGAAAGAGCATTAAGATACTCTTTAGTTGTTTGAGAAACCGGATGCCCTAATTCTTCTTCGGCCTTTTTGTATATGGATTCCATTCTTGTGGCATAACTTTCACTAAATTCCAGTTCCGAATTTTCAGCATCCCACTTTTCCATCTGCTCCGTATAGATCTTTTCCTGCTCGATGGTAAAAATATCGGTATTAACCCTGTCAGACGATGGTTTAAATTTAGCGTTTTCAGTAACCGTATTTCCGTCCTTGTCAACTACTTCTCTTTTAAATACGTAATTACGATTATTGTCAACCACATCATTGATTTCTTCTTCTGATATTTCTATGTTCATAGCAGTAGCAAACGCACGCATCTGTGCCAACTTCTTATTACGATCATATTTAGCCATATCAAGAGCACTACGAAGGTAATTAGAAGTTTTGCCGTCTACTTTCTGAAGCAGTTTTTCAAATTCAGATTTGTTAAAACCATGCTTTTTAGCATATGCCAGGAAGTCGGATATGGCGGGCTGGGCATTCACCATCGCATTGTAATTGTCTTTGGCAATCATAGCTCCAAGAGCGTTATTGAACGGACTGGAAGAATGCTCTAATATACCGAACCACCTACTTATCCAAGAAACATCGTGTTGAACCTTGTCAAAAAATTCTTTTACTCTCTTTACCTTATCTGCCGGCACATGAAGTTCGTTCATTAACTTATCAAGCAACGTACTTTCATCAAGGTCTTGTACTGATTTAATATCAGACTGAATACCATTGATGTCGGCAATGACGGTATTGATCCTATTTGTATAATCCTGCTTTTCACGTTCATCAAATTCGGTACTTCTGTTACGGATATATCCTCGAAGATCGTTCATGATCGGAAGAACCTGATTGTTGATAATATCTACGTTCTTTCGATCATTGGTATTGAAGTGAAGCTTACCGTCTTTGGTATCACCATGAAGGATGGTGTTCACCACATTACTTAAGTATCTGACCTGAGCTTCGGCTGTGGAGATCATGCTGTTCATGGCAGCCGCCATCTCATTCTTGTCTATTTCGGTCTCTACTTTATTTATCTTATCTTCTATGGTCTTAAGCTGCGCAAGGGTCATAGACGTAGTTACAGCCCTATCAGAGCTTATCTGACGTAAGTCTCTTAATGTTTTCCTTAATGCCCGGATTTTAGACTCAAGAAACTTGTTCTTGTTCATAGAAGAAAGGGAATATAATGTAAAGTCATTATCCTTTAACAGAGAGGTATCAAATCCTTTATCTATGTCAGTAATGGCAAGATCACGAATGTTTTTAATAACGTTATTCAAATCTTGTCTTTGAGTAGATAAAGCTGATTTAAGCCAACTTACTATTCCAGAGAGAAGCTGCCGGACGCGCCCCAGGAAGGAGGTGGGCTCTACCGGCGCCTGTGCTGTTCCGGTCTGCATCTCCCTGGCGAGGATCTTTCCAAGAATTTCTCTCCTAACCGCATTATCAAGCTCAGCTCCCTCATATACCTTACCGTATGTATTATAATACTGACCTGCATACTGGTTCCACTCCTCTGTGCCTTCTACGTCTTGCAAAACATCCTCAACAGCATTCTGATCTCTGTATGCCTCTACAAGGAAGTGGGATGTTTCTTCTACTAAATCAGATAAAGTAGCATCTTCACCAACTGCTATTACGTTATTGGCAATATCCGCCAATGCCTTAGCAGAAGGTTCGTGCCCGTATTTGGTTTGGTACTTCTCTATATAGTCGGTCATACCTATGACACTAACGCCCAGCGTTTTTAATATCTCTACAATAGAATTTCGTTGGTCACGTTCCTGCCTGCTATAATCCGATACGATCTTAGCTTTAGCATCAGCATAAAGATCGTTGTCTTCTAATATGAATGAAACTACAAGCGCATCAAAATGATCGTACTTAGCATCCAATTCATTGTATCTTCCTGACTTGAGATCGTTCTTTATCTGCTCCTTGCTAACCCTCTCCGTTCCTCCGGTAGCGAGCCTCATAGTTACCTTACTATTATCCAACGAGCTTATGGTTATCATACCTTGGTCGTTCATGGAAACATCGGAACCAAAATGATTACGGAGCTCGGTGTAGGATAATGCTGAATTGAAAAGTCTAATTTGTCCTGTATGTCCTTCTCCTGTAAGATAATAGCTCCTTGTTTCAGGATCGAATATCTTGGATCCGGACAAAAGACCTTTCTTTATAAGGTAGTTAATTATCCCGCCTTTCGTTGATAAAGAAGTAGAAGCAGAAGCGGTCATGACCGGTATAAAAGACTTGGGATTATTAAGAACATACTTTCCAGCCTTGTAAGTAATGTCTGCCACGCCATCCACGGTAGATTCTTGAACGGTGCCGGATAAGAATCCTATTCTAATATCATTCCCGCCAGAGCGAAGAGCTTCTCCGTAATCTTCAAATAATTGACTACGATCGTTCATGAAAAACAAACGAGGCTCTCCGGTCTGATACGTTACACCCACAGGATTAGAATCTGTCTGTGGTAACTCTTCTGGGCTAAATATCTTAAGACCGTCTTTTATAACCATATAATTAACACCCTTATCCTGTACCATAGATACGGGGGTGAAGTCCGAAGATATAGTATCTTGTAGATACTGACCGGCGTCTATTCCAGGTCCTTCCGGTACGGAAATACTTGACGGAACCATAGCATCCACCAACATAATATTATCACCCAGATCTTGGCTGTAGAATCCAAAGCCCGATTCTCGGATTTCATAAGGTGCATCTGATTTTGACACAAGAACAGGATTACTCATCTTAGAAGCCTTATCCAGCACCCTTTCTCTATAGGCTTCCGGAATAAGATCGATGTTGGATTTTACCTTATTATAAGCCGGTTTGTTGATAGGCACTCTCTTTCTCCAGTCGCCAAAAGCCTTTAAGAACTTATTAGAAAATACGGTTTTAAAAACAGTAGTAGCCCGCTCCCTATTTTCCATAAGAGGAATAGATGCTATTTTATCAAACAACATAGACCTGTCCCCTGATCTGGTAGAGACAGAAACAACTTTCTTTTTATTATCTCTTTTAATAATACACGTTGACGCCATAAGAATTTATTTTGTTTTGACACAAAGGTAATTAAAAATCAGGCACATGATAAAAACAAAGCCGTCTAACTTCCCAGTCTGACGGCTTAATATACATATGAAAAAATAATTATAATCTGACGTAAATCGTCAAGTTACGCTTACGCATTATATTTGTACCCATTTCTATGAATAAACCTTCCTGATTCGAACCTTTCCACATCATCCGGTCCAATAGGTCCGCAGTCTTCCCTCCTTGCCTCATACCACAGCCCCGGCTTACGGAGCCGGCAGGTTATGACGTATTTAAAGCAGTTGTGAGTAAAATGGAATACGGAGCCTACTGGGAAATACCTGGTAGTTTGAAACACTATTCTTTTTCGTTTAGTATCAAACACTATATCTCCTACTACCTTAGTCACGTAATAGCTTATGCCATTTAACGTTTCATCTGTTTGTGGTATCCAATAATAACCTTTTGCCATGCCACAAATATACGAAAAAGTCGGATAACTCACGTACCCGACTTCATTATTTGTTTAAACATACCAATTCCGTTTATTACAATATGACCGCTTCGCATACGACCATTATTATGATTGTGTAGAAAATTGAAACCACTTTCTTTTTCCTGTCTTTCAAAAGAACTAATATCCTTTCCTCTACGAGCTCTTCCAAAAGCTTTCTTGAACAACTTGCCTCTAAAGGTCTTGACGAGGATCTTGGTAGCGTTATTGCCGGCTTTTACCATTGTTTTCCTTGTCTGGTCCTCCGAGACAAAACTGCTTCGGAAAACATACGATGCTGCTGCTTGTATATCTTGTTTAGTCATCATATGCCAAACATTCCTTTCAGAATACTGATCTTTATTCCGTATATCAATTTCATCTCATCTCTATCATATACGCCAAAAAAGGATTCACTGGGATCCTTTGGATTTACGCTCAGTTGAATTATACAATTGTAAAGATAGACCTTAAGTTCATAATTATCAGAGTATCTATCCCGTATGGTTTCAAATGTCTTAATTAATTCTTCAACAAGTACTCTGCTGAATGAAAAAGGTTCTCTACAATTACCTTTAAATATGATATGATTTAAATCATTGGTATTATCAAATTCGTACTCTACCCGACTGTCGTCCATCATATCATAAGTGATTGACTTTTTGATTTTAAACCCCATGTTGTTTTGTTTTTTAGTTAATATAGATCTTCTGAATACAATTGTTCTCTAATGGCACTCCTATCTACTACCATTTCCTGATTATTGCTCTTAACAAGAGCAGATGCCTCCTCTCTTGTTAGAAACCGATTCTTGCTTGTCAAAAATCCTTGAACACTGCGGTTTTTATGGGCTATTCCGTATGCCGCAAGTTGCGATATTATGGAACAGTGTCTCAATCCACAAAATACGGTTCCAGATGGTATATTTACTGGACCGTGAGGCTTGTTCTTGTGATCTTGAACCCATATAGCTGCACATACAACAATTTCCTTATCACACATAATTTACATATTTAAAATACCGTTTTTACCAATATGCTTCTTTTCTTCTTCAGTAGGCCATTCTTTCTTGAACTTACCATGCCACGTTCCAGGAACTACCACCACTTGGCCCCCTTACTATATTCAATAGCGGCACATTCAGAACAAAGAGGCTTGCCTTCATATCCCTTTAGCGACTTATCGTAAATACGATTCTTACAAGGTCTTATAAGAGCCCAGTAATATGATGTGGCTGTATTATCTATACAGCCACATTTTGAACAAACAAACAAACTCATCCCGCAATCTCCCAATCATTCGACATAATATCATGTTCGGTTGGATTCCAATTTGATGCTACTTTTTGACCTGTATCTACCATCAATATATTTACGTCAGATTCTACAATAAACATACAGATATACTTTTTACCCCAATCGATTCTTTTTATCTTACGACCTAATTTAAGCTGTTCTAAAGCCTGTTCGAATGTCATGCCACGACGAGGCAGTTTGAGATACTTTTCAAGTCTGTCGGCAGCTTCATTTGGTGTATGGCCATCGTATTCGAAAGCGGTTTCTCTTTCAGGAACATCAAACAAATCCCAGTATTTGCTTTCATAGTGATTAGATACCTGACCGGTAGGTAGGATCGCCATCACAATAAACCAATCATCAGAACCGAAGCATTTTTCTCCGTCGCTGTGTCTCCTTGATTTGCAAACTTCAACCTGTCCGCTTCTGGCTAATAGATTAAAGAAGGCAGCGTTATACAACATGCGATACCTATACAATTCATTGAAAGTGTGGTATCCGTCAGAGACTTCTCCCACGTCTACAGGCTTCTTGTTTTGAATACTACCCAAAATATTCTCTATATAGAGCTGTATTTTATACATACCCATTTCGGTGTGGCCGTATTTGTTCAAGATATTATTGACATCGTATTGTATATTAAAATCTTTTTCAAATTCTACTTCAGGATGATTAGGATAGAAGTAGTCCACTGATGCTTCTAACACTGACTTTACGTGTTCTATTATCCTCGCAACATCATCATGTTTAAAAAATGCTTAAATCTTTCAACGAATTTAATATCTTCGTTGATTGCTGATTCGAACTCTTCTTTTGTCATTACTCTAACCACATCTTTAAAATCTTTTAATTCCATGATTTGTTTTAAATTAATTGTTACTATACTTTCTTTATCCTACAATACAAACCCCACAAAAACTCAGCGGAGAAACTATCCCATACATTATTCTTCTGCCAAAGTTCTACTTTGTTAACAAACCAAGACCATATGGGACCCTCATATGAAGAATCAGATGATGATCCCAATCCGATTTTCTCCATTTCATTCGCCACATCAGAATAAGGATCTAAATCGACTCCCCTAATCATGTTAATAATATCATCCTTGTCTAACGTAAATTGAAACCGCTCCTTGTTAGTAGGCGGATCTTGATTCAATTTACCAGTCGCAAGCCATTCTCCATCATGATACAATTCGGCAAGTTTCTTTACCTTATTTTTAAGAAAAGAATACTCTTGTATAACTTCCATAAAGTCAGTTTCGTTAGCTTTACCCTCTATGAAGATAACGGTTTTGCTTCCAGGTCTATGATCGTCTAAGCTTGCCGGGATTCCTAATATCGTCCATCCTTTAAACTCAGCTATCTTAAAACGCATGACATCAAACACCTTATAGAAATCATCACAATCTACAGATTCTATTACCTTAATATCCTCTTCTGTGAATTTACCTCGTATTGGAATAACGTGATGACCAGGGCAGCCATCGGTTCCGAAATATGCGATTCTAACCATATTATATATAATATTTTAGTTGTTCTGAAATCCTATACTTACTTATATCATCGCACAGGTTACACCCTCCTGTACATCCACAAACCGAACAATACGAGTCTCTTTCTGCCTTCGATCTGGATTGAAAATCTCTTACGGCCTTAATCCATGTAGGAGAAACAATCTTACCGGAAAATACAGGTACATTTAAGATTAATATTTTCATGATTTTGGCAAAATATTTATATAACACGGTACCTCTACCACATCTCTTCTACGAAGTCCCTTATCAAAATAGGAAACCATATAAGTGTTTTTACCTTCGTGATCAGGTCTGGGATCAAAGCATTCAAAAACGAATCTTGTTCTACCTTCAAGATGACCAAACATGAAAACAAATTCACCACCGTATCTTTTACTAACTAACTCTTCTACGGTCATAATCTATCTCCTCCCAATCCTGAATTGATACTCACATACTTAACACGGACACCATTTCCACGTCCAAGCTGACCCCAGCCGGGCGATGGCGTTCCCTTGGCCGGAGCAGGGACAGCCCTAAGCCGAGACCAGTCCTGCTTTTGCCTCATGGCTTCAGCCTCTTTGTAATACCGGTTACACAGTTCTTGATCTTCGTAACCAATGTAATCTTCCTTATTTTCCATATAGAATAGTTTTTCAACAAATGTACGACATTCATAAATTAATTAGATTTAAAATAAAACAATATGAATTAAAATAAAAACCCGATACGTTAAAATCGCATCGGGCCTGGTATTGAAAAAAATAGATAGTGAGCTCTACCGTCAGATCCACCACGCGGGTCTGCATCGCCTGATACTGACCTGGCTGAGGAGGAAGATACCTGGGTTCGGATACGGCTACTACCTTTCCCAATTCGTATTTAGGTACTGTATTAGTATCAAGGGTATGTACCTGAAACCCTTTCTTCAAATCTGAAAACATGATCAAAATATTAGTTAGGTGAAAATAGGGTGATGATCTTCATCACCCTACTGAAATCATTTACCTGCTTTAACTTCAGACGCCTGGGCTGTTGTTGTCGGAACACAACAATCCATTAATCTTAACACGCCACGAACTTTATTGAAGTACAGAAGGCGTTCTGTGCCATTTACCATAGCAGCACCCGTGACAGCTACGTTAATAGGGTTCACGACATTCACTCCCGTAACAGGGCAACAGGTGTCGGCTCCTACTGTTGAAACTGTGCTGTTTGCCGGGACCGCAATCTGTACCGGTAGAGCACTTCCGGCTGTGGGGACTACTTGCCTTATCTTAAGAAGGATAAGACCCTCACACGGAAGGGCGATCCAGGCCCGTGGGTTAATACCGAAGACTGTATTTGTCGTACTGACAATAACATTCTTCGTAACCATCTCATACAACGATCCTATTTTAGAAACACAAGCCATATTAGCCTCCTTTCTTAATAAAATCAGACAGCAGCGTTGTTATTGCAACATCCGTTGTTACATCCGCATCCGTTATTACAGCAACCTCCTCCGAATACCTGTCCCCAAGTATAAGCCTGGTAAGGAGAACAAGAGGGGTAGGCCGGGACGGCCGTCGGGCGTAATTGACCAACGATATTCTGGGTTTGTTGCTGAGATAATGCCGAAGCTGTCAAAGCCGCTTTTTCTTCACGAAGTTGAGCAATAGTGTTCTGCATCTCCCTCATTTCCAACTGACAGAATTTGTCGTTGATCATAACGGTTTGGGCGTCAAGTTTCGCAGACAAGATATTGAATTGGCTTGTAGCTTGCTCACGATTGTTAGCCAGACCTTGGTTGAGACCGTTCTGCAAGATATTGGTTTGTTCCAACGTGCGAAGCTGGTTATCAAAACCTTGCTGAGTAATCATTCCCTGAGTCTGGCAAGTGCTTTGATTGATCAACGAACTCAAATTGCAGCAGCAAGAGCTGATTTGATTTCCTATTTCACAACCTTGTTGTTGAACTGCGTTGATAACAGCCTGAGAAGTCATACCTACCTGACCAGCTACTTTATCAATAGCACCCTGTACGTTGCAGATAGCGTTTTGAAGTTGAGTAGTAGAACAGTTCAAAGCAGAAGCAATCTGATCTATGGCGCTACGATTACCTTGAATTGCCTGCATCAAAAGTTCACGACCGTAATCGTTATTCAACTGAGCCGGCAAACCATTGGCACAACAATCACCGCCATTTCCAAAACCGTTACCGAAGCCGCGTCCACCCCACAGCCAGAACAAAACAATTATCCAGAGCCACCAACCGTTAGCCCCACCGAAACCGTCCTGGTTGTTACGACCGTTCATCAAAGCCGCCACCAGATTCGGATCCATTTTATTACCACCTATCAAATTAGCAAACATGCCGGGAATCATTGAAAGAAGACCGTTAGTGGCTGCACCACCACCGTTAGCCCCGGCTCCATCTAAAAGGACGATTTTATCACCACCCATAATTTTATAGTATTTAATTGTTAAACATACGTGCATGAAGCACGTAACAAAGTTCATGATTGTAAGGTGGAATATAGGTGTGTTTATTTCTTATAGAAGAGAAATATTTTCAGCAAAAACAGAAACAAAAAAGGTAGTGTTTTTTATTCTTTCAAAACACCACCTGTAAATAAACTTAAGCAAACTTGCCATATTTTAGAAACACATTTTTGAGTTTTCCTTTTATACCATTTAAGGTCACTTCATATCCGGAGCCTGTCATGTATATGGTTTGTTGATTGATTCTATCACCAGAATACTTATCTATGAAATAAGACCTATACACTCCATACCCTTTAACTACAACATTGCTATATAGCTCCCATTTGCCAAGACCGTTCCTAAACATGAATTTAGCTTCTTCAAGGAATGAGCGAAGATTCTTTTCAGCAATAATAACACCATTTTGCTCTAACTTCTTTGCAATATCACGAATCAGCCACATATTGTTATGGTCTACTTTCCTAAAAGACTCGGCAAATTCTACATCGGGCTTGTGTTCTTCTATTGTTTTCAAAGCTTGTTGCTTCTCTGCCTCTGCCTGCGACTTTTCGGCTATAGCTTTTTGAGCAGCTTCATATTGATCAGCCCAGGCTCTTGCTGCATCTGCCGGATTAGAAAAGTCAGGGACCAAAATTCCCTTTCCACCGGAACTTGTTTTATATTCTCCTGTTTTACGAATAGAAGGAAGAACCTCAGATGTTACCCATTTCTTAAATCTCTTAGCAGACTCTAATTTTGAAGATAATATAAGAGAATATAAACCAGATTCATTAATTATTCTTATACTATCTATATATCTGGTTTTCAATATAGATCGTTTTACGCCCCATTGATTATCAGATACTTGCAAAAGCATAGAATCATCATCATCTACATGTCTTTTTACCGCATCTTTAGCATTTATATATCCAAGAGATTTAGCCACATCTGACGCCACAAACCAAACATCTCCTTTTGGATCTACAATAATTCTAAGCTCTCCAAAATCCGAACTTTCAAAAACAGAAACTTTATCCATGATAAAAAAAAATAGGCCCAAAAGAGAATGTCAGATCCCACTATGACAAACCCTAATGAGCCAAAAATATCTTTCAACATCAAACAACCAGAGGTGGGATCTCGTTGTTCATTGTTTCTGGAGCAAAGATAGGAACAGGATTTTAAATAGCAAATATTTTAATACTTTTTAAATCAAACCAGGGCCCGCATCACTGCGAGCCCTGATCTCTAAACTAATACCATGAAAAACTTAAATCTAAAAACTAAAGAACACACAAATGTATGAAAATGTATGCTTTTCACAAAGAATCTGTATCCTGTTCTTTTGTGTGATTCAAGACATGGGATATAGTTCTGATACTTAATCCGGTTTGATTTTGTATCAGATTATAAATATAGGATTTTGAAACTACAGTTCTTAATTGACCTAAATCATTCATAATGTTTTTATACATAAGATGAATGCTGTTGTTACGTTTGATGGTACTGATTCTCATTTCCTACTGTTATTAGTTACGTTCGGTTCTTACTTTTTCCTTATTTCCATAATCCCTTCCTGAAACTAATATTGCAAACTTAATAAAAATAATTCATAAACAATGAAAATCTAACTTTTCTTGTATGTTATTGATATACGTACATATATGAGAAAAGTGAGACTTTCACAAGCCTCACTTCCCAAATTATAACTATGAAAAAACTATATATATGTACAAAAATTACCTGCATTCTAATTTGTTAAGATCATCCAATTCAGACTTGCTTACGATCATATCTTGCGTCAGGCCAGATCTGTTTTGGTATGGAGCGTAATCGGTTTCTACCGTCTTAGCCTTCTGAGTAGAATCGTATTTCACCTCCGATTCGGTTCCTGTCAGATTTTGGTAGATAGAGCCGGAACTACTTTCGCCAATTTTAGTGAAGACCGTATTTCTTATTCTGATAAAGCCATCATACATACCTTCAACAACAACATTGCCATCCTGTTCGGTTATGTTATGATTACGAACCTCATTTAACAGATACGGATGTTTCGTAAAAAGATCGTGATAGAAATCAGAACCGGCATATAACATATCATAATAATCCAAATAGAACAGATCTGTAAAAGAAGGATCGGTACTGCTCATGCTATACTCAAATAACTGCTCACGATCATTACCTGCCAAAGATAGTTCAATTTGTTTTAACGTATCCGGATCCGAAACGGTAAGACCCAGCAAATGATCTGGTTTGAAATCAAGATACTTGTATGCTCCTTCGTACACTTCCGTATTATGAAGCTTATTTTCAAGATAAGATTGGTATAAATCGAATAAGAGTAAAGGATTCTCTTTGTCCTGCTTTCTGTTTATGTATCGGCTAAACTCCCGTTCTTCATTAACATACGGGCTTCCAGGAATAACAAGATGACCGAACGCCAATCTAGTAGCATTCATCTCTTCCGTATTCTGAGAATCGGTATAAGACAGGACGTATTTTTTAATAGAATCAGCAAGGGCCTTACTATCTACGTTTTTCACGCGGAGCTTATCTAAAACACCATCTTTAAAACAATATTCTGGATAGATGCCAGGTGGAAAATAAGTTAGACTCTGCTTGGCAAGCTCAGCAGCCATATCGTACAAATCACTTAAATTATCTCTTTCTACCTTATGATATAGGTTTCCACCAAGATAAAGCAGAGAATGATTTTCAAATGCCGATACCGGATCTATGTCAGATTCCATATAAACTATATTCATATTATCCATATACTCTGGCAAAAACATAACACGACGATCCCTGCTATCTCCAAGAACGTCATCAATAGCAGAAGCTAAGGTAGGAGCATAAGTATCATCGTTGCGCCTTGCTACATAAATATCAAGATCCAGCATCAAGCTATCAATTTTATTCAGCGATTCTTCTGTTCCGTCATATGCCTTAGACACGCCTACGATATCTATACCAAGACCTACACAAGCCTCTTCTACGTCCCATATCATACTTCTAAGGTCTTCTTCTGTATCAGCATTAACCCTGTTTAGAAAGGCTGATATACGAGCTCGTAATGACTCAGATCCAATAGGGCTGTAATAAGCATAATCTTGCAACTTTGATAATGACCGTCTCTTCCCTTCTGCGATATCATTATCTTCTAAAGCCACAACCGGAACGATGTTCATATTCGAAAATTCGTTGAACAGCGACAAGGCAAAACTCTTATCCGACTGATATCTTTCAACTAACTCCGGATATGAATCAGATAAAGATTCGAAAGCAGCATCAAACTCTGAAGCAACACTAATACCTCCTACTGTATTTTTTATAACCTCGTAAACTTCAGCCGGATTATATGATGCTCTCTTTCCTAATTTATTGAAGACGCCATTTTTATACACAACAGGACCGTATGGTTTTTCTACGGTTGTGAAGTAAAACTCTTTCCCAAGATCGTGTTCGTTATTGGAATAGTCTAATAATAACCTCATAAAAGAGCTGACCTCATTAAGTACAGAAGGATTATCTAATATCCTACTTATCTCTGTCTCATTGTACAAGCCGGATCTCCTTAGATTTTCTTCATTTAGGATAAGATTACCATCCACATAAAAAGAGCTTCTAACTCTATTAATAAGAGATCGTATGCTATATATGGAATTGGATATCATAACATCTCTTACATCCTTAACATCCTGAGCCGTTAAGGGATCGGAAAAATAAGCCTGACGCTTCATATACGACAGCACATCTTCTAAAAGAGGTTCGCCATTGGGATCGGTATTAAACATCTCCCCTGGAGCCTGATTATTCCAATGACCATAATACGACAAAAAATCAGAGGTGTAAGCCTTAGCCCATACTTGAAGAGCTCGCTCGCTGTTTCCTAATAATTTTAAGGCACTTTCGTAAAGAACGGAAGGCTCACCGTTAGGAGCCTCAACCCGTTCTATTTTATTTTCCTTCTTTTCTATCTGACATTTGACACCCATAATAATTAACTTTTTTGCAAAGTTAATTATAAAACTGATTTATACAATGACGGATCCCAAACTCCTTCTATATAAATCTCCGGAAAACTCAAACTGCCATCACGAAGAGTGGAGACTTCCAAGCTGGGAATGTTGAAAACAGTACAGGTACTAGCAAACTCACCATTCAACTTGATAGCATTTCCGCTGTTATTAGCCTCATAATAAAAATAACAATAATTTTTATTAATGCTTGGATCATATTCGTACCAATATGTTAGATCTTGTATATGGTCTTCTATATTACCAATTTTGTTTCCACCTAATATAAAAATACCATTATCGCTATGATGATAAACCACAGAGTCATAACCACCATAATTCCAATCACTATTAAACATTATGTAACTATAATCGGAATCATGATCTTTTAATACAGGCCCTATATGTATATGAATTTTATTAAACCAACATACATAAGGTCTTTTTCCTCCAAGCCTTTTTATATCTTCATTAGATAACTTATTATAACATCCTCCCATAAAATTATCCGCAGCATTAAAAAATCTTCTTCTCATACTCAACACTCCTTATTTAACTCATTTATCGAATCCGAATTATCAGAACCTTCTACAAGATTCTTATTCCTATCTATCTCTTCCTGGCTCATGTTACTCATCATATTTTGTATTTTCCTACCAGATTGAGATAAAGAACGGATGAATGCTCTGGAACTTATCTTAACTCCAAGATCCGGTTTTGCCCTAAACGCTTCTCCGGTACTGATATTATATAAATCATACACGCCTGAGTTCATGTAGAATTTGTATATCCAGTTTCCACCAGCTTTTTTGTACCCTAATTTGGTTAGCTCAGTTACACTCATACCAAATTTAATGCCATTACGAGCCATTATCTTCTCTGATATAGGTTCTACCTTAGCCAGAACAGACGTATATGCTTCATCGCCGCCGTACAAGAAATAAGGGGTTGTCACCCTTGATATGTGAGTAAGCGACTCTTCGGATATACGAGGTTCGTCTTTCGCAGCCTTAGATCCTTTCCTTGGATTGAATATTCTAATAAAAGGATCGTATGTCAAAAAGGTTAAGCCGTATTCTACTTTATAACCTGATACGCCGTTAAGATCCCTTATAGCCTTAGTCGTATGCGAGTGATTGATGGTGTCTATACCATACCTTGATTCCATATCGGTCATAATACTATTAACCTCATCTCCCTCTACATAAACCTCTTCTCCTTCCGGGATAGAGGTTATGCCGGCAACCCTTCTAAGTAGCCATAAAGTAACTTCAGCAATGTCAGAGAACTTATCTCCGTTCTTCCTATAGTTATCTACTCTTCCTTCTTCAGATCCAGGTAATTCGACATTTCCTTTAACTTCGACATTTGTTCTGGATTGTCCTTTGCCTTCTCCATCTCCCTTTTTATCGCCATCCTCCTCAGTGCGTACTGCACCGCCTTCTGCACTTCCTTCTTTTCCATCATTTAAAATATTATCTGATTCCGACTCTATAGACCCCACAATAGCATCATACCTTGGTATGCCGCTAAGGAAATCCGCTATGTTATTCAAAAACTCTATTTTTTCCTCATTTGTCATATTAAGGCTTTCCACGGGCTCCCATATAGCAGGCAAGTTGTTTGATTTTATTGCAGTAGAAACATCTTCTATAGTTTGGTTATCCACCGTAGGCAAAACTTTAGAAACCAAACTATTGATATCAGATTCCATTTTTTCTACTTCCTCTTTTGTGCCATATTCCTTTAGGGTGTCCATGCCATTGACTCTAAGAGAATAATTCAAAGCCTTACTCGGAACAAAATTAATATATTTCAAAAAGTTTTTCAACTCTGATATAATTTGTTCATCAGATCTTGGCCCAACATAATCCACCACCACCTGATCTGTTTGAGAACGAAGCCAAGAAACGTATTCTTCTAAAGTCTTACCACCTTTCTTGGAAGGAGTGGATATCTTATCACCTACTGTTCCTTTAGGTTCTAATCCCATTTCCTCCTTAAGACTTTTAGGATTACCTCTCTCACGAAGAAACCTCAAGTCACCTCCTACAATCTTCCTTGCTATAAAATCAAAAATATTAGCATAAGGCGGCAATCCTTCTTTTTCTATATGAGATTCTATTTCGTTTAACATAAGAGAGAAGTTTTTCCTGGAGGTACGCTTCTTGCCAGGTAAAGACTGCGTAGCTTGTGCCGCAGGAGCCGGTTGAGCCGGTGGCGCCGGCTGAGTCTCCCGGACAACCCCTTCCTCTGGCATTTCCTCTTCGTAAACTTCCACGTCTTCCTTAGAAGTAACGGTTTTACCCTCATCAGAGAAAGGAAGATCGTCCTCTATAAGTGATTTAGGTCTGGAAGATGATTTACCAAACTGGATCCTGATCTTAGGAGCAACAAACATCTCACCTTCAAAATCTATTCCAGATTCTACTTCAGACGTCACAATGTCTTTCACGCTCCTACTTCCATCTTCTACCCACTTAACAACATCAGGAACCGTAGATAATTTTTCTATAGCCTCACGAGCTTTTCTAAGCCCTGAAATAGGATTCAAGTACGATACTTGATACGAAGCCGGATCAAGACCTAACTTGGTTAGATACGCATTAAGATCTTGTATATCATCTTGACCCATCTGTAACAATTCAGAGCCACTGGATTCAAGCAGCATATCTATAAAAGAAATCCATTTCTTTCCTTCCTCTGATTCTACAGAACGTAGACTAACCGGGAAAAGATAATTAAGACCGTTTTTACCCTTGATAACAACTACCGGAACTCTTATATTTTTGTAATTATTCCCCTTGTCATTTAATATAGAATAAGCAAATGGGAAGCCTGTGTATTTAGATCCGTTCTTAAGCACGACTTTGCCATTTAATACATATCCTACATCAGATACTTTTTCAGCACCTTTTTCGGTAATAGGGAGATTTTCTACCTGGCCATATCCTTGACCGTTTACCTTCATGTTAAACACCGGTCTTCCGGGAAGAGTCTGGGCAACAACATGCGTGCCGACGCTGATGGTAGCCGACCGACCAGCATCTTTCTTCCACTTGTTAAAAGCCGTTCTTCTTATTTTACTTATACCATCTATGCCCCCTGTGTCAGCTTTTACAACAGAAACGAATCTGTTCCCACTCATGACCTTGATAACCATATTGGACACCAGTTTATTCTCAGCAGATTCTATTCTTTTTTTATCGCCGGACTGAACAGCATCATTGTATTCGGCAAAAAGAGACTGATTATAGGTATCATTTACATCTATTTCGAGATTAACCTTATCTCCTTTTTTCAAAGAAGATAATGCTTCCTGATCTATTTTATCTACTTCATTCTCTCCGAATCCGACACCCGTTCTGTACGGAACCAACTCATCTGAATCAAGACGCTTATAAACCAAAGAATAGGAATTACCCACGTCCTGAATAGACACATCTGTGTAACGGTTAAGAACACGAGCCGATTCTTTGTCTATAGACCATCTTGCATGATAAGGCAGTTCTATCACGGTAGCCGTTTCTCCACCTATGTTAAGGAAATACCTTTTAGTTCCATTAGCGTTCGTTTCAGAGCTTATTTGAATAGGAACCAATGATTTTATAGAAGATATAAATTTATCGGCTCTAAGACCGGCAATTTCATACCTTTCATTGCCGTCGTTGGAGATTCTTCTTACCATCAACGTCTCTGGATTCTGGACGCTATCTATGTTAGCTCCCGGTGTATTGTCAGATTCGTCTAATTCATTTACAAGAGAATCTATATTAGCATCATCCTCTCCAAAATTACTTAACGTAGATTCGGAAATACGACCTTTGTCAATAATCCTGTTTTGTTCAATATAAGGAAGGAGATCTGTGATGTTTCCAACCTGACCAAGATCTTCTATGGTAAATACCGAATCAGCAAGCTTATCTTCGTCAACCTTCTCCCCTTTATCCCGTCTGTTCATTATATCAACATACGAAGAAATAGCATCATCAAGTTCCTTCCTTTGATCTGGTTCTAAATTGGATTTAGCCATATCAATAATAGCTTTATTATCCTCATACACAGATCTCGGACTTGTAAGCCTATCAGCCTTTTCAGATAATGATTTTATGAGATTAACGGGACTGTCACCCAAAGACGATACATAATCATCAAAATCTTGTTTGTATTTATCATACACATCTTTTTCTCTCGCAGTAAGAAGATCGGCATTACCTGTATATAGTTTATCAATTATAGACTGCCTTACGGCCGGAACCATAATAGGATTATCCATAGCAGCCTCATAATCTTCATCCGATACAGACTCCGTAAGCGGTGACTCTTTTATATCATCTTCTGCTTCCTTCATCCTATCTTCCCTTACTTTATCAAGAGCATGCATAAAAGCCTTGATAGTCCAAGCTTCGTCTTCCGAAATCTTACCTTCTGACACAGCTTGATCTACTACCTCATCAGTATCATATTCACCAACTTTATTAGGCTCTGCAAAATCAGGAACCTTGTCATCCCCCTTATAAGGAGTAGACCATAGAGAAGACAGCGCTTTTGAAAATCCCCTGTTTTCTTCAGCTAAGAATCTTTTATCAAGCATCTTAGACAAGAAGTTATTCATATTTCTATAGTCCATCAAACTCCTTCGGTATTCATTTACCAAGGATCTCATGGCTTTGTCTTTGGCTGTAAACTTCTTCTCCTGTCTTGATTTTACATTAAAATAATCATCAAAAGCCACAAGCGTATCATAGGCTTCTATCACATCTTGTGAACTTATGGGAGAAAGAGGCGATGATAAAACAGATTCGGTTTTACTTACCAACTCTTCTATCGAAAACTCTTTTCCTATTAACGTTGATAACTCAGACAACGAATTGTTATAATTGGTTCTAAGATCTTCCAATTCTTTGGTTTTTCGTTGTATGGATTCAGCTTGTGGGTCTTTTCCATCTACGTTACGAGGACGAGTAGCAAGATCTTCTATTTCGGATTCAAGCTCTTCTATCCTTGACCGTATGCCACGGATAGCCATCGCCCGCTCCCTTGCCCTGTCCGACAGCCGGGAGAACGTACTTAGTGCATCCGCCACGCGAGGCTGACCCGAAAGCGTTTCTATGACAGAAGCTATGTCTTTCATTCTTGATTCCGATTGAAGACCAAGAAAAGCATTACGAGCCACGTATTTTCTAAATTCGATCTTAGAGTCATCACCTATAAGATCTTCGGCAAAACCCTGAGCAGATCTGAAATCAGAAAGACGATTATTATAATTATCAATAATAGAATCCTTGTATTTCTTTGCCTCTTCCAAAGACATTCCGTTGGCTTCGGCTATTTCCGAAATAGGCATCATATCAACCATCTGCCTGAAATTTTCAGCCGAATCCTCTAAGGTTCCCATTTGGTTGTCAATCGACATCTTTTCAAACATAGCATCATCAAGCTCCTTACCGGTCATAGACTGAGCATCGGAACGAACTTGAGGCCCTAAACTCATTGACTTTTTCAACGTATTCAAAGCCGCCGTATTAAGATTAGAAGATGCTTTGTTATATTCATTTACTTGCCTTTCCAGCAAGATCTGACTATTACTATACTCTTTAACCCCAAAGAAGCCTTCCCTCATACCGAACAAAGAACCGATAATAGCACCGATTCCTATTTCAGTCCATCCTTCTTTAGACGTATATTGCTTTTTAAATCCTTCAGAAATAGCATCAAGAACATCGACGGCTCCGTTCATAGCCACATTGTCATATCTTGACTTAACATATTCTTCAGCCGTATTCTGTACAGCACCTTGAGACCCTTCTTCCCACAGACCTTCAGATACCGGTCTTTTCATGATATTGAAAACATTACCAGCTATCTTCTGCCCTATATTGGGATTAGTTATTTTAATAGCCATCTCTCCCGGCTTCGCAACCTCCGTCCCTAATCCAAATAAATGCTTGTTGAGCTTCTTTTCCAACCCAGGTATAGCCTTGCCTCCTAACCCTATATACTTACCAAAAAGAAGCCAGTTGGATAATCCTACTATACCCATATTGGCGGCAAATATAGCACTACCTACATCAGCATTAGAATTACGAAAAACAGCCATTTCCTCTGCATTGGGATCACGACCATAAATCTTACGATAATAATCCTTGAAATCAGACTCGGATTGCTTCATAAAAGAATTTGCTTCAACCGATGACTCGAATCCGGCACTGGTAGCCAACAACGTCATGGTCTTAGCCGCCTCCCCTACATTTCTTCCGGTGGCAACTCCTTTTCTTACATAGTCGTTAAACACGCTTTTAAGGCTTCCTATGCCCCTATTGGCAGCTTGCCTTGCTGCCAACTTAGCTCCGATTCTTCCACCTAATTTAGCACCTATATTGCCCAATGATCCAACTCCAAGTCCTCCGGTCATGTACGCTGATATCATGGCTCCTACGGTAAAAGACATACCGTTACCAAGGACATCATTCCATAAGAAATTACCGGTATCCTTAAAAAGCTTCTGACCGAAATTATAATCTTCTACCTCTTTCTTGTAATAATGGGGAAGAAGCATGTCTATTTGCTGGTCAAGATCACCTACAAACTTATCCATGTTAGTGTTTAACGCAGCTTTGTAACTTCCCTCCGATGCCATATTGATAAGTTTGTCAGGCAATGACACAACTCCTTGCGCACCGTACAATGCAGACTTTAAAGCGAATTTACCTACACCATTCCAAAACTTACTCCACCCGCTCTGTCTCCTGGCATAATAATCCTCATTATTTATACCCGGAATATAGTTGGGATATTTTGTACGCCATACCCCATCATTACCCATCTGATGACTTTCACGGATACTTACCTTCGGTCCATAGGGATTAAGAGGCGGCGGGGCAGGTGTAGCCCCCCTGTAGCTGTTACGGGCCAGTGCCTCCGAGTAACTGTTGCTTATCTCCTTGGCTATATACGGCTCTTCGTATTCGGCAGCAGCTATCCTTGATGCATAATCTGGAAATTTAGGTTGGGCATACACACCTTCACCAGGCATATAATTAGGAACCAGAGGCGTTGTCGTCTCTGGTAATGTAGCCGGAGTGTAATTTTCTTCTTCAGCTAATTTCCTTTGCCTTGCCACATCTTCGTAAGTGGTTTTAGCAGCAGGATTATATCTATCTATGTTATTATCAGCCATAAATTTTTTGCAAAAAATCGTTCAACTTACTAAACTTGTCATTCATGTTAGGCATGATATTTATTCCTCTCATATACGGATCTCTCATCTGATCAAGACGCTCTTGAACAGCCTCCTTCACGTATTTTACAAAGAAGTACTGAGGACACTTCTGGTGAATGTTATTCCAGTAATCCGCATACTCATCATTACCCGGATCCAAAGGAACAAAATCCGAGAACAACAATGCAGGATTTTTAGAATTTTTAGTCCTTTTATCATAGAAATTGACCGCTACCTCTCTCGAACCCCTGTCATCCATTCCTTCCAACTGAACTGATATGTTGTCAGACATATCAATGAAATTATCAACAAGGGTTTTAACAACATTCATTTCCTCAGGCTTAAGATAAGAACCATGCACCTTTACTATATCATAAAGATCATTCTTAACATCAGCCTTAGAAGCCAAACGGGGAAGACCATTACGTATGAGATACTTATCATAAGAATAGCCTTCCTTCTTTCCGGTATCTACAAAATCACAGGTTCCAAAACTTGATTTGTAACCATCCACCGGATAATTGCGCTCCTCAACCGAAGGATCTATACCTGCCTTAAGAAGCTCATCATTTGTGATCTCTACCCTTTCTGTAACATAAGAATTTTTACCGGAACCTACTTGAGCAGTCAAGAATCTTCTAACAGTGCCATTATCTATCTCGGCATCCATATTAATGGCATTAATAGCAGTAGGATCCAGATTATTTACCTTTCCTGCCATGTAACCAGACAATCTTCTAAACTGAGCCTTCTGCAAAGACTTTTCCGGTGAATCGGCATTCCAATTGTATCTTTTGTAAGAATCAAGGTAATGATACTGAGATAACTTATCAGAAATCTGATCGGGAGATACAGACATTTTTATCTCATCCTGCATCTGACCTGCTATCATATCAGACACCCTACTGTTTTTCTCAGCATATCTTAACTGAGTAATAGTCAAAGGCTCCCCTTCCTGATAATCTTTTAGATCTATATCACCATCCTTATCTATAGTCATATAATCGGATATATTAAAATCGGGATCACCATTGAGTTTCTTCATTCCATTAATAAGAGCCAACGTGCCAGTAGAAGAACCATTATCCTCGCCTGTAATAGCATCAGATATGTTTTTCCCCAACTTACCGGCACTCGCCTTAGCTCCTAATGACGGAGATATAGCACTAAGAATATCTATTCCTCTTGAAGGATCCATCATGTACTCTCTAAACCCTACGGCATCAGATACGCCAGTTGTTATGGCCGTGGCGAGTAGGAAAGCTCCAGCCTTATCATCTGTATCGGTAAGATTTATAAAAGAATTTCCTTTCATAAACTTAGCATTACGAACCTTCCTGATAATATCCTTATTTTTTTCAGTAACTATATTATCGATTTGATAATTAGTTATGTTATTTATAGCCTTTGTGGCTCCATTTGCCTTAGAATCAGAAAGAAGTAAAGCATCATAAGCTTCAGACAATCTGTTATTTCCTTGTCCGAAATATCCGTTTTTCTGACCTCCATTGTTTTTCAAATAAGAATATATCCGCTCTTCAGGAGTCATATTAGCATACAATCCTGGATCAGTTTTTTCTTCTTCGTATGATGCTGCAACGATATTGCTTCTATCTGTAGGAGATAACGAGTTATATAATTTCAATAAATTGGCTTTACGATCTATAGAATGAGATTTAAGTAACTCGTAAGGAATATTGGCCAAATTAACAGATCCTGTCTTACCTGTGCCAGAGTTAATGGCCGTAGGCCCGTCCATAGGAGCCATCGGCACTCTCATGCCGCCTGCGGATGAGCTTTCAGTTCCCATCTTGGAGCCGTAAGTGCGCATGTACTCGGTTTCAATCTTAGCCTGAGCAAGTTTCTCTTTTGCCAATGATATTTCAACCATAGACTTAGCATTGTCAGTCAAAAACTTTTGCTGAGCCCTATCCTCTTCTAACCTCGCAAAATAAAGATCATCTTTCTTCCTTTCAAAACTTGTATTGTCGTATCTCCATGCATCAGTCATCTTATCGAAAAGATTATTGGTAACAACAAAATTAGCAGCCGCTACCGGATCAGACGAAGCTATTATCATATCTGCCTCCCTCTTGGCTTCTGCTTTCTGATTTTTAGCTTCCTGTATCTGACTGTCAATACGATCAATAATACTCTTATTATCACCTACTGATTTCTTTTTCGCTTCCAATGCTCCTATGTGTCTATCGTATCTTTCGACATAAGACCCAATGTATTGACTAACCAAATCCGGATTACTGAACACCGGATTGGTGGCTGCCATGTACGATGCTTCTATTCTCATCTGATTCCTCATGTTTTCAGATAAGTTAGCAGACACAAAATTCCTTATCTGGGAATCTGTAAGTTCATCTACATTAACTTCTATAATACCACCAGTAGGATTACCTTTAACATCATATTCTGTTGTCTGAATCTTCTTGCCTTCGTTATTTTTCCTAAAGTCACTAACCAGCTTATTTATCTCCTTAGTGTAATCTACATAAGGAGAATAATGAAGACCCCCTAACCTTGATCCTGCTTTACCATCTGACCTCCATTTGTAATAAGGATCCAAAGCATGCCATTCATTAATAGGAGAATAAAGTTCAGGATGATTCTGTTTTATAGATTCTATTTCCTTCATGACCCTCTTGCCTTCTTTTGTGCCGGCAATCGCGTTAATGACCGTATCATCCAACACCGAACTAATCTCTCCTTGTATGGCTCTCGTAACACCATCAGAAGAAAGATCCACGCCTTTAAATTTTTGATTGATGTTAGCAATCACACCTGACATCTTATCTTCCATATAAGCACGGGCTTCAGGCTTATCTATCTCTTGACCCATAAGATAATCTACCTGGGTATAGATCTTTTCACGAGCAGCATCAACCTTCTGCTGTTTGTACATCATGACATCCTTAACAAGATCTATGTTGTAAGGACTAACATACGGGGCATATTGCCTTAAAATACTATATTGTGAAGCCATCAGCTATTTCTCCTTCTCTTTTTATATTTATCTTCTTCATCATCCTCCAAGCTCTTCAAATAAGGTGTAGAATAATCACCCATATTCATCACATCCTGATTACCTTGAACGTAAATAATTTGACCACTTGGAAGCATTCTCATATTTGGAGCTATAGAGGCTATGGTATTCAACGATGTACGAACATTGAACTTATTCTGTATCTCGCTGTTTATGCTGTCATAATAACGAGCAAGATTTTCATCCCTTATAGCCATAGCTTTCAACAACCCAGATTCATAACGTTGCCTTTCTGCTATGTTCTTATCATCTGTCTGAACATAAGCCATTTCATTGAACCTGTCAGCTTCGTTTATTTGCCTTGCGTTACTGAAATTTACTTCATTAACGTACTTAGCTATATTGCTTCCAGCTATGGCGTTCATATTAGCCAGAATAGCAGCTCGCTGGGAGTCGGGCACGTCACCTACTGCGTCTAACTGAGCCGATGTCGCGCGGTTGAGCTCGTTGATATACTGATCAGCAGATTGGAGAACCGGGTCTATACGTGGTGCTTGATGCCTCTCTAGACCTTCTATTTCCAAGCCAGTGTCAAGGGTTCTCAGCATTTCCGGGAAGATAGGACCGAACGCCGCCGGTCTGCCCTGTCCTTTAGGTCCGTTGTCTTCAACCACCTCCTCTGTATCGGTGTCGGTTGCAGTCGCAGGCGTACTTGCTTTCGGTTTTACCTCTATCCTTCCAGGAGATCCAATCTTAGGCGGTGTAAGGTCTGGTGCTATGGGACCGGCCTCAATAGGCTTCATTTCTGGTTTAACAGACTCAAGAACGAAGTCCATTTCCGGCATTAACCCGCTATCTTTTAAAGCAACAAACTTATTATAATCGGAGCCCAGAATCTTCTTAGCGGCATCAGATTTATCACCAAATAAGTCAACATAATTCTTAATTCCTTTTTCGTTTAACAATCTTTTTTGCTCTGCCGAAACAACGTCCAATCCATAATAAGAACGGGTGGCTGTTGTCTGACCAAACTTATCATCTACGGCAAATGAATTATAAGCCTGATTACCTCCGTAGCTTCCGGCATCCTGGCCCCAGAATCCGTACTCATCTCTGAATTTCTTGGCTGCATCAGCATTCGTGATAGCACCTACATCAGCTAACGCCCACAATGCATTTAATTGCCTGTTGTATCCTTTCTGGAAACCTTCTGTATCAAAATCACCATCCGTATTGTACTTGTTAGCCCATCGGTTTACGTCGAGCAAATTAGATACCGCCTTATTATTTACCCTGCCGTATCCTAAATTACTTCTATGTTGTAGATTCTGATTGGCATTTACACTGGAATCAGGATTAAGAATCTGCTCACGACCGCTAACATCAGATACAGTCATATTAAGAGTTCGTCCAAATAACTGATTGATAAGATTACTGTAGCCGATAGCATTCTTTCTAAGTTCCTCCAGCTCCTTCTGAGTAGGTCCACCTTCAGCCATTTTTCTGGTTTGCTTAACATACTCGTCATATATCCAGTTCTTGGCATCTGATTCTGCAATATTAAAAGCCTTGGCTTGTTTCTTTACCTGATTCAGATCAACAACCCCGCCATCCCTGAAGAAAGCATCCATCTTCTCGTTACGCTTAGATTCTTCCTGTTTGCCATAAACGATTTCGGCAAAAGAACGGAATTGTGTTTCGAGATCGTCTATCTCCTTCTGATTTTCATTAACGTACTTAGAAAGAATAGATGCATTGAGATTGGATGTGTTTTTATCTTTTACATCTTCATTTTTCTCTAATCTCTTATATACACGCTCCTGATCTTCGTACTTGTCAGCCAAACCGATCTTCTTCTTATATCGATCAAGGAGTGTAGCATATGTGTCTTTAGACGTTGCCTTAATACCATAATTTTCTCTAATATAAGAAGCAAAATCATCATCGATAGTACGGTAATCTGAAATAATATGAGCTTCAGGCAAATCAACGGGAGTGCCACCATCTTCATGTCTGTTCCCTTTGGCTTCCATAGGTCCTACGGAGTCAGGAGTCAGCACATACTCGCCTTTCTCTATCTCTACGTTAGCATTATCCTCCATAGATTTAGGAAGAGGATAAATGTATTCTCCAGTCATATCGGACGTATCCATCTTCTGACCGTTACCTAAATTCACGCCACCACCTTCACGTTCCCACTTGATGAATTGCTGACGACGCTCCTTGGCAAGTTTTTCCCTTGCAGCCTGCTCGTCTCTGCTGGCTGCATACGCAGCAGATGAAGCTCCCATGATATTACGAGTAAGACCTAATCCTAAACTAACACCGGACAAGGCAGCTTGAGCCACATTAGCACCGACCTTATTACCGGCTCTTATCCGACCAAGACTTGTACCGAACATTTGAGCTCTGCCGGTTAGATCAGGCGAATAATATGGCATAGTCATAGGATCAAGAGGATTACCATCTTGGGAACGTTTTTCTTTATAGGAATCAGCATCAACACTACCTACATTCATTGCATTATTAACGACTGATTTCTCTACGTTTTTAACCATGCCCCTATTATCAGCGAGATATCCTGCATATCCTGCATCATGATTCTCAAAAAACGGATCGGATGTAGGCATACTACTAAATGGATTTATCTCCCCCTCCTCTGTTTCTAAAGTCACATCAGAAGGCATATATATATTCTGAATATCAGATTCACCCCATTTATTAACAGGCGTTCCATAATCAAGAATAGGCTGAGTAGAGGATACATTAATATCCTGTCTCTTATCCTGAACACTACCGCCAGGAGCGAATATCGGACGATTTTTTATGATTCGTAATCTCATACTATCTTTTTTCACAAAGATAAGAGAAACGAACGAGAAAATCCAACGTTATGGGATACGTTTAAAAATCAATCATGTACGGCAGACAAACCGCCCGAATCAGGGTCGTACTTAAGACCGCATGCCCGGCGATAGTTCTTAAGCGCTCTCTTGTACAAAAACAGCACTGTCTTGGAAACTATTTTCTTCATAGATTTGGTTAAAACCTCTTCTGTTGAAACAGACATCAGACAGCTATTCAAAAACGACCTGACATTGGAACCGAACAAGATCTTCACCATTTTTCTAAACGTTCTAAAAAGATATGATGCAGAAAGAGACTTTAACCCATTGCGAACCAGTCTCTTATTCAAATACGAAACAGCCTTTTCAGATAGACAGAGCCTATTCTTTCCTTCGCTATCTACCTCTGATGAAAACCACGAATATAAAGTGGTAGGATGTTTCTTAAGGTGATTAATGAAGGAAGTCATTATCCCTTCTTTTAAGGCCCTTTTGTGGGCTACGCATGCAGCAATCTTCTCTTCTCTTTTTAAAGAGCTGTCAAGGCATCTAAACACCGTCCTATCGTCTCCGATGAAATACTGAGGACGTTCTTCCTTGAACTTAGCCCGATAAGCGGCATATCCTTCCTTACGAAGCATATCTATCTGAGACCGGATATAGAACCTTACACACTTTTCTTCAGCCTCTTGCACGCTTTTAAGATAAGGAACTGACTTTCTCCCATATCGAAGATAATCATAAACCATAGCCTCAATAAAGTCATTGTACGGAAAGAATCTTCCAAATCCAAAGTTCCAAACTATGAAACATCGCACTCTATCTTTCCAGTAATCAGATATGAGAAAATTACTACAATATCTCAACTTCCTGTTTTTCTGATAGAAATGATGAGTATGTTTGTCATAAAATAGATTAAAATATTTCAAATTGCCTAAACACTGACCGGCTGGACGGCGTACTACATTGTACCCTAAGTTGCTGAAGCTATTGTATATAACTTCTATCGGAGAGACCTGCTCTTTCTTGAAGAGCTTGTCGTGTAACTTGTGAGGATTCATTATTTCAATTATTTTTGTCTCCATATTGTTTTTGTTTTTTAGTGCAAATATATGATTTTATATAAAAAGAAGAAAATGCACTGCCTTGTATCCGGTTTGAGAGAAATAGGATACAAGGTTTTTTATTTTATGACGGTTTGGATAAGAGACAGGAAAACGACTCTGAACGTAACCGACTGACCGTCAGTGGTGGGACAACAAATCTTGAATTAAAACTACGCCTATGAATAGTCTCCGTTTTCCTTAATATTAAGACCATTTTCAATGATCTTACTCATTATATTATTTATATTATTTTATATACTTTACCATTTATTCATATAATTGTTTACAGTGAATGAACTTAACGACCGAAGGGAGTTAAGTGAGTGAACAGATTAACAAATTACTTTTTCCGTCTATTGTATTGTTTGCCTAATTGTGTTAAAGGATTGAGTATCGTGACCGAAGGGAACGATGCGAAAGAACATATAACATTTAAAAAACGACTGAACCTATCGACTGAAAGGAGATAGGTGATGGAGTGACGTTAATAGTTATATTAGGTAGCCAGTGGAGAATTAGGCAGGCTGGTAGGCGAGACGGGCTCCCATGCCCGTCAGGACAGTGGAGGTACGTAGGTCTGTTCTGTTAAACCAAGGCGATGATAGTTCCATCCTTCACGAAATCGCACAAAAAGCCGGATTATCTTGATATCGTTCTTCAACCTTCGGTATCCGCATAACGAGTCTCAAATCCGGCTTCGCTTTATTAATATGAGAAATAAAATAATATTGTTCTAATTATCAGTGACGCCTTTAATGCGAAGTTGTATATTGGGAAGCACGGCATTAATCAAAGCCATTTTCTTATCCTCTTCGCTTTCTTTTTCATGCTGTTTATACATCATGCTGTAATCACTGTCATCACCATCCTTTTTCCCGTCTAACGTCAGTAAATGATTTACGATGTCCTTACCATACGTTTCAGTCCATGTACGGAATCTCTCTTCCTCGGACTGTCCCTCCTGGGACGGGGCTTCCGGGTTAGGAAGGGCGGCTGCCACTTCTACCTCTGGAAGTGTTACCGATGCTGCTATTTCAGCATCATCTCCGAATCCCATTTGACCATACGAAGAAACGGAATTTTCTTCAATTTCCAAACCAAGATTTTTAGCAACCTCCATAGCATAATTATAACGGTCATCGTTTCTTATAACACTCTTATGAGGACGTCCTGCTCCTTGGTTCCAAGCTACTACAGCATCTTTAAGGTTATCGGCGTTCATGAAGTCCTGCCGGCTGTAGTTGTAATACCCTGGTCCTTCTTTTCCTTTTCTTGTGTATAAGAAATTAGAATATCCGGTTTTCCCTTCGTATTCATCAGCTAAGAACTCAAGTTGGTCTTTGAATGTGGGTGTAGAATGTCCTTTCTTTTTGGCGTGATTGAATAGCTTATCCATGCGCTCATTATGCCATTGCTGTATGCCGTATGATGTTCTGTTGTCTCCGTATATGTCATCTTTAAGGCCGGATTCAGCCATGAGATTACCTATGATGGCAAGCGCTTGTATCTTAGACATGCCTCTCTTATTAGTAAAGTATTCATATGCTTCACGTTGTTTATTTACAACACCACCTTCTTCGTATTTCCTTACAAACCTTTTAGGTAAAGCCTTGTCATTATTTCGAAGAATACTACCTTTCTTAGGATCGTATTTGATACGTTCCCTTATTCTAAGAGGAACATCCCTTTCCGGTATGATGTCTTCCGCTATCTTTTTTCGGCTAAAATCATAATCATCCTTCACATCCAACATACCAGCATCCGGATCCCATCTTACACTGAAATTCTTCAACGCACCCAATCCAGAAGTTTCGTTTACTTTTTCAAAATCATCACCATATACTTCTTCTCTAAATGGACTTATACCTTCATTTACTAAAATCCATTTTCCTGGATTTTCAAATATATTTTTATTTAGTTTATCAAGTACCTTCTTGTAATCTCTTATTTTTCGTTTATCTTTTTCATCAGCATCCTTATATGCCTCGTCAAGCATGTTGTTCATATACTCTTTATCCAATAAAGATTGTATCAAAATGGCTTGTTCTTGAGGCAATCCCACATACTGAGCATCATCATCATCGTCATCAAAACGATACTTGCTTGCCGGCAGCCTACTTATATCCCCATCCGTATAAGCCTTCCACATTTTTTCTTCAAAATCTGTGGCTGTATCTTCTCCTGATCGCTCTCTATTAGGATCCAACATTCGTTTCACAGTAGGAATAAAATCGGCGATTAAACTAATAGGATCAGTGTCTAATATTGGATTAACGGATTCATACCACTTATCAGGATCAGCGTTATTGGATATACCAACTGATTTCATATTCGAATCAGATATCCTGACCTTATTTCCGTCATATCCTCCACCTATATAACCTGTATAACCATATTTAGCTTCCACATGGCGAGCGTCTTCATACTTTGAATCATTAGTATCTTTTTCTATAGATTCGTTCTCTACAGGCTTGTCTTCAATCAGGACATAGTTACTGTCATCATCCACCGTCCAGGGCTGGTATGTCGGCGTAGAGAACACCCGGCGCTCGAAGGCACGGCGCTTCTTCTGGCCGCCCATACCTTTCTCGTTTTCATTGTGATTTATTTCTTTCACTGCCTTATCATAATCACCTTCTTTAAGGTATTTGAAAAGCATTGGGCTTTTAGAATACTCTGGTCCTCCTGTATTGTAAAACAAACTAAACAAAGCATCTCGCTGATTATTGTTTAGATTCTTGAAATTAGGAGTTCTTCGTATAAATTCCGGAACAAACGTATTAACTACACCTTCAAATTCCTTATCGGCCTCTTCTACTGTTATACCATTCTTGTATTTTTTAAGAAGATGAGGAAGATGAAATCCGTACCCGATTGTTATATTTCCCTTCTTATCGTCATATAATTCAGGCTCAAACTTTTCCCACGATTTCAAATATTTTAGGATATTTTCTGAGGGCTTCCAATCTGATTTATTCTTCTTTGCCATCTTTTTCTTCCTCTAAGAATCCAAACATTTCACCTGCGCAGTTACCAACAAATCCAGCTATGTAAGCTGCGTGTTCATCTTCTCCCACCTTAAAACCAAGAGACATATTACAATGTTGGCATACCGACATAGCTGCATGAAATGATTCATGACATATGTTTTGTATAGTCATATCATTCTCACTTTGAAAATTCCATAATAACTTAAAAGCTCTATCATCTCCCTTATCACGAACAAGATTCATAAAAGAGACTTCTGAATCTAAATCGCCTTCATCTCTCCATTCTCCTTCATGATCCAATTCTGCATTCTCAAAACGATCACACAATGTTTTGTAATCTAACCCTATGGTGATAATCAACTTTAGTGGATATATCACAAAATCAAATTCTTTTTCTTTCATTTTTCTTCCTCCTTCTTAAATTTGTGGTAAGCATCACAAACCTTGTCAACCAACCATCCCATTAGATAGGCAGCGTGCTCATCTTCTCCGGCGTCAAAACTGTAGTTAATATTAAGATACTTACAATAAAGGGAAAGACCGTGCAGACATTCGTGTCCTATGGTTCTAACATCCATATTAGACAGTGAATGAAACAAGAAACATATTTCTTTCCTGTGATTGGTTCGGTTTCCTACGAAAATAGTTCTGCCACCATAATCATCAGTCCACCCCTCCCAGCTCTGATCTTCTACTTCCAGGTTGGCGAACGTCTTAACTATATACTCTTCATCTGCTCCAAGCAATACCCTTACATTATAGGGGTATATATCATTTTTATATAATACTTGTTTCATAACAAACTGTTTTTCAACAAAGGTAAATAAAAAAGCCGAAGATATACTCACGTACTTCTTCGGCTATACCTTTAAAGCTAAAACTTGTTTACTATGGAAATTACAATTGAAGCAAAATCAATGATTATATTTTTATTTTCTTAATTTCTTCAATCATATTCTTATATCCGCAGAACTTGCTGTTAATAACATCGAAGATAGATTCTGACCAGCCAGCTATGTTCAAGATATTAGATCCTCTGTAAAACATCTCACTTCCATATCCTTGAATAGAAATAGAAACGATCTTGCAATTTGGATTCACTTTCTTGAATCCTTTCAAAAGTTCGGCGAATTTACCATATTCATAATTGGAACTTTTCTCCCATACAATAGATTCGCCATCTCCTATCTGCATATCTGAAATAACGTACAAGTTATCTACTTTGATCTTATCTTTAACGCACTTATCCAAGAATGCAAAAAGACCGTTTTCAGTGGCACCACCGCATTCTCCTCCGGCAGTAAAAGATTTTTTGTTATTCCATAAAACACCTTTACTTCTATCATATTCGTAATTGATAAGTTTGTCACCAAACATACCAATAAATACGTCAGGAAGCACAGAAGCAATCATACAGCCAAACAAGTTACCAATGACAGCCGTATTTGTTTTGCTAAAGGCAGACACTTCAGAAGACCCTCCCATATCTCCACGTACAGAGCCAGAGTGGTCAATCAGGATAGCCGACCGCCCCTCCAATACCGGCAGGTTCTTGCAGGAGATGGTTATGGCTTTCTCCAACGCATCTAAAATCTTATCTTTGTTACGCGCTGTTAATTTAGCACGTTTTTTATCCGACTCAAATACAATATCATTTTCGGAATCATCAGTGCCTATATTTTCAACCTCTTTGAAAGCTGAAGCAAAACGGAAAGGAAGCATCTTCGAATTAAGCACCTTCTCTTCTATTGTAAGCTGCCTACAAACTTCATCTATTTGATCAGGCGCGTATTTGATTATGTTTACAAGGTTACGAACCATATTAAAAATAGGCATACCTTTTACATTAGAAACCACGTCCCGAATAGCGTCACCTAAAGCTTCTTTCTTTTCCTTATTGTCTTTCTTGTCCTGTCCGGCTTTAGACATTTCTTTTTCAAGAATCTTGCTTTCGTATAATCCAGACAAAGACCGACCTTCTATAAGGTACTGGAAAGCCGTTTTGTTAGCCTGATTGCCTTTAGGGTGAAATAAGTTTACTAAGTCAACCATAGTAATGACCCTACTGTCCATCTTATACTTATCAATCCGGTACGGATCAAGACCTTCCAAAGCCGTCTTAAATCCTTTCTTAATAGCGCTGGATATTCCTCTTAACTTCTTTGGATTTTTGTCGTTAAGAGCCGCATAGCAGCCAAGGATTTCGCTCATATCATCAGGACGCATAACGATCTTATTATAGAACCTTGAAGCCCATTCCTTACCCGATGCTTTGCTGGCAAGGACAGAAGCCATAAGATGCGTTACCGACCTAAGCTTTCCTTCTTTCCTGACATACAATGCTGTTTGTGCTGCGAAATATGGATCTACTTGATCCATAAGGTCCTTAATCCTGTTCACCTTGTCTTTTTCTTTCTCATAATAAGAATCAGATAACATGGTAGTCATTACCGTAGATACCAACTCTTCTTCTGCGTTAGGCTTATACGCCTTCTCTCCCATGTGATTCACGATCGTAGGCTTAACACCTTCATCCTTTTTGTTAAACTTTCCCATTTGTTGTTTTCTTTAAGGTGTTATACAAAAAAAAGCAGTGATATTACTACCACTGCTTAAAAAAAATATATCAAAATGAATACTCAATGAGGGAAAAGCTGAAGTTAGTGTAAACAATGAAATAATGGATTTGAACCATCGACCTATACTTTAAAAGAGTATCGCTCTATCCATCTGAGCTAAATTCGAAGTAACTAACCCCATCACCACTCATTAGTTTTTATATATTTCAAACAGAGGAAAAACGGAGCCGGACAAAATGAAAATATTGGATTCGAACCAATGAAAAGTATTTTTACAGAATACCGCGTTATCCACTACGCTAATTTTCGAAGTAACCGAACTCCTCACCATCTATATATTTTATTAAAACAGGGAGAACCTGGAAGGTGTTTTGATATGAAAGGAGGTTTTGATCTACCAACTGATCTAATTTTTCTTACATGAAAAATATAGGACTCGAACCTATGACACAAACCGAAGTATCACCTTCCATCACCACTGTCTTACATTATAATCTCTCTTGATTACGATGCAAATCGTAGACACTAAAATATGATTTACAAATTAAAATGATTTAAAATGTATTAATTTGGATAAATAAATGTAGTGAATAATATAAAGTGGTTATACACAGCCTTGCACTTAAAAGTATTACCCTCTACTTGCTAATAGGCAGAGGGTAATACGATATTATCTATTCTTAATCTTATCTTCAGAAATCAACCACTGGAATATAATCTTTCGGTTGCTAATTACTTTCTTTATCCTCATCAGCATCCAACTTCCTCTTAACCTATCCAGCCATGACCGTCTGAAATTAAGAGAATCAGGATTAACTGACTTATTTATATCGTTATCGTCCTTGATCCAGATAGGTGTTTCAGATCGGTCATCGTCAACCCTGTTGAAGAAGTCATTTAACTTATGTCTTCTATATACCTCAGTATCCAGAACCTCGGTATGGTCGCCTACGATCTTCGGATACGATATACGTTGCGCTAAATTATTCTTTTCTTCTGGAACAAGATGAATTTCACCTGAGTTGTTTGTGTCGTTGTAGATAGTTATCGTATCCAAACCTACTTTCCTGTCAAGTGTGTAATTCACATCATCAACGTATTTCCTTGCGTCAAGCTCATACTCAACAGAAGCCAGCGTAGAACCGTTATATTTCTCTTTTATCGGCACTTCTAATATAAATGGATATGTTGTTCCATAAAACGTTTGGAAGCTCTTATTCGTCAGCAAATGACTCCATAAGCCACCTTCTTCGTCTGATGCCGGGAAGTTTATACCTGTTTGGAAATATTGTTGCTGTTCTATATAATAGTCAGGACAGAACGAATAATAAGAAATCCATTCTTGCTTCAGACACGAATATCCGATAGTGAACGACACGTCTTTAAAATACTGTTCGTCTTTTAAAGATATTTCCTTATCGTTTGACAGCACCTCTGTTTCATTGTATAAGAACCTTCCACCATCATATTTGTAATATGCCGGGTTCTTAACAGGTATATAATCTTTTTTCGTGATAAGTACTCTCTTATACCTGTTATCCCATCCAAGAGACAGACCAAGACCGATAAATTTATTGTCTGTATCTTCTTCTGTCATCTCTGTGCCGGTTAAGATATTAGTTATTCCGTATCTAAGAATCTTAAACGGAAGATGACGCTTGAGCCAATGTCTGATACCTACACTAAGTTCCTTGAGATTACGTCCGTTCGGATCGGTCATAAACACTTGTGCTCTTTTAGTATCTACCCAGAAGTGACCAAATTCTGAACTAATTATTTCAGTGCTCTGGGTTCCAGAATAACCGAGGTCGGTCGTGTTGTACTCCAGAGGCCTGGACGCGAACAGACCGCCTGTGCCCATCTCAGCCTGCCCCGGGGAGGTGCGCTCCTTGATTACGTCTATGGCGTTATGGAGTGAAACCTGATCCTCGAACCTGACAAGGATCTGATCGGATTCAATACGCTTCATGTGAATAAGCTTCCCGTTGCTGGTTGGGAACTCATGATAGTCCATAGGCTTGTACGTCAGCCACGGATCTGTTTGACTGTTTTCAGATACGTCAGCCCTACTCCATATAACCCCATTAGGTCGCTGGTAAGCACAATCATAAAAACGACGTTCGTATGTCGCCGGCAATACATTAGGCGTCAATGTCATTCTTGATGAATAGATAGGACTTATCTTGTAATCATTGTCCCTATGGATAGATACGTTCTTTTCTTGTGTCCACCAAGCAAAATCACCATGAGCCGGATAAAACCATTCATGGGGCTCTACTCCTTCTAATCGGAAATTGCAATTTATTTCCGATTCTACAAGGAATTGAGGGATACCATAAGACCACAGATAAAATCTACCATCCACGTATTTCTTAGCCTCGTTCTCACCATTTAAATTATACAAACTTTTTCTATTTGGATAAAAAGAATACGTTCCTTTGCTTGATGATGTCCAGCTATTAAAACGTTCGTTGTCAGTATGCTCAAGCATATCTTCTCCAGTATCGTAATTAACGAAATACTTGGGAAATCCGACATTTCGGTAATCATTGTAAGCAAATGGTATCATATCCCCTATACCAAAAGCAGTATTATAAAAAAATGGGAATTTCCGTTTCATGGAAAACCTCGATATGTAGGTGTCACCGCCAAACAGCGGTTGTTTCCCTCCTTGGAAGAATCCACATCCTCCTACTGATATCCATTTTATGTCTTCTATAGCTCCATACTGATCGGGTCTGTACCGCATAAGCTTCATATACGGAGAACAGATATAAGACAGCATCTTCGTCCTTTCAAAAGATTCTTTAGATCCAGCATCAGAAGCCATGATAACAGGGTCATGGATACGACTTGTATCATATACCTGGGCTTGCATAGGATACGATACAAGATACTTTGAATTTAAGATGCTTGTATCAGGATCCTTTTCTCCCGGATCTCCAAAAGACAAGAACATGGAGGATTCTCTATCTATGTTATTTATAAACAAGAAATCTTTTGAAGCGTTTTGGTTATCATCACCCACATCTTCTCCAGTAACCCAAGATGATGTCGTAGATGGGTCGGATATGGGGTACATGCCTGATTTAAGACTCTTGGTGTTAGCCAATCCCCTTAATCTGTTTTGTTCGTATGGAGCCGTATCATCGAAGCCCATCATGCTATTGTAGTAACCTACAGACGTGTAATAAAAAGCATGGTTTCTTCTTGGGCCATTGTTTATGAATGTCGTGAGCCAATCATATCTATACTTACCATACAATACCGGTCTTTTAGCAAGCGTATCAGATATGGTGGCAATCATTGAAGCAAATATCATTGCCATATTGATATTACCTATCACACCTACATACGCAGACGTAGAACGGTTCATAAGCTCTTCCGCTATCTGAGAAGCTATGGTGGCCGTAGATTCGATGTTAGCCAACGTAGCCGCCATCTTATATGATTGTTTCCCTAATATCGTCCATTTGGGATGATCTTCAACCTCATCAAAGTTTCCTACAGACATTCCCCTTATAAAACCTTCTATAGCCACCTCCGTAGGGGTTTCAGGCTTATTGAAATAAATATCAGGAGAACTAAATGCATACCACACGTTTCCTCTTCTGAAAAATGGGTGGGTTATAAACGATACCCTTTTTTCAGTTGCGTAATTAAAAGAGTCATCCGATAAATCATTATACGGATAATTAGGATACAGATTAAGATTCGAGTTTTGACCTGAATACCTGTACATGTCGTAAGCTATTCCGGTAGCTATAACAGAACGATTAAGGCGTCTGTCACCTCTATATATCTCATAGCCTGTAACCATATCTCGCTGCTCTTTGGTTATCAATCCGGAATCTACAGCAAAATCAAGGAAGACGTTAATCATATCCTCGTCTACTAATATTCCTATAGGATAAATATCAGAAGGAACATCATAAGACCTAACATCCCGATTCATGAAAAGCATATGATCGTTGTCCGGGAACTTATAATGCCGGATAGGTTGTTGACAAAAGACGGTACTGGTATCTACCGTACCATATTTATGACCTTTAAAAGACATCATCCCCTTATCATCCGTAGAAGGGGAACCGTAGTATTCAGTAAGCTTGGATACGATATTGTCGTATGCTTTCTTGGAATTGCCTTCATAACCATGATCACTTATCTTAACCTTGCTGCTGTCATACAGTTCAAAATTAGCAGGATACTTCTCAGACGATTCCCAGTAAGCGAAATCACCGTACTTGTATTTCCTTGGAGCGCAGTTTATGGGGCGATCCCCGCATATCGTACACTGGCTGGAGTATTCTACTGTGGCCCTTAACGATATTTCTTTTGCCCGTACATTTATCCTGTCTATTTCCTTTTCTCTGATACCAAAAATATAGGGGTATATAGTTTTACCAAGGACGTAAGATGTGCCTACCAAACCTCTTGACGGATTCTTACTGTTCTCCTCTTCTCCATCGTCTTTAACCTTACAGAAATCAATTTGTCGAACGGTAAAAATCCAAGGGCATGATACGATAGGGCAGTCTATGGCTACATACAATCCATCAGGGTACTTATCGAAGAAAGATTCGCCTATGTGCCCAAAGTAAGGACGGGATGCTCCAACAATAACATAATTATCGCCTTCATCCATGACCTTCTCCCAATCAAAGTTGAGATCATCCTTATCTATCTTCCTATTGCCTCCTTTGTATCTTGGATCTAATGATTTCCAAAAAGAAATACGGACATATTGTGTGGACACAGCATCCATAAGACCATCTATCTTCCCCAAAGATTCCAGATAAAGAACTTTGTCCTTGGCCGGGAAATCAGGATCATCCCATTCTTTAGGTCTTGTAATATGAAGGAAACGGGCGTTACGAAGCACGCATTTCGTAAACCTCCATACCAACAACTCTGATGTAAACATCGTAGAACCTTTAACATCTTCAGGAATAAGAGCACCTACGTTATTGTCAGCCAAATTAGCATAAGAATCCCATGTCCATCCATCTCCGTAATCTCCTTCTGGTACGTAACCGGTATCAAGGAAATTATATGAATAATCATCTATCTTTTTCTCTATCTCAGGCCAGGTGTCCCTTATCAAGGCTCCAGGCGCTATCCTTGACCTGTAGGCGTCATTGTGGATAGTGCTCGAAGAACGTCCGGCTCTCCAGTCTGGAAGACATCTTCCATTAAAACAGACTTTTTCTTCTCCTTTATCATCATTCCACACATCATTCATAAGAAGATAAGCTCCAAGCAGCGTAGAGGATGATTGAAATGAGTTATAATCGCTTCTGGCAACAGTAGGATTAAGACAAGGTTCTTCTATAAAACATCCACAAGTACACGGCATAGAATCCAGAACATAAATAGCTTCGGCTATAGACTGTAATACAACAGACGGCTGCAACAAAGAATCATATACAGCACACGCCTTAGTTCCGTCATCACCCGACCAGTATCCAGCCCAATGACCACCATCTTCGTCATCGGCAAAGAAATACTTATCCATGAACTCTATCATCTGTTCCTGTAGTTCCCAGTTAAATAGCACAGAATACTTGTCTTGCTTTTCACCGCCGGTAGTATATAGGTAGTCGGTAGATACGTGTTCCATATCCTCAAGCTCCTTATACGTATATTCTTCACGGAAACCCACAATACGATCTACCGGAGCCGTGATAAGCGAATACTGGCGATGAGCATCAGTACACTCGGCTCCAAACTCAGGAGCCGTGATACCATCTATAGCCTCTTTTTGTTCCTCCGTATTAGGATCATCAGGATCGCCGTAGTCGTTAAATATATCACAGATTTCATTGGCAGCAGCATTATTAGATTCTTCTGTAGCGGTGTTGCATGCAATGTCTTTTATGTTAGATGAAAAATAATTAATTACCTCATCTATTATAATCTGACTTCTGAATGTAAAACTAACGTTCGTATAAGTTTTAAAATCATTTTGCAATGTTATGGTTTGACCGATAGTAGCCGGATTCTTACATTCTTCTTGTCCGGTTTCTTCATCATCAAAATCCTTCGGATCTCCTGCCGTATTATAATACTGCCACTTGAATTTACGTTCTTGCCCTGAGCAAGGAGGAGCATATTGGTTTATGGATTTATATACTCTATCAGTATCCTTATTTTCTATTTCTGCCGCAGCATCTTTGTAAGGGGGAGGTATTAACACAAATGCCGGAGTTTTGTAACCGTTGGAGCACTTAAAAGAAATCGCAAACGGATACACTTCATTCCTCATATACCCCACATACAGCGAACAGGCATTACCATCCTTATACAGATCTTCGTGGGCTACCGATGCCTGCCATTGAAGGAAGTGTCCCATGAGGGAAACTACAGGCTGTAAATTCCATTCTTTTTCCGCCGTAAGACCATACTGAAGAAGACGATTCCCGACAGCTACGATTCCTCTTGATGTATTATAAACCGGCTTCTTGAGAGATATGTGTTCGAATGTAGTTCGTTTGTTATTAAGATCCGAATAATACAATATAGTCTTTTCTGATACAGGATGAATACCTTCTACAAAATAGTCAACAACCGGTTGGGTTTCTCCGTTGTATCCTACTGTGTTTTGAATGATAACAACCTTAAAATATTCAACTTGACGATCTATGTTAGATACTACGAATCTGATACCTAAATTAGTACGTTCTCCCCATTTGCCATCTTTTTGAGTAATATACTGTTCATCAAATATAGGGACAGGATTAGTGGGATTAGAATAACTTCCAAGCTCGTTTCCAAACTCGTCACAGGGAGCCACAGTAGCCTGATAGACGCCTGAGCGCAGGCTGCCCCCGTACTCTATCTGAGCCGGCTCTATGCACATGGGTTTGAGTAGCGGAAACACCCTAAGTTTCTCACATGCCAGAAAACAACCATTCTCCTGCATGAACTTTTTCCTATCGTATTCTTTATCGCATATCTTATACCCATGATAATGATACCATATATCACCTTCATCATCAGGAGTAAGGGCCTTGTCTACAATAACATACCTGGGAGGATTATAATCGTCAGTCCAATAAATACACTTACCACATTTCTCTGTCTTGATTTCTATGGTTTTTATAGGATGATAGATAGAGAAATTGAGGCACGGATCTTGCTCGTTGTCTTCAAGCAGGGTTTTCATGCCAGAGCACAACGACTCCGATCCTTCTACCATAGATTCTATATCGGAATCAGATAAGATACTTGTATCGGATTCAGGCTTGAAATAAGTTATCTTAGATACGCCTGTTTCAGGATTTGTTATAAAAAAATAGATATTGCCTGAAGTAAGATCATTCTTGTAACCAATAACTTTAAACCCATCGAAATCAATGCATTTAAGGTTACTGTGCTCGTTAGATCTCATCCCAACATTACCATCCTCGGATTCTATGTTGGCATTCAAGGCAAACGTATAATGCTGATCCGTAAGACTCGACGGATGCAGATCGCGGTTCATACCTGTTTGAGGAACCGCTATGTTTCTGTTATCTTCTGATGCCATCTTTGTAACTGTTTGTCACAAAGATAGCAAAAGAGATTTAATCATGGGCTTTCAAAGCGAGCGTAAAATGGCAGATAATCACCCTGTCTTATATCTTTTACCCCTAATCAACACAGTGCCATCACCACCAGCTCCAGCATAAACCATAGAGTATCTGACGCCGCCACCTCCACCGCCGGCAGAGCTACCTCCGCCTCCGCCTCCAACTAAAAAAAACGTCTACGAGAAAACAGCCATCAGGAACTATCCATGTGTAATTGCCAGCCGGATAAAACCTTATAAGAAAGTCTTCAAGCTCCCTGTCTTTATATTCGAATCTCCTCCTCATAATTTACGCAAATATATAAAAAGAATCATTGCGATATATACTACTCTCTGTTGCAGAAGTAATACAATCAACATCTTCATCTGCATTATTAATAAGATCTCTCATTCCATCGTATCTATTAGAAAACATAAAAACGTACCTCTGGTCATTTATCTGAAACTTGTATATAATACCCTGTTGTTCACTTGCAGGATACGGGTCAAATCTAATCCATATTGTCATTGGTTCGTAACCGGTAGAGGTGCTTGAAAACGAAAAAGAAACTGAACTATGAGTATGAATATTAAAGGCCGTTCCTTCTCTAAGTTGATTCAATACGCTATTTATCTTATCCTGGCTAATTGTATCGGATTTGATTTTATTCATTAAATCAAATAACCTGATCCTATCTCCAGGCTCGATTTCTGTTTTTACACAATGATAAATAGCTCCATTACCAGATCTCTGTTCCTCAAAATATCTTCTCCTACTCATAATAATACTCCTTCCGATAATAACCGAGGAAACTAAACCCTTCCGACTCCTTCCTCAAAACATCATGCTTATTCCAATACTTTTCTAAGTCGAAAGCCTCTCTTTCGAATACGATATTATGATATGCCTTATCATGATCGCGATATATGTACAACCTAATCAGGTACTCAATTAAATACCATGCATAATATAAAAATATCGGAATAAGAGACAGCCACAACATCCACCATCCTGTATTACCGAATAAGAGACACAATCCTATTGTAAGCAAAGACACGAACATACCAAAATCAAATAACGTATGATACTGATTGCAATGTGCCTCCTCATGATATTCGGCTCTCAATGATATACTATCACGTTCGGTAAATACGGCTCCAAACAACATAATCGTTTTGTAGCCGTCAATGAACGTAAATAACTTAGCTATTTTTGATTTATAATATATTTTCATTGCCAAAAATAATTTTAAACCAATTACACAAAATCAAAAACTCAATAGGAGAATTAACTCCATCCCATTCCCATTTTTCGAGATAAGATCTTAACTTGCTTTTATCAACGTCTTCACCCCCTCTAAGAAAAACAAGATGCGGCATAAATAGCTCTCCTCCTTCCAAAGACTTGTTAAACTTACTAACCAGCCTCTTTCTGAATTTAGGGCCGTACCATGATTTTTCATTTGTGGATCCAAGACAATAATAAGAATTATTCTTAACCTTAATACCAAACCATTTACATATGTATGGATGATATACCCTGTCTGCTAAGAATATAAATGGTTTATACCATAGGCAATGCCAGAATGTACTACACTCGCCCCCGAACTTCTTAAAAGCCCATCTGAGCCCTCCAGAGAAGTACCAATTGTTAGCCCCTCTCTTAACCTTAACTTTGTATTTAAGATTCTTGTTACGGTTGCTAACCCTATCCCACGGCTTGACCTTATCGGTATCCATATCAGGAAGGAATGTCCAATGATGAAGTAAGGCACTGTAATAAGGATTATATATCTTATGTCCGTTTCTAATAACGTACTCAAAAATGTCGTATCCTGCTTGCCTGGCTTCTTCAAATCCTTTTTCTGACAAGAAAGCTAATATAGGAGCCAGATTCCAGATCTGATCTTGTGAAGTGAATGGGGAGAAGCATGGATCTTCGTCTTTCAACTCTATACCATTAGTGTACCCGGAACTTATCTTGGTAAGGCCGAATTTGCTTGCATCTTCGCTATGGATGTCATCTCTTAAGAAAAATCCTTTTTCGAATTTGAAATAAATACCTTTATTATTATTAAAAAATAGGTCATAAGTGGTATCGGCAAGGCGGGTAAGTACCAGTATGGCGTTACGAACATCATCTTCTGTCTTATTGCCAAGAATTATTTCCGTGTATAGGAACTGGAGATACTGAGCCAGGTTAATGGTTCCGTCGCCGACCCAGCCTACCCCGTTCTTCACCGACGACAGTGGGATGCACGAGGCCTGCTCTGTGTAGCTGGAATCATAAACGAAATCCCTATAGAAGACTTCTTTTATCTTATCGTATTTACTCCACAGATCTTCCATGCCATTACCCTATTACGATCACACAATCTCGTTTTTCTTTATTGTAGACCATCGTCCCCATCTTAGTGTACAAACCTTTTATATTTTGGTAATTGGTTTCACCATTAGCCGAAACGTTGGTAGTGACACTGTCGGAGTAAACCTCCTCACCACCTTCGTTAATGAAGTTAAATCCTTGTTTAACCATCTCTCCTCCAAGGTAGGCTGTAAAAGACACAACGACATTTCCTCGCCCTCTATTCTCATACCAATTACCATAGATATCGGCATTGATATTAGGCTCAGACTCGTCCATGCCCGGCGCTGATAGCAAGGTCTTCATCTTAATAAGTGCCCCTTCAAGACCAGACTGCATGTTATCACCACCATGAATAAGGTAATCACCTACCTGTTGTTGGGTGGTGGCCCACTGCCTACTCCATCCAACATACTTATTATCTACATCTGAGATGCCTGTATTGGTGAAACCGGTTGCAGTATCAAAATCGGAGCCGTCTTCTGATTCCCATCCGTACCTAAGAACAAGATAATCGAACTCAGGAATTACAACAACCTGCTCGCCGGCAGCTTGTGTGATTGTAACGTTCTTACTCTCTCCACCAGCCGTTACCTTGGCTACGCCTCTACGATCTTCAGCTACCGGATTAGGGCCGGCTGTGAAAATGATGTTTGCCGGTCCCACGCCTCTCATTTTGTCGGCGGTTGCTATTTCGCTTGCACTAACTTCTAACATTTTATCTCATTTTAAATATTTCAAATACATATATCCAACTCAACAAAAATACTATCGGGCAGTACATTGTTTCTATCAAACTCGCCTCTCCTTTGAATTGTCTGATTGACCAAACAACCATAGATGCAATAACGCCAAACAAGTATATAAACAAAACTACCTCAATCATACCAATTTAAGTATATTGTCAATTATAGGATACGCCTTAGTATATATCTCAAACTCAGCACGCCTCCGTCTAAGAGGTTCGTACATGCCTTTCAATGTCATTCCCATCATCTTAAGTTCAGTCTTAGCATTTTTCAGCTTAACCAAATCTTGCTGTGCATACAACTTGAACAAATCGGCAGCACCTTGTGCTTCTCCATTATACATCAGTTCCTCAAAGAATCTCATCTTTACAAAATTATCCACATAATCCAAAACCAGACCTTGAGGCGTATCTGGTATGATTATGTTAGATTCTCCGTCAAAAGGAAGAGACCGGTACTGCATGTAAATAGGACCATCGAAATTAGCATACAGGAATCCGTTTACGATATTTATCTCATACGGACTATCCTTTACTACCTTATTCCGGCATTTACTCAAACAAGAATCACGAAGCATAGGCTTAGCAAGACCTAACATTACCGGCCGGTCATAATAACAACGGACTTCATGATCGCGATCGTGGGTGTTGATATAAAATTTTTCAACTATCACTTTCTCGCATTCGTCTTTACAACATTCATCACAAGAACACCACCTATAACTTCTTTCGGTACGTTCTTTCCAGGCTATTGTATTTTGAAGCTCTGGTATCACCTTATCACCTTCCGGTACCTCATATCCCTTGAAATCGCATTTAAATGCCAGAATAAGATCAAAGTAATCTCCCGGCATACGAGCCTGTCCTCGCTTGACATCCACTACCGCCTCCTTGCGCATAGTAATATCGCCTCCAAACTTCTTCAGGGCGATTTCTACCCATTTGTAGATGGATACTTCATCTATCAGATCACGCTTGTCAAATGATCTTAAAGATGATTTTAATTCTATGATATATTCCTCAACAGTCATCGTAAAAAAAATATGGAGGACAGGAAACGAACCTGACCTCCACAAAGATATTGATAATATAGTTAATGTCCTATTTTGAAGATTCAAAAGTTAGGGTCTTCAAACTTACCGTACTTTAGAAAAATATTTCTACATCTTCCCTTTATGCCATTGAGAGTAACTTCATATCCAGGTCCTGTCATGTATATGGTTTGTTGATTGATTCTCTCTCCTGAATACTTATCCACAAAATAAGATCGATAAACACCAAACTTGTTCTTAACAATATCACTGTACAGCTCCCATCTACCCTGCCCATTTCTGAACATGAACTTGACTTCCTCAAGAAACAAACGAAGATTCTTTTCGGCGATGATGATTCCATTCTGTTCAAGCTTCTTCGCAATATCTCTAATCAACCACATGTTTTCATAATCAACCTTCTTAAATGACTCTGCAAACTCCACATCAGGACGCTGCTCTTCTATGGTCTTAATCGCCTGTTGTCTCTCCGCCTCTGCTTGTGCTCTCTCGGCTATGGCTCTATTTTTGGCATCAATCTCGTCAGCTAATGCTCTTAATGCAGACGGATAGTCTTTCGGTGTTATAGAATAGGAACCGGTTTTTCTTATAGAGGGAAGAACCTCTGATGTTACCCATCGTTTAAACTTCTTTGCAGACTCTAATTTGGAAGACAAAACAAGAGAATACAACCCGGATTCATTGATTACCCGTATGCTATCTAACTCATTGATTTCCAAGGGAGCTCAAAACGAGCCTCTCTGAAAATCAGATAGTTGCAAAAGAATGGTATCCTCTTCATCTACGTGTCTTTTTGCTGGATTTTTAGGCGTAGCATAACCGAGCGATCGAGCTACATCTACAGCTACAAACCACACGTCACCATTAGGGTCCACTATAGTCCTAATGTTTCCAAACTCTGAATTTCTAAAGATTGTTACACTTCCGTTAGTTTCCGTTTCGCTGGATTTTTGCGTCAAAATAATGCTACTGTTCTTCGCATTGTTTTGAAAATTGTTTACCTTTGTCTCCATAGAACTTTGTCTATATAAAGATATTTGATTAACATTATATCCGCCCGCTTGAGAAAGTAGACGGATATGCAAAAGTAGCGATTATTCTATATACACAAAGGATGATCGCTACTTTTTTTCTACTTATTTCTATGACCTAATTCCTTGTCTTCGAAAACTCTCTTAATCTGGAAATCTTTAAACACTCTTCTTTTAGCAAGTATTTCATTGTACATAAATCGATATCTTCGTCCTTTATTCATTTTAACCCTTAACTTCTTTTTTAAACTATCTTGTATTACAAAATGGTAATATCTTTTGGAGTCTGCGAAATCCATAGCCAGGTGGTTGTAGAGGTAGCCGTTGGTGCCGAGCCTGCTCACGATGTCCAGGTCCCGCCTGACGGCAAAGCGCTGCCCCGGTATAAGCACATGGCATAAGTATCCTACGTTATCTACGTAAACACCGGCATCAGCTTCCACATAATGTTCTGATACGGTTTTCCATATAATAGATAACAGCCTTAAAACCTCTCCTCTGTCTCTTATCATACCTTTCTTAAAACCATTCTTTCTCTTCATAAGACGATGGTAGTAGGCTACAAAATACGGTGATTGTATTGATGTTCTTTTCATCATTCAAAAATTAAAATTATATATTTCAGATAATTAACATTAGAATGTATTGTTACATTAAAATACTATTCTATATTTGCGAAGCCTACCGATCCTCACGGACAAGTAGGCTTATAAGTATTAATTTTAAAAACGTAGTAAAGTTATGAAAACGAACGTAGTTTTGCAATCAAAAGATCGAGTTTTATTGGGAATGAATGTGTCTGTTATGTCTAAAGATGGTTATATATGTATAACTGATGCCATGAAAGCCCTGTCTGCCAAAAGAGAAAAATTAGGCTTAGCGCCAAAACAGTTAAGCCATATAATTGAAACTGAGTCATTTAAAGAAAGGTGTACTGAATTAGTTAATAAGCTGGAGAATAAGCTTTTATTGAGTAGAAGAAATCTTCTACTCAATAATAACAAGTTGAATATCAGCAGTGTAATGGATCTTGGTAAATTAGACCTTGCCTACAAAAAAGGAAAAGGAGTAGATCAAAAATGGTTTGTCAATCCATATCTGTTTGTTATGATTGCATTAGAGATGGATCCAGAAATTTACGCAGAGGTTGTCATTTGGCTCACAGATGGTTTGATAGAAAACCGGAACGAAGCCGGCGATGCATACGTTAGGATGTGTAGCGCAATAAGCAAAATAGTTCCAAACAAGAATGACTTGAAAGACAATATAAAGAGAGTTGCTAAAGCTATTAATTTCATTGTTTTTAATAAACACGAAGATGGGATAAGGAATACTGCCAGCAAAGATGAGCTCAATGACATAATAGCTATAGAGAACGTCATAGCCTCTGTTATTGATGACGGTTTTATCAAAGATTACAATTCTTTGATAAATTACCTCGGAGATAAATGGAAAAGAAAATGGGGAAACCCTGTTCTTGCATTGAAATAGTACAAAAAAGACACCCGGCCAAACTATATAACTATGGCCGGGTGTCCAATAAAAAGAATCACTAAACAATTTTGCTTTTTTGATTGGAATCAAGATTCGGATTTTCATCGACAGGAATCTGTAGCCTGAACGCTACTTCCTTTATCGTCTCTGCTACCACGTACTCAATTAGCTTGATAGGACAGATAAATTCGTATTCCCATTCAGACTCACACCCTTTAGGTGTAGGATCGCAGGCCATCAACTCCAGCGCCTTCTTTCTTCTTGTTGTAAAGAACTCTACGTTAATAAGCTCTATATGGAAATCCGGTATATAAATATAGTCGTTTTCTACATAATAAAAAGGACGCCGCTCTTTCACATATTTAGCATACGGTCTTTTTTGTTCATTGCGATACGACTTTATTTCAGCGAACTTAAAAAATATGGTGTTATCTACGTTAGTCACCTTAGTAATAGCCGGTCTAAGGGCAGAATAAAGAAGTCCTGGAAGTTTATGTTTTGACCGCATAAGTGTATTACACAACGCAAATTCGGCATCACAACAAACTATTTTGTCAACTTCAATCATCTCCAGACAAGTAACGTAAGTCAGGAGCCGGTGGTCGCCAAGCAACGTCCCATCATCCCATCTCTGGGCTGTATAAGATTCGGCTTTGGTTCTACCGATATTCAATATCCATCTCCTGCTAACATGGGAGTCTTTATCAAGGGCATGAATACCGTTTACGACTCTTGATACAAATTCACCATTAGTGATCATGCTCCCCTCCTTTCTTTTGCTCTGGATTCTCTTGATTTAGCATTCAAGATCCTCATATAAATCTCTCTTTCACTCATGCCGGATATGGTTTTTATAGCATCATCCAACATAACTTTCGTATATAAAGGTTTAGGGAATCCCTTTATCTTAACCGGATCAGGAACTAACTTCGCCTTCCGATATTCATAAAATCTTTTAGAAGTTACATTAAGATAAGAAACAGCCTCTTCTCCGGTATAGTACTTAGCCGGATTAGCAAGTTGCGTCCATGTCTCAAGATCGTTGGCTGTAAGATGATCGCATTCCCCGCTTAAAAACATCTCCTTTATCTTATCGCATACCGCCGCACCGCTTTTACGCAGCGTCTCTGTCAGAATTTCTTTCATTTTCAAAACATGTCCGTGTTTTTTTATTTAATTCCATTTGTATCATAAAACGTTTACACCTTGATAATTTCAACTTCTTATATGTGACATTCTTCTGGTTTTTTACCATCAATATATCGAATGTCAAAACTACCGGTTTTACGCCTTCCAAATATAAAGTAATAACTGTTTTCAAACATAACCCTATCAAACAAACGGAAACCAAAAACTTCAAAAGGAGATTGATTTAGCCTCTTAATCCCTCCTTTTTGAATCTTTTGTTTATGTATCTGACGATTATGTCTTCTTACTAATCTTACTTTATAATAATATCCTAATCTTATAGCATTAAAATTCTTAGAAATAACAAAAGCATCAGAAACATGAGATTTTTCAAAACCATGATTAATCCTATTGTATTTTGTAACATAACCGAAAGTCATAGAAACTCTATCATATTTAGACTTTATTTCTTCATACAATCTCCATTTCATGATTCCCATTACGGCTGCGTCGCGAAGCGACTTGCCTCTCTTAATTTTTAAATCTATATTACCTTTATGGTATTCCTTATGACAGGTTTCACATAAGGTAATAAGATTAGATGGGGAATCACCTCCTGTTTTTCGGGATTCAATATGATGGACATTAAGGATCTTATCTTTCGATTTTCCTTTACAATACTGACATTTATGCCCATCCCTTGCTAAAACATATTCCCTTGTGTTCCAAAATCCAAGTTGATCACCTTCCTGATATTCTTTACCCGATATATTAGGATTCTTAATCTTTTGAGTATCAAATTGAGCCACTTCAATAACAATACGAGATATTGGTAGTATAGAGCAAACATTTTCAACAACGCGAATATGGGCGTCTATTTTGTACTTCACCGAAGGTGCTATCCATCCCGGACGCTTGCTTTTTATTCTATTATTAAAACGAGGTTTTCTATATCTTAACCTGTTTCGTCTTGCTCTTCGTAGCTCCCTTCTGGTAGACAAAAGATCTACGATATCATTTCTAAGGATAACTTCACTACTGTAAAGTTCTTTGCTTTTCGTCGTTGCTGATAAACCAACATGCTTAGTTCCAGCATCAACGCCTAATACAATTTCTTGTTTGTAATCAGATGTTACGTACGTTAATCGGATGGTAAACGGACATAGGTTTACAACGACTGCCTTTTTGTTTTTAAGCAGTCTCCTAACCTTACCATACCTCGTTGTGGGCATCATAGGTTTACCATCTATATCCTGTACGTACACCATACTTACAAACGTTTTTAATGTTTATTCAACATAAGTCAGAGTAAAACTCTGTTAGTACCCATCGCCAATGTTATTTAAGGTTTTTCGTAAGCAACACTATAGCTCGAATACAACCATTGTTTAATCACTTACCTTAGAGCTACGAACTTGGGCAAACATCCGTAGGTAACTATCTATTCTTAAATAACGTAGTGTTTGTTTCAACACTTAGGCTAATAATCGGAATAGCTTTTGGCTATTATACATAATACGATACAAATGTTTATGATTTGCATAAATTATGTATTATTCGCGAAAATTACGATATTGTGTTCAATAGGCATCTCAATATTAACCGTAACCCATTCTACACAGATATTAAAAATCATGCTATAGATCAATAACCTATGCCATATACAAAACCTGAACATTCTTGAAAAGCCAAGAGAAATAGGTCCCATGATAGAGAATGACCTAATATCGGATACAGCCAATTAGTGATACTAAAAGGATAAAACTCATCAAAAATGCTGGCTAACATAATAACCTGCATCAATACAGGATAGTACTTTACAAACGTCACACAGACATTCCTTTGTCCTTTGCTAATAAACTTGTTGCTCATAATAAATTGTTGTTATGTTATTAAAATGGGGAAGGTGATCAGCACCTTCCCCTGGTTTTCAATCACTCTTTAGTGCTCGTCTTCTTTCTTTTCATCTTGCCTCCAACGCTACCGCCTTGACGCATTTTAGGTTTGTCTTTCTTATCGACTTCACCACCCTGACGAGCTTTCTTTTTACAAGCCATGATACTAAAATTTTAAAATTGAATGATATGCAATATTAATCATTTTTATTCTAATGGACAATACTTAAAACAAAATAATATAATCCAAAAAACATTCAAGGGAGAGAACTAAATCCCCTCCCTTGTTAATTATACTGGATTAAGATTCATCTGAGAATAAGAGTATTTTAAAGTTCCTCTATCATCACCGCACTCAGCTCCATCTACGATAAAGTTGTAAGAAGCAGGTGACTCATTATAGACATTAAATATACCACCATTCTTGGAAATACCTGTTTTTTCAAATTGCCTTACAGTAGCACTCTTATACAATTTGCCATCATAGGATACGTTTATAGTTCGTATATACCATGTAGTATCCTTATTCTCATCTCCAACATGAACATATCCTGCCAATATACCTCCCGCTACAGCTCCGAAATACGAACAAGAGCTTCCAGGCTGTTTTCTCTGGGTTGTAGTTCCAATGCTTATAGTAGCTCCAGGTATCTCACGGTAACTGGAATCTACTACCTTAATATCACAAGTATAAATTCGTATATCTCCATTTTCATCTCCAGTCCACTCGAATCCAGCAATACACTTGCCGGCACCAGGGTTATAAGAAACATTATTCTTCTTATAGGTAGCCCAAGAACCGTTTTTCAATGTGATATGAGCGGGTACAAGCTTGACCTCAGCAGCAGCTTGTGTAACATTTATTTTCAATGTTTTACCACTGTCATTTTGAGTAAGCACAACGGATCCAGTACGAGAAGAAGATGTACTTGTGTTGGCGGTTATCTTAAGAACACAAACCATACTATCAGAAGCCTGATTTTTATATTCAGTCGTAATCCAAGACGGTTTGGATGTAGTGGCAAAACCATGATAAGAACCATTCAATGTACTTTTGATTGTATATTGAGCATCATTAGATGCAGCTTGAACAGATAAAGATTTATCTGAAGTAGTATTATCATCGAATGTGAACTTATAAAGCATTTGTCTTTCCTGCAAAATACTAAGAGTAATTGTCTTTCCAGATTCATTTTGAACAAAAACAATATCACCAGATCTGGGAGAAGATGTTGTATTGGCAGATAACGTCACCACAGCCTTCATACTTTCAGATGTCTGGTCTCTGTAATCAACAGAACACCAATCAGGTTTTGACTTAACAGAAAAACCTATATATGAATTACTCTTAGTACTTATGATAACTTCTTCAATATTCTGAGATTCTCCAGAGACGAATCTCGACTTGCTTGTTCTTCCATCATGGAACTGAAATTTGTATGGAGCATATCCGCATTTTCCAACTTCATATTCGTATTTGTAGTCGGCACGACCACAATCATCATAACGAACGTATTTTACTTTATTACTATTGCTTCCAGTTCCACATCCGCTTTCGCTCCAAGAACCATAAGATCCGCAATTACAGCAATTCCCACATTTTACAGAATATTGACGATTTACGCTACCAGAGCAACTATCACGATAAGCATTGTACTGAATATGACCTACGCAGTCTCCTGTTCCGTAGTAAGACCAGTCTGTACAAGATTCTCCACCTCCATTAACCCATCTTGTGTCGTTATAAGAAGAAGAGCATGGATTGGTGTCACGTTGTTGCTTCTGAGACGTACAACCGTCGCAACGGGTACTTCCGGTGTCAGACCAAGAAGGAGTTGTGCTATCAGCTACGCAATCACCGTTTTTGTTAGCTACTGCCTGACCTTGGGAATTTACAGCATCTTGAGCCTTCTTATTAGCATCAGCTTGACTGATATTGGACGTAAATGGACCACCTACTTGATCTTGGGTTACGGTAACAGACGAACCATGCTGACAGCTTCCGCAATTGTTTCTGGTGAAGACCTTACTTGCCTTACCGGTCCAGGTACAAGTTCCCTGCGCGTCAGCAAGAGCCTGCCCCTGCTGTTCGACGGCAGCCTGAGCCTTGCTATTTGCGTCTTCCTGACTTACGGTAGACGTAAAAGGACCGCCGGTTACATCATCTTGGTCTATGGTAACCTTAGATCCGACACCTCCGTCAGCACACTGTTTTGTAAATACCTTGCTATATGTTCCGGTCCAGGTACATACCTTATCTCCACCTTCTACCCAGCGTTCATCTGCTCCACCATAACATTCGTTGGTATTAACCTGTTTTTTATAAGATTTACCACCTTCACATTTGGTTTCAAGCGGTTCGGAATCTACCCATACAGGGTCGGTGTTATCTGTTTCACACGTTCCGTTCTTATTAACATAAGCCTGACCTTGTGCTTCTACGGCTTCCTGAGCCAGCCTATTTGCCTCTTCCTGACTTTCATTAGAATAGAACGGTCCACCCACCATGTCTTGTGTTACGCTCATCGGAACGCCATGCTGACATGATCCGCAATTGTTTTTCGTAAATTCCTTGCTATATACACCTACGAACCTACATTTACCCTTCTGATTGGCAATATTCTGTCCTTGGGCTTTAACAGCTTCCTTAGCCTTATTATCAGCATCTTCTTGACTTACGAAAGAAGTAAAAGGATTACCTTCAACATCAGCTTCACTTACCTCTACTTCCGTTCCTGAATCCGGTATCTCACAGTCGTTTTTCTGGAACGTTTCTGAATAATGACCGGTCCAGCTACAGACTTTGTTTCCGCCGTCTACCCAACGTTCTTGATTATGGGTTTCAGAACATTCATTGGTATCACGTTGCTTTTTCTGAGACTTACCTTCATTACATCTAAGTTCTTCCGGTTCTACGTCTTCCCATACAGGATCGGTGCTTAATGGCGTACAGTTACCGTTTTTATTAACATAAGCCTGACCGCCTTCTTCTACAATCCTACGAGCTTCTGCGTCTGCTGCATCCTGGCTTTCTGTTGATGTAACAGGGCTTCCATTTACCATCTCAGCCGTAACCTCCATCTCTACACCTTTATGACAAGCCTCGCATTCGGGAACGAATCTCTTGCTGTAATGACCGGCATATACAGTCATATCTTCACAATTACCTTTATTGTTGGCAATAGCCTGACCTTGCTCTTTAACAGCAGCCTTGGCCTTGTTATTAGCATCATCTTGGCTTACGGTAGATGTGAAAGGAGCACCAACAACATCTTGTTCGGTTACCGTAATCTTAGATCCTACCTGACCTTCAGTACAATCATTTTTGGTAAATTCCTCACTGTATTTACCAGTCCACGTGCAATGGCCGTCCCGGTTGGCTATGGCCTGGCCCTGCTGCTCTACGGCAGCATGAGCGAGCGCGTTAGCCGCCTCCTGGCTTTCGTATGAAGTAAAAGGACCACCGGTTACATCGTCTTGGTCTACTGTTACCTGAGAGCCTATGCCTTCTCCTTCACAATTGTCTTTTGTGAATACCTTACTATATACACCAACAAATTGGTTTTTATCTATGCAGGTACCTTTCTTATTTGCAAGACCTTGTTTCTGTTCTTCCATAGCGGCCTCAGCCAGCGCATTAGCTGCCTCCTGGCTTTCCCTTGACACAAAAGCATCTGGGTATCCGGCAAGATCCTTTTCAGTCAAATCAACGAAGCTTCCGGTCTGAGATTCGGCATCGCAATCATTTTTCTGAACACGAGCCGAAGCCTTTCCTATAAAATAATTAGGATCCTCAATGCATTCACCATTAAGGTTAGCTTGTTCTTGACCGTTTTTCTCTATATCATCAAGAGCTTTCTTATCAGCATCTTCTTGACTTACGTCTGATGTGTATTTACCGGCTTCTACTGTGTAAGTGTAAGGTGCTCCGATAAACCCATCTTCGCAGTTATTTTTATAAAATACTTTTGACTTCTCTACGTTATACCATAAATTTGTTTCACATGTACCATGCTCATTAGCATAACCTGGACCTTCAGCTTCCAAGGCATCCAAAGCCTTCTGATTAGCATCCTCCTTAGAAACAGAAGAAGAGAAGCGGCCGGCTTCTACAACATACTCTACCATAGATCCAACTTCAGTTACCTCACAATCTGTCTTTTGGAACATCTTGGATTTCCTGTCGTTGTACCATTTTATGGTATTGCAAGTACCATGAGAATTAGCATAGTCTTGACCCTTGGCATCCAACTCAGCTTCAGCCTTTCGGTCAGCATCTTCCTGGCTTATGGTAGAAGAGAACTGCCCGGCTTCGATTGTCATCGTAACCAAACTTCCTTCTTCGGTATCAGGATCACAATCGTTCTTTCTAAACGACTTTGATTTCTTGACATTGTACCATAATATGGTATTGCAAGTACCATGAGAATTAGCATAGTCTTGACCCTTGGCATCCAACTCAGCTTCAGCCTTTCGGTCAGCATCTTCCTGGCTTATGGTAGAAGAGAACTGCCCGGCTTCGATTGTCATCGTAACCAAACTTCCTTCTTCGGTATCAGGATCACAATCGTTCTTTCTAAACGACTTTGATTTCTTGACATTGTACCATAATATGGTTATACAACGACCATGCTCATTAACCCAGTTCTGACCATTTTGCTCAATATCTTTCATAGCCTTGTCATCAGCATCAGACTGAGATATGATAGACGTGTATTTTCCGGCCTCAACAACATACTCAAGCTCTTCCCCTTTCTCTGTTTCAGGATTACATCCTTCTTTTGTGAAAAGAGCTGACTGTCTTTTATTTCTATAAACTACCTGTTCTTTTTTTTCATGAACTAACGTATATTCTTCAGATACGCTACCGTCCCTGGAAGACACCCTTATCTTGACACTTCTGTTGACACCAGTATCATTTTCATCAAAGTAAATATTAACCTTACTGTTAAGACCGCCTTCTTTCTTATCTATGTTCGCCCAACAATTATCTACTTTCATTCACTAACCCTCCATCTTAAATTTTTGGGAGTTGTACTTACGTTGATTACCTCAGAAGATTCATCGGAATCAAGATTAACAACATCCTTGTCCAGGTGAATTTCCTCCTTATCCACAGACTCGCATTCAACTATTTCAATAACATAATATTTTATATTACTTTCTATACTTAACTGCGTGCTTGTTTCATCACCCTCAATTTGTTCAAATTCCTTATCCAATTTAATGTAAGGAACGACCTTTCCAGGCTGATAAATAGGAATCAGTACACCATTTATAGTTATGTTCTCATTAACTTCATTCCCATCCTCATTGCCAGGCATGGAAACAATCATCGAAACCTGGAACGTGTCTTCAAGACCCGGATCACCAGGGAAACCATAATCAAGCCTAATATCATTGACGTCAATATTAAGACCGGAAGCGGTAGTAAATGCTTTTATGACACCCTTTATATCTTTCTCACCCGTAATAAGGGCATTGATAGAAGCAGCGTTGGTAGTAATAAGGATCTGCTTATCTCCACCAGATATAGGGAACTCCAGCCTGCTAACCGAGACTTCTGTGATTTTAATGCCTTTTTGCCTGAAAGTTATAGCTTTCATACTTTCAGTATCGGATTTCTTCACAATTCGGATAGTGATCCTGTCTTCCCTTCCTTTCCAAGATGGAGCATCGAAATTCATTTTATCACGACCGACACCTTCCTTCTTGTCCGAGGTAAGCCAAGAACCATCATCCATCTTATATATTTTCTCTCTCGACATAATTATCCTCCCTAATTTAAAGTGTCAACTCCCATTCAACTCCATCATCGACAACCACCTGAACCGTAGCCGTACCTCCTGTAGCTTCAAATGTTATGTCAGTAGGAATAACGTCGAATATCTCTTGTACACCTACACATCCTAAGCCACAGATAATGTCCTTAAACCATTCCTCTTTAGCATATTTTTTAAGAACCTCTTTAAAGAACTCACGAAGCCAATCCGAATCAATGGATTCCTTAAGTATGGTTTCTATTATTTCCTTAAGCCAAGATTCGTGCATTTCCTCTTTCAGAATCTCTTTAATAAGCTCGACAATAGTTTCTTTATCTAACTTATCAGAAGGTACAGAACCTTCAACGAGATTACCTCCACATATAAATCCTTTGCATTTTTCTGCCATTTCTTATCCTCCTAAATTAACAATGGAACCCATAAGAACTATTTGCCTCTTCTCGGTACACGACCCTCACTTCAGCAAATTCATCTTGTTGACACATATCCCGGCAGAACCTAACAGTACGACCCTGGACTTTATACATATCAGAAGGCACGACACCTCCGCAATAAGACACAAGCAAAATCTCTGCCGGATCTTTCTTTAGAACCACATGAGAAGTACCGTCAAACACTTCTGTATTAACAGATCCACTTACGTTAATAGCCCTTGAAACGTATTTAGCTAAATTAGCTAAAGCTCCGTCTAAAGGCATACCATGATACAAACCAGCTTCTTCTATAGTTTCTCCATCATAGAATATGTTAGAAGAAGGAATATTGCAATGATGCGGGCGTTCGCACCCACCATGACTGCCAAAACAACCGTTACCTGTTATTGCCATTGTTACTCAAAATATTTATTTTTTGTTTTAAAAATTCTATTTCCCTATCCTGGTATTCCATACGGCATATCATTGCATTGATTAAAGCCGTAAGATCAGATTTCTGAGCCAGACTGAAGTAGCCAGCGTTGATGCCGTCAGCGCAGTACACGCAGTTCGTGCAGGTGTATCCGTCCGGGCATGGCACCGGCGTCTCGTCCACATGTGGAATATATACGTGTTTACCACTTAAACCCTCACCAATTTGTGCACTCTTTTCCATTTTGTAACTGTTTTTCAAGTTGTTCAACCCTTTGTTTTAGAAGCGTATTTTCTTCAACCATCCTATCCAAAAACTTATCTATGTTTTCGAAAACCAGCTCTATATTATGCATAACCTCATTATAAGGCATACCTGGAGTTAATTTGGATATGAATGTCTTGCATCCTGTATAATGAATGCAATGATCGCTTAAATGACCATACGGGCAATCGCATTCTTTTGGAAGAATTTCGCAATTGTCCGCACAGTCATTACACGGATCAGACCCGATACAGATATTAGATCTCAGAATATCAGGTCTGTCATCTTTACAAGTGTTACAATTCATGACTTTCTTTTTTTTTGGTGCAAGATAACAATTTTCATTCACACCATCACAATAAGAAGTCAATCAATGTATTCCAAGCGGTTAGTGCTGCCTTTAAAAACGTATCCGCATCTGTTTTCTATCTCTACATCGGTAATAGGGAGAATAGCATCTTTGCCATAAGTAAGTTCGCATTTTGAAATAAAATTTACTATACCTTGATAATTACCATGAAATTCCCTTGCGAATTTCATGCCGGTAGGAATCCCTTCTTTATTGGTTTCGGGAATACCTATCAAGCACTTTATCCAGTTTGGCTCATTCTTGTTATTGCTTCGTATTTCGTAGTTCACGATATCAAATACAATACCTTCAAGGTTCTTGACATCGATGCTGTCCGCATCCATTTTCTTATCAATACGAATCGTGCTTGTTAAATCTCGTAATTTCATGATATTTTCTATTTTTGACATTAATGAATAACTGTCACAGTGTTTTAAAAGACCGAAGTAAGAAGACCAGCTTTCATTTGTAATACACTTCTTCGCGTCTTTGGCTACCCTCTTCCTTATTGTCACATAACCTTTATTGTGTTCAGATACGCCTTTGTTATTACGGTGGAAAACATACCCGCAAAAATCAAGAGGTCTATCCATGTCTGTTATAATACAAGTATGCCTTTTAGATCTTATCTTAAGCTCATACCACCAATAATTCTTAATCCTCCATTTGGCAGTATTAGCATCCTCCTTAGTATAGAAAGCAAGGAAATTATCGTCGGCATATCTCAATGAAAAAGGAGCTATTCTCTTTGCAAGATCATCAAAATCTTTCATAAGGAGATGATGAATGAAAGGGCTTGTAGGGGTTCCTATAGGTAACTCTCCAGATACGAAACTTACGTCTATTACAAAATCTATAAACTTTTTATTTGAAATAAAGTTCTTAAGTACTTTTCTAAATACTTTGTCTTTTACATGGTTATAACATTTACGTTGATCTATAACCAGGCAATACTTCAAATCAAGTCTATCATAATAAACATGCTTTATCTTTTTAATAAGAGACCTTGATTTAGACGATGCTGTTATGCCAAATCCCGGCTTACAATTAAGACCATTCATATTATCCTTCTCATAATACAAAGGACCTAACTTTACTAAAACAAGATGCTGATAGATTCTGGTGGTAAGATCCGGGCTGTTTATTTCACGAACCTTACCATTCTTGTTTTCTTTTACAAGTTTGCGATATTTGATTTTGCTAACATAAGTACCATCTAAATACCATTCATACAATTTTAACGAATTACCATCAAAATCAGAATTAAAATTAACAACATCATTCTTTTTTAGAATGGTTTTTAAATGCTGCTTCGCATGCTTCTCTAATATCATCCAAACTTATATCTATATAGTTTGAAACTGATTTCAGTTGTGGGCTAATGACAGGCTTACGACCGTCGCGCATCTCTATCATATTTTTATCATATAACCTCATACGCTTGTCTTTTATTGATTCTCCACTCCTGGGAAAGATTAAAAAGAATATACCCAATTTTTTAGCCCACACAGGGCAAGGCCGCAATTGTTGCGATTCGTATTAGAAGCGGCGTTATTCGCATTCAGATTACGAGGCGAGCAATTGCCATTGTTCGCATTACCGCCGAAACGAGCAGCCAATCCTTTTTAACCTTTTTCTCAACCGTTATTTGCTATTTCAGAGGTCAGATCCCAATGTAAGACTTGTTAGCAGACTAACGGATTTCATTGAATAAATTTTTATTGTTTATAATGTTAACTATCTCTGTTGTCTAATAACATTGCAAATGTATGTATAATATTTTATAGCTACAAAACAATTTGTATTAAATATTTTAAATTTTTGTTTTATAGCTATAAAATATTATATTAACAAGATACGGCTGCGCCGTGATATAGTATATAAGGCTGCGCCTTAGCGCTGCGCTTATGATGGCTGCGCCATCAGAGGGGTGCAACCCCTCAGGCCTGCGGCTGACTGACGTCTAATAATAACTGGGCAAGGCCGCAAGTGTAGCGAATCGCAGTAGAAGCGGCGTAATACGCATACAGAGAACGAGGCGAGCAATAGTCAAAGCTCGCAATACCGCCGAAACGAGCAGACACTCTGGACTTTATACCAACAGATGAAGCCCAGTAGCAGTCGTCCCATGCATAAAAACATTCTCCTAAATTATAATTTCCTCCCTTTTTACCCTTCCATCCGGTATAAGGGATACGATGCAAAACACGACCATCTCCTAAATTTTGGGTAGTTGCTATCTTCTTATATTTGGATTCAAAATCAAAAACCTCACCATTATTTATAGTAGACCTTTTCTCATATATCCATTTCTTTTGATCTGGCTCTATATAAATATCAATAGTATTACCTATTCGAGTGACATTAGGATCATTTAAACAAGTCCCTACCTGTTCGTATCCTCCTCCGCAATACCTAAAGACGTCTCCAGACAAATTCATACCATCGTACAAAGACATCCTTAAAATAACTTCCAAATCAAATTCTGCTGGTTCGTCATTTTCGTTTAAGGCCGATATGGTACCAGTCATTTCCTTAAACACAATAACATTCATATGACCTTCAGCCATACTCTTGGCTCCCTGGACGTTCTTATACCAGTATTTTCCTCCATAAAAATCAAACTCTGATCCTTCTTCTACGCCTGTTTCAAATGCAAAAGAAGCCGCCATCTGGCTTTCCATGCATTGTTCTTTAGGATACTCTGAATTTATGAGGTAAGAGAAATAAATTTTTTTAGTAGGTTCATAATGTATAATAGAAGCATTTGTAGCCCATACTCCATACAACCACGACTCTTCTCCTTTTTTGCGGTATTTCACTCCTCCATATTTGCGATAATTGACATCATTACCTACTCCGCTATTACTTGATATTCCTGAGCCGAAAGTGTCTGGATTGACTAAGTATTTAGTACCGTACAGCATTTCAAGGTATATGATATACGCATTCAAGGTCAAAAACCCACCTTCTGAAAAAGGATAAGAAGATTCAGGATCTACGTTATTAGCCCTCGAATACTTAGCTATATTGATTTGATTTACATCATCGCATCTCGGATAAGTTCTTCCATTTAGGAACATCGTGCAGGCGTTACCAATTCCGGCTCCGGATTTACAATTTGTTTCTCCTTCATACAAGAAAAAGAAAGATCTTGCCTTGGAGTCTACTGTACATACAGGTCCAGGAGATAAAGCTGTGGGAGGCAGCACAGGGCACGTCTGGCGCAGGTCAAGTCCGTCCAGCATAGGGACCGTGTCTGCGTCGTACACCCCAGACCATATTTTTCCACTTTTTCCAACTACTTTATCAGCTACATACAGGCTCTTGCTACATCCTAAGAATATGCTATAATTCTTTGAAGTAGTCTCCCAAGGTCTTAAAATCCTTACCTCTGACCCTGATACATTATAAAGTTTTTGACCAATACCATACTCTTCGTAAAAAGCCTTAGCGTCAAATGCTCCAGCATCACAATACTTATTTTTATGACCGCTATCCAAATACAGTTCCACATCGCATTCGGCTCTCATTTCCTCGGTTATGCCCACCGTAGGAGCAAAATCTCCGTTTTCAAATCTAAGGAGATTATTCTTACGAAGCTTCCCGACCGGACGCACTTTGTCTCCGGTATTTTGAGTCATGTCTATAAGGTAAAAATCCCAAGAAGGGAGAAGGCTTTTGTCGCCAACTGATTCCGTGGCTTCTGGAGGAAGCTGGTCCTCAGCCCAAGCGGATGCCGATCCTGAAGCACCTTCTTTAAGAACGTTGAAAGTATTACCATCAGACAAAACAAAAGGCTCAGATTCCTCCCCTTTCTTCGATAAAAACTTTTCCCTTTTACCAACTTGATTAACGACGATGTTCTTCTTAGCCTTATTCCCTTCATCGGAAATAGTGTAATTCAAAGTCGTATCAAGACCTTCATTTATTTCAGAAAACACCGACACCAGTTTATCATTCTCACCTTCTGTCGGATTAAATTTTACGTTGCTCATTTTCAAAAATCAAATTTGCATTCATCAACAACAGGCTCGCATTTGGTATTTTCATTAACCCATTTCATGCCCTCTTCTTCCAGTATCTTCTTAGCCTTTTCATTGGCATCATCAACGCTAATGAAAGACGTTACGGTACCGGCGTATATCCTCCTGTATTTCTCAGGAGCCTTCCATCCTTCCTTACAACGTTTACTAAACCAACCATGTTGATCTTCGTTGTAATAAACGGTTTTACATACTCCAGATTCGTTAGCGGCAGCCTGCCCTTCTTGCTCAAGAATCTTCGCAGCTTCGTAGTTGGCTATTTCGGTACTGAACTTAGACCATACACGCCCGGCCTCTACCACGTGATGTGTGGGTTGTTCTTGTTTTTGACCATCAGGACAATCATTTTTAAAGAAATCCCCTTCCTGTCTTGTGTTATAATATACCTCGCAACATCCACCTACTTTATTAGCATACAACGGACCTTCTTTCTCCGCAAACTCTTCCGCTTTCCTATCTGCATCATCTTGGCTTATATCCGAACAAAATTCAGCCTCATGAACGATAAACGTTTCTTCAGAACCAAGATCTTCCGGACAGTCCGATTTCTTGAAAGCTTTTCTGTATTCTTTGTTGTAATACATCTTTTTCATGACAAGATCTTATTAAGTTCTTCTTTAAATTTCTGAATCTCGTCCGGGCACAACCCGCATTCCCCTTCACATACGATTCTTTTCATACGATCTATTTTAAGAACCGTATCCATATCAGGCTTAATACCTACCTTATACTTATGATATTGTAGATACTGATCAGCCTTGCATGCTATAAAACGATCAGCACACTCACATAAGTAAGATGAAGGGAAAAGAATTTGCTGTGTACTTCCGGTAACTGCCATATCACTTCACGGTAAAATACCTGGCGTATTCTTTATTTATGTATTCAGAATAAGTAGCAAGATCATCCGGATCCGGGCACTCGTTCTTCAAATTAACAATCCAGCCTCTTACCAGCTTTTGAATATCAGCATACCTTTTACTTACACCTCCTACAAACCTGAACTTGCGATGAAGGTCTATGATTTTCTTGTCCAATACAGCAAGTTCATCGTATTTCTGAATACAAGCCGCATTAGAATCAGCTTTAGGTGTCGTATTCGACTGAGGCTTTATAGCCCTATTTCTATTAACAGAAGTAATATTACTTCTTCCACATCCACATCCCATAACTTATTTATATTTAATTAATTACATTTTGCAACCACAATTTTCACAATTATTGAGAACGTAAATCAATTTAGATGCTTTTTCGTATAATTGTTTTACGTTTTCAAAATTCCCTAATCTCATATTAGCTTCAGCCGCAGCCAGCAGAAACTCTATTTCTTTTATTTTATTAATTATGTCATCATCCTCATGATCACATAACACAGTTGACCTGGCCCATATCTTATCTATGTTAAGACGGATCAGATCTGTTTTTAAATACTTTCTGTTAAATGAATAAGAGGAAGGACTGCCTTTTATGGTAATATCGTATATACCATCTTTTAGGTTTTCAAAATCATTTCCGCGACCCGGATTTATGCCAAGGGTCTTACTGTTGAATACATTCAACTGATTCTTACCAAGATAATAAACATACTTATTCTCATCTTCAGGTGGTACGATCTCTATAATAGCCGGTCTGTCTGCCAGTATCCCCCATTCCGACTGATCGGCTATACGAAGCGTTTTAGGGTTGTTGGTGCTTATAACCTCAAAATCAAGATGAATGTTGTTCATACTCTCTTCCCATCCCATTCTGGTAAGGGAATCATCGTATCTGGCTGTTATATCAGCTCCCTCTACTTCAGTACTATTAACACGTACCTCGGTACCATTTATCTTGACTCCTACTATTTGGGCCACCAACGACTTAGCCATACCAAACATAGGAACAATGATTTCCCCGTTATAATCAGTTCCTTCATTTGGATACTGCACTACCTCCGTCTTGTACAGACCGTCATTTCTTCTGGCTACTATTCTAATAACCATCTGATTTTCTACATCGTAGTCGGTCATTACTATCCTGACATAGAAAATATTATTCCTTATCTGTGGTAAAATATCAATGTAATTCATTTCCTTCTCTTTTTCTACAAAGATATAGAAATGAAGCGATAAAACACAACACTGACGTATATTGTTATGGAGAGCAAGAACCCTACCCGCACATTCGAAGATCTACTCCGTATTCCCGGAATATGTCGTCGAAGGATATATCTTCGTCGGAATAATACACTTCGCATATCTTACGGTACTTTTTCAATGCCAAAATGTACAAGCTCATCATGTTCTTGCCTTTTATTTTCTTAATGGCTTTTGTGATAACCTCTTCAGTAGATACACTCATTAGGACATTATTAAAGAAGGTCCTAATATTGCAACCAAATCTTTCTTTAACCCTACTCCTGAATAGTCGATACAAGGTTGTGTTCTTCAACGTATTCAAACCATTCTTCTTCAACCTTTTATTCAACGACTCAACAGCTTTATCAGAAAAACATGTGCGATTTTTCCCTTCTCCATCCACATATTCAGAAAACCAAGAATGGAGCGTTGTGGGATTCTTCATAATCCTATCAATGAAAGAGTCAATGATGTGAGTTCTAAGATCACGCTTGTGAGCATGACAGGCCGCTATTTTCTCCTCTCTCTTTAATGACATGTCAAGACAACGAAAAACTCGACAACTTTCATCTATGAAATATTCAGGATGCTCTTTCTTAAATTCCTCACGATAAGCCTTGTATCCTACTTTTCTAAGGTGAGATATCTCAGAATTTATATAAAACCTAACACACCTGCCCTCAGTCTCCTGAACCTTTATACTATATGGAACCGATCGACGACCGTATATAAGATAATCGTACACCATGGCCTCCACAAAATCAGCATACGGGAAATAACGGCCAAATCCGTAGTTCCAAACAATAAAACAACGCACTCGATCTTTCCAATAGTCGGTGATTACAAAATTACTGCTATATCTTAAATTGAACTCTTTTTTAAAGAAATGACCTGTTTTGCTATCATAATTAAGATTAAAATATCTTAAATTTCCTAAACATTGACCTTCCGGTCTACGCACTACATTATAGCTAAAACGGTTATACTCATTGCGTATAACCTCTAAAGGTGAGACCGACTCTTTCTTAAGAAGTCTGTCGTGAAGCTTGCGCCCGTCTTTTATTTCAATTATATTTACGCTCATATTATATTTACGTTTTGGGCAAATATAGCAAACCAGTTTGCTTGCTCCAAATTTTGATAAAAATATTTTATCCTGTCCTTCGTTTGAGAAAATAGGGGGCAGGTTTTTTTGTTTGCACCTATACCATATCTCAAAACGTATCCGTATTTCTATATTCGGATCGTAACACGCTGAGCATCAGGGTGGACCAAGTTATCTTGAATAAAAACAGTCCCGATTTTATCGTTCCCGCTTTTATTCTTCATTCCCTGAATTATTATTCATCTTGTTTTAATTAATTATTTGTTATTCATATTATTTTAACTTTTAAGACCTTATTCTTTATTCCTCATAATATGGAGTGACTGAAACCGAATCGACCGAAGGGAGTGAGGTGAAGGAGCGTATTGCCCTATATGTTGTTTGGCTTATTGTTTAATCCTTTAAGTGAACGAATATCGTGACCGTAGGGAGCGATATGAGAGAACGTAGAAATATTGATTTAATTCTTTAGTGAATTTATGCCGAATCGAGCGAAGCGAGTGAGGTATGAATGAACTTTTGTTTAAGACCGTAAAGTAGCCAGTGGATAAGCGGGCAGGGCAGGCGAGGCTGTAGTGTGTCGTAGCGCAGGACAGCCCAGGCGGCAGAGCAGGTCCCTTCAGGCCGCAGCACGAGGCAGGCCGGGTAGGTTGCAGGGTAGGGGTTGCCGTTGTAGGATAGAACTTCAGGATAGGCGTAAGACAGGCTTTGTCCGTCTTACATCAGTGGCTTCTCACCATATTCTATAAAATACACCCATACTCAAACAAGGAGAAAAACCATCTTTAGACAATCCGTATCCGGCGGTGATTCCTAATCCCCACCGTCTACTTTTTTCGTATATTATTTCTCTTTTGTGGTAGATTGTCATCGTATCTAAATTTGGTCGGTATCCACTTATTACCGCTCTATAATCATCCGTCTGATACGTTTTTCTCTGTATTGGTATATTGATATAAACAGTGTCTTTTATCGTATCTTTTTTAACTATAGCATCCATAGGGAAAGGTATTTCTACCTCCCCTACGTCAACTATATACTGGGGAACAGGAATAGGTTGGATAATGGTATCTATTACCGTATCTATTTCTATATCGTGTATTATTTCTTTCTTCTTGCATGTTTTACCAAACAAGAAAGATATAAAACACAGTAGAAGAACTCCTAACACATGACTGACTCTCATCTTTTGCCCTCCTTATCTTCGTCTAAAAGCTCTTGTATATCACCGTTGTTAATACCTTCTTTAAGCTCTTCTCCGAATGGAACTTTTTGCCACCAACTTACTTTACTAAAGAAATACTTAACGCCTTTTACTATCATTAAATCAGGTGCAAGATCTCCGAGGCGCTTGAATGCCATCCCACCGTATAATATTAAGGCGAATATCGTAATCCACTGAAGAAGCATGTCTATAAATTCTGGAGATTTATGTCCTCCCATAGACATAATAAGATCCATTCCGGATATGGTGAACAACCCGAAAGAACAGGCCGCGAACTCAAGAAGGATTTTCAAAACTCCCATTTCGCTTATGCATGTCAATATCTTAAAAGGCCTCTTTCTCTTTCTTCGGATATAGCAGTGTTTGATACTTTTTATAGTAGCTAACAAAAGATTTATAGCTAATATAAACAATATAGAATATATAAGGTGGTGAATCTCCTGGAAATTCATCCACAACGCTGATAATCCGGAAATGAGAAAAGCCCAGAAACTTTCTAAATTCATCCTTCCTACAAATCTGTAAGCCATATTAGAACATAGTTACTTTCTTGCTACTTCCAAGAGAGTCATATACGTCAATATGGACCCAATTGGTACCTGATTCTAATCTAATGGGACAAGGAAGTAAATCCTGCGACTGAATTATTTTATTCCTTGTCTCTTCTGCCGTCATACCCTTGGCATCGAAATCGATAGCTGCTCCAAGCATATGAGGACTGATATACAACGACCCTGATACGGTTTTAGATTTTACTATATCCGAGATATTGTTCCTAAACCCACGCTCATCAAACCTTCCACCCGACTTCCAGGTATTAACCGTCATCGGAGTTTTTAAGATGTCTTTCCTTAAAACCAGTATCGTGTGAAGCAATTCAGTTCTTAAATACCTCCAGCAAAGATCTTTGTCTCTACCGTATTCTTTAGGACCAACTAATTCAACAATACTAAAATACTGACTCAATTCTTTTATAATGTTTTTTCTTTCCATAACTTAACCTTTTTCACAAAGATAATCAGAACCTTACCGATATGAAAAACAAGTAGAGTCTGGATTAAAAAAACCCCTGCATAAATAAATATACAGGGGTTATCCATAACATTAACAACAAATTACGACCTAAACAACCTTTACGTATCCGGCTGATACAAGATCCGAAAGATTCTCGTAAGCCAAAGGGATGCCTGAATCTCTTATGCAAAGATACTTAATTTCTTTGTCAATGTAATACTTTCCATTCTCTAAAATAGAATTATATACCCAAGGAATAGGATCGTCTATCGTACCTGAATGTTTTTCCTGAACAACCATATACAGGCTTTCGGCTCCACCTCCCTGACCAGGAACCCAGTCGGCTTGGAGATTATGATTTTGCCTTACTTCAAACAGGGTCCAATCCAAATCCGAAGGTTTGTTCTTGCTACGGAAACGTTGCCCTTTTACAACAGCAGTGCCCATAGGAAGACCTTTGTCGCCGTAAACTCCATCCTTGTCCCAGATAGGGTACAACCCCTTTATCTTAAGAGCAAGATTCTGGTCGGTGTTTTCCAACATAGCCGGCGTGTTGATCATCGCCCTCATGTACATAGCTGTAGCCTTCTCCGGATCATTGGCTTCAAGGATCTTATTTTTTTCTATGATCTGATCCTTTGTCCTTACCAACTTCTCAGGATAGCCTTCATCTACTTTCATAGACTCAACTTCACTCCTGTCGGTTTTAGAAGCTATTTCCTTTTCTATGGCAGCAGTACGATCGTTGCACTCAGATTCATATACATGCATTTCATTCATTGCCGTATTAGCAATATCAAGCTCGTATTCTGAATCTGCTACGGATACGGTGTATATCCCGCTTCCTTTTGCTACATCAATATCGTTTTTAACCTTCTGTCTCATGCTACTGTTATACCATATCTGTTTACCATCCAGACTATAAGAACGGACAGCATCAGAATAAGCATATTCCCTGGCCTCAGAAACTTTCTCATCCTTAGCCTTGGCGAGCAACTCCTCTTCAGTTGGTCCAGGAGGCTCCGGGTCAAGCTGCATGGCAATAACTTCTTTCACACTCGCATCAGGATTGTCTTGATGGAATTTTTCTTGATCGGAGTCAAGTTGAACCCATTTACCATCTAAGAAATCTTGGTAAGAATACCCTACTTCGTAAGAAGAGGAGTCCAACTCATATCCTTCCCAATAAAAACCTTTTATATTCTTATTTACATAAAGCATATTCTATCCTTTCTATTAAGCTTGTTCACCTACTCTGATAACCAACTTATCATTGATATACCAGATACTTAATTCTATAAAACTATTTTTAGGTATCACTACGCTATCGCCTGACATACTCTGGAACTGTCCAAAGGTAGGAAGCGGCTGTGTGATGTCCGTGCCGGTGGTGTTGTTAACCCGCACCTGCCACTCCCTCCCAACATACTCAGAAGATACGGTCATAAACAGATTCGTAGCAGAAGCGACGTTGGCTATGATATTATGAGCACGTTTTGGTAAATTTGCCAATGTTGTAACAACCTTAGGGGGCATAGCCATAAAATTCAAATAAGACAATATCGTATTAGACAACGTAACCATATTGTTCATAGCCTCATATGTCTTATCTTGAATAACAACAAAAGTCCCCACCTGAATTTCTATATCATATTCAGATGCGCCTACCGCTGAGTCGGCATTAGCAAATGAGGCAAATACTATTTTTAATTTAAAATTATTTTCAAAATCATTACCTTCTAAAAAATAATTCAAATGATAATAATCACCATCTAACTTACCTAATGCGATATTGTTGTTGTATGCATCCAAAACTTTTGCAAACGAACTTTCATCAAGAGTTCCAGAAGTACTGGGAAATATGGATAGATCAAGATAAGTCGAATCTACTCCGGTACTTACCATACCAAGCGATTCAAGCACCTTACCACCACTTTCTTCAGTAACCAAAATATATTCATTATACACGTTTTTGGTTTCTGTAGATGCCACATCATCTTTTACAAGATACATGACATTATCCTTCGCCTTTTCAACAGTAGGAAGTTTGCTAACAATCTGCTTCTTCCACCCTGCTGCCGATACAGCATCATCTATATACTTCTTGTTTACATAATCTCCCCATGTCATATTACTAAGAAGAGTCTTGCTACCGTCTTGACTTCCGGCAGGGGGAGCCGGGATAAGGCCTCCTTTGCCCGACTCTGAGCCTGTTCCAGGAGCAGCCTGCACCACATTCTCAAGTCTGGAATCAACCTCCTGACCTTCGAATTTACTGTTATAACCTACTTCTGCCATATTTATTTTTTGTTAATTTTATCCAACAATTTCTTGATCTGGTCTACGATGTCCATCACCGCGCCAACCTTGTTTTTTACGTCCTCAACCTTCTGATCAATCTTAGAATCCAAAGCCTTTAAACGGTCTTCGTTTTTACGATACACTAAATACAGGGCTAAACCGATGATTGCTATCGTAAGGATATTAGCCAAAACGCATCCTATTATTATCTGAAACATGATGATTATATGGTAGATAACGCTACCACACGCTTTAATTATTCAACTTTTTTACAAATATAGCAATTGTCCCAACCATAACAAGATCAAAGACGCTCGTCATTAACATCAGACACCCACTCTTTAGATGAAAGAACAGATTCAAGCTCAGAAGAAGGGCTGTCATATACCAGATACGGGTATTGAGGTTCGTCATCAGCCTGCATGTCTAAAGACTTAAATAGAAGGTCATAATGTTCTACATGTAAAATAACTTTAGAGCCATCTACGCTCGCTCTTGGGCTGCCTATTCCTAATTCACGTCTCTTTTCTTCAGATACGGAATCATATACTTCTTTTGGTATGATAATAAATTTCATATTACTTTGATTTTAGGGTTTGTAAATAGTTGTATGCTTTGATACAGTCGTCTTTGGATAAAGCACTACTATAAATTCCAGCTAATTTAGTTGCCGACTCAGCAAATTGATTACTTCCATCAAAGCCTAAATTTACCATTGTATAATTTGATGATATATTGCCAGGCACAATATTGTATTCATTCCAATTTTCATCATATACTTTACCCTCTGAAGTTACGGCTCTCACTACATTTGATGGTATCAAGGTTTTATTTCCCTTTAATACGACATACACACCACTACCTTGAAGATTTTGGATTCTAACCTTTGATGATAAATCAAAACCACAATAAGATATCTTTTTAACGGGGAATTTAAAATCTAATATAACAGTAAAATTTTCGCCAAATTTAAACTGTTTACTAACCGCTTTATCATCCACCCCATCAGTAACCAGGTAACCTTCGTATTCGGGGATTTGCTCTATAGTAATGTCACAGGATTCTTGTACCTTATTTAAGGTAAATCCATACCAATCTCCATTTGCTTTAAATGGAAAAGACGGTAATGTATAAGTTCCATCTTCTGATATTTTATATAATTGTTGCCCTTCAGAAGTTGCTTGTCTATAAGATAGGGTTTGACCATCTTTCAGTCCATAAACTTTTATCTTATAAGAAGGAACTATAAAAGAAGGTTGTTCAGGATAGGATTGATAATATAACTGTGTAGACGCAACTTTAACTGAAGTTATATTTACAGAATAACTCGTCCAAGTTAAATCCGCTCTATCAGTAGATTGAACCCATCTACCACCAGCATAATTCTCAGCATACAACCCATACCCACTCCCTTCTGCAAACCCAAAATTCGACAGCACAAGATTATTACCATTGCCTGTAATGTTGGCAATAGTAGCACGATCTTCGTCCTCGTTGGTTTTGCCTACCACTGTCCATGCCTGGTCGGGGAAAAGCCAGGGATAGGTTTTAACGAAGTAGTCTTTGATCTTGGTCAGTTCTTCTTCGGTGGCATCATGATCGAGAATGACTATTTCCCAAATGGCAGCATTGGCATAATTACTTAATTGGCCAAAATAAGTTTTACAAATACACAGCTTATTAGTAGATTTAGATGTTCCTTTTTTTATTATTTGACCATTGTAACTACTTGATGTTTGCCATGTAATAGGGTTATTATCGTCAATATATACATCTGTAAAACTATTATAAGATCCCGTAACGTCATTTACATTTTCATCCTTTCTATATTCAATTAAAAAAGCGCCTTCATCATTTGTGTCAAGATTTGATATTAAAGGTCTTTTATATCGAGTTGCATCATATCGTGTTATCCAATTCCTCAATGCAATAATACTATATCCTTTTTCTTTAGGCAATAATGGCAAGTTGTCACATCCCGCCCAATCGTCTACTCCGTCAAAGACAAGTGCGCCGGGGTAGAGAGGTAGTTGTTCAACGGTAAACGAACCTACTTTGCCGCTAACATTAATATAAACAGCTAAAAAATCATCTTCTTTTATTGCAGGAATTTCAGTGATGCCATTAGGGTTTAATGATACCGTTACTGTTGTTGCTGTTGATGTAGAAGGCGCATAAAATGATAAAGCCATATCACCTTCATCGTATCCTTCACTTGATATTTTTATGAAATAAGATTTATTAAATTGGTAAATATCCTTTGGTATATAAATAGCATTACCAACTCCTGTAGCTAAAATGGTTACTTTAATAGAATTGCTACCCTTCTCATCAATTCTTATTTTATCTACAGTAGCATTATTTCTAAAATCATTAAAATCCTGAACATATCCCCCAACTCCGGACATTCCCTTCCAAGAGAAGTTTTTCATTTGTAAATCATGTCCATTACCCGTCTTATCAACCCATACGGGATTAGCAGCCATCTGCTCATTAGTGAGACCGGAAGCGGAATATCTGGCTACGATACCTTCTATATCTGGGAAGGTATCTGCATTGCATGGCAGGTCTAATATCATTTTCGCATACTCTTTAAAAGGTATGGAAGTAGGTACATCATACCCTTTGGATATAAGGGCTTGCCTTATGTCCTCTTTGGTATTTATGATCCTCATTAACTTATCTGATATGGTTCCCATTACACTTCCTCCCCATTTATGTAATCTAATACCTGACCTATGTCTCCGATGTCCGATTTTATTGACTCTCCTTGAGAATGTATTTCAATAAGTTTCTGATATAAAGTGTTATCCCCTATACGATTCTTATCTGTAGCTTGTTCTTCGATTTTGGCTATCGTATCAGGATCTTCGTACTTAACGCCATCAGGACCATACCATTCGTCTGTTAAATTCGTGTATTTATGACGGACTGGAGTCGGTTTAGACTCCAGTGTTACTAAAAAATATTCGTTACAGCTCATGACAATAAGATTTAGTGGTTACAACAATTGCATCTACAAACTGTTCTCACGTAGCCAGAGGGAATGGCAGCCAGCTCCGTCCCTACGGAGATCGCCGGGTCAGTGCTTTCCATGACCGTCAGCGCCATCTTGTCCACGTCAAGGTCATTATCGTAAACGATTTCTCCCTCAACGTAAATGCTCCCTGCATCAGAAACGTAGCAGTTTTTGACCTGTCTTATATGACGTTGTGTAGCAGACGCAAAATCACACTCGATACTTAACCAACCTACCGGTATCTGATCAATATTAGATCCGATATTGTAATCAGGATCGGTTGTTTTAAGCACCATATGCCTCAATTCCCTTGTATTTCCGTATCCGTCCATTGTTATATATGTCCGGATCTGAACCTTGCCTTTTTCCGTCTTATAACAGTTTTCTACTATTTCAGTGTCGGATGTGGTAGCATCGGGGAAATCACAAACAATACGCTGCCATCCTTCTTGTATTTTGCTGAATGTGGCGCCTCTTTGTATATCAGGGTCGGTCGTTTCTAAGACAATAAGATACTCATCCCGGACTCCTATTATGCTATCTACCGACCTGTATCCACCAAGATGTATTTTACCACCAGGAGTAGTATAACATTCATCTACGGACATAATATGTCTTTCCGTAAGATCAGGGAAGTCGCATTCGGTTTTCGTCCATTCGTTAGGTATCTTATCTATTCTTGTCCACTGAGGATAGGCGGCGTCCGTTGTCTTAACAATATAATAATACTGTTCCCTTACACCAAGAACGGCATCAATAGATTGATAACCTTTTATATTGACCTTACCACCATCCGTCTTGTAGCATTCGTCTACTTCAACAATTTCCCGGTCCGTCATGTCAGGAAAATCACATACCATCCTCACCCAATCTTCGGGAATGGAATCCAGCACGGCCCCTACCTTAATATCAGGATCAGTAGACTGAAGGACGGTATAAACCTCTTCCCTGGCTCCAAGAATATTATCTATGGCCACCAAACCTTCTACTTGCACTTTTCCTTTTTTAGTAGTGTAACATTCAAGAACGTAAGTTACGTCTCGCTCTGTCATGTCAGGAAAGTCACAAACCATTCTAACCCAATTTTCCGGAATTAGCCTGAAAACATGGCCGGCAGGGAAATTATCGTCCGTCGATTGAATAACGGTATAAATAGATTCCCTGATATTTATCTTATCATCTATGGCTTCTAATCCTTCTATTTCAACCTTACCATCCGGAGTTTTATAACATCTGTTGACGAACGTAATGTCGCGTTCTGTCATATCAGGAAGATCACAGTCGATCATAACCCACTCGTCCGGTATTTTAGCAAGAACCTTACCTACCGGATTATCCATGTCGGTACTGTCGGTAATTCTATGGGTTTCTTTAAGAACATCCATCTGATCGTTAAGAAGATACCAACTCCATACTTCAACCTTTCCACCAGGTGTACGGTAACAGGTTTTGAAATCTTTGATAACTTTCTCAGCTATGTTAATCCACTCCCATTCGGTTGTGGCCGGAATACCAGAAACAGGATGCTTCTTACCTTCTTCGTCAAGATACCAATAACAGCCATTTAAGGACACAACCACTTGGTAGATTTTGTCCCCTATTTTTATACCGGATTTGCTATCATCTACCGGTTGGGAGGAACCCCATTTTCCAACTATGTTGGTTATTTTGTCAATGCCCCTACCTAAGGCACCAGATAAAAAATCCACGCCATTCATATGAAACTAACTTATTTCAAATTGTTTTATTACAAAAAAGGGGGTGGAGGACCAGCCTCCTCCCCCTTGGGATATATAGAAAAAAGGAAAATCAAATCTTGCAGGGCTTGATATTTGCCGAAGCAGCTAACAAGTCCATAAGGTCTTGAATACCTTCGTGAGCGCCATACGGTACATGGAAGTGTACTGTAATATGATCATCAATTACCCTACCGAAGCCGTTAGAGTAACGTGCCGGCTTCAACGTTACTGAATAATCAGCATACGGAGCCAACAGGTCTAAGCGGGTTTCTTCGTTGGTAAACATCCGTTCCATAAGCTCTTGGTGAGTCTTGCGGAAGTCGAAGAACATACGTTGTTCGCGTTCCTTATCCAGCAATTCAGCGCCGAGGTGAGTACGCGGAGCCCAGTGCTGTTTGTATTCGGTATGGATCGGGTTGAAGTACGTGCTGATAGCCTCGCGCTGTTCATCCGGATAACCGCCATTTACAGCAATACGAACAGATCCTTCTTGGAATGTCAGACGGTCAATCAAACAGTCGGACGGAGAAATCATGTAGTCAATACCACGGAATAAGATACCACATTTGCAGTTCTTAGGAAGCGGATCGGCGATAATGAACTGATCTCCTGCTACGGCACCCAAACGTTTCCAGTTACGTCCACGATAAGATTCGGGAGCTTTCGATACGAAGAAGTCTTTGAAAATTTTATCGCATTCGTCGCAAACCATGTTAGTAACGACCGTTGTTTTGAATTTATGTTGACATCCACCAGGTGTACCGTAATCTTCGATTGTCAGATACGGGAATGCTGCCTGCAATTCTTCTTTAGCACTGTTACCACATTCATCATCCGGCAACGTGATTTCATAAGCTTCTTTCGAAATCTTACAAGAACCACATGCTTCCCAGCTAACGGTAGTAACAGTAGGATTGCTACACATATCTGCTGTTTTAGCAACGAACGTTACTGTGGCAGTCGGATTAGTTTCTACAAATGCATCGATATCAGCCTTCGTCAGTTTCTTGCTTACGGCCACAGTGTACATACCTACGCCGCCATCTTGGGCTGCTGTTTTCTCGGCAGTGCTACTAACGGCATTCTTAATGCTTTCTACTACAGTAGACTGATCAACCCCATCATCCTCTAACGTTACGGCATAAATCAAACCTCCGTCTACCTTAGTATATCCATCAGGGCACTCTTCGCATCCTTTCATGATAGAAGACAGCTTTTGAGTATAATCAGAAGGCTTACCACCTTCTTTCATCACCTGATATTTGGATGTAGAAAGATGACGTCCGACTCTCTTAATATCCAAACCTGGATAAGCAGCCTTAAGCTGAGCCAGGGCATAAGCATCACCGGTATCACACATTTCCATGCAATAGAAATTCATGTCGGTTTCCACCGGAGTTTTTTCCAGTTCATCACAAGAATGGATAGGATGGATTTCTACAAAATCACCTACCTTGCCACCACCTGCAATCGGCTGATTCTTGATACGTTCGATTGTTTTCAAAATAGCAGCCAAAATATCAACATCTTCGCAAGGATCACATTCTGAGCACATATCCTCACGACCCGGACAGTTTTCGAAAATGATGTAATCATCGATATTCACCTCACCCATCGGATAACCACGAAGCTCAAACAAACGTCCTGTCAGCTTAATATGGATAGGAATACGATCGCCTTTTCTTGCTGTAATAGCGGTACTGCCGTCAATTCCGTTATAACCGAAAATAACTTCATCTACTTTAATTTCTTTGCTCTTCGGAGCAGAAGCATACACTTCTATAATTTCATCAATAGCAAACGTAGGTGTAGAGAATGATTTATCATCAGATACACGGTCGTTAACCATCTCATTACGTCCGATTCTGATCTGGAAACGTTGTTCGTCCTTACGATATCCTTTCAAGTCTTTCAACGCTTTCAAACCATCTTTAGTCTGCTCACCATCCAAATCATAGATAGCGATCTGACCTTCTTGAAGCAACAAAGAATCTACGTCCGCCAACTTAGCGTGCGGAGGACAGATAATGTGTCTGTCATACGGTTTATGGATAGCCATAGCCTTATAATATTTTAAAAATTAATATTCTGTTATCTGTCTCAAAAATAGTGATAGTCATATAAGCAACAAAAAGCATTATGAATTAATTAATTCTTAATGCTTTTTGATAATCTTTAATTTAGGATATGCCTTTCTTCTGCTACAAAGGAGATTGGACGTTGTTTGAATCTATTTGATAACGTCCGTATTCGCTTTCATTCAAAGCAAATTGTTTTTCAATCATGTTAAGGATAATACCAATTAATTTATCATCTAATTCAGGATCTATATCGGTTGAATTAGAACCATCGGATTTAATATATCCTTCGATGTCAACTTCCTTCGGATAGCGGTAATACGTAAGGTAAACGGTGTCTACATCAAAACCAGATTTATACACCCTTACCGAATCTTCGCCTATTGTATAGAATGTTTCCCTAAAATCAAAATCAGGTTTGTTAAAAAAGTCGGCAAGAAGTTCATGCGGGTTTTCGTTCTTAGCCTCCCACATGGTAAAATCAGTGACCGTGCATTCACCTTTGGTAAATACGCCTGATATGTTTGAAAAAGAAAAGAAATCAAAAGGCAATGAAAACAAAGTACTTTCCGGATTATCTTTATCTTCTCTCTCATCAAGTTCTTTTGAATACACAACCAGCTTTTGGATATAACGTATATCCTCTTCGTTTTTCTTATCAAGGATATAACGAACAAGGCGGTTTTGTTCGTCATTAAAAAGCTGAACAAAACGTGCCTTGTCAAGTTTTATACCACCGTTGGTCATGTTTTCTTCAGCCTTCTGTAAGGCCCGGAGATAACAATCAACGATTTTCATAAATTCTCTTTTTTGTCAGCATATTGGTCAACATCAAAACCTTTATCATCTTCCTTTTTCTTCTTGTCAGACTTAGATCCTTCTATTTTTTTATGCTTGTTCTTTAAAGCATTATACGCTTCCAGAACACGTGACTTGGTTTCTAACATCGACTTATTGGAAGCAAGAGCCATAGATGCAGAGATGGCGTCGGCGCCCAGGAGCTCGCCATTCAGATACAGTCCGTCGGTGTTGACGGTGACAGCCAGCCCTTCGATCATTTCCTTGATCATACGATGGAATTTGATCACCTGCATCCCTTCGGAAGATTCGTCGTCAGATAAGAACCTTGAGCTTGCTTCTTTATACATGTCAACGTTTGTATTCTTGGCGTCAATCCAATTAGTGAATATGTATTGAACCATGCTCTGATCAAGCTCTACGCTGTATATGATGTCAAGATACAAAAGCAGATCGTAGATGCTTTTCCTTTCAGCCTCTGACCCTTTCAGCTTGTTCATAAACTCATATAAAATATCAGCCTTGTCAATCTGACGTTGTTTCCTGATATCTACGGCTGTAGTCTTGTCTTCTACACAATAATAAGATTCGACATACATCGGATTACCGTCTTCCTCTTTAGGAGTAAGAGACTTGGACAAAATAGCTATATACAGCTCAAATAAATCACGAACGTCATTAGTGTAGAACAAACGACCATCATACAAGTCAATTCTGTAAGAATCCCAGAAATCGAAATTCTTTTGGTCCAGGTCCTCATTGACAGTTTCTTCAAACGGATACCGAATATTCTTAATACGCATATCCATTTCATTCTTCTTGTCTTCAAGTGAGTAACCTTTATAACATGCTGAATTGATGAAGAAACCGGTATCATACACCCTAAGATCCTTATCCCATCCACAACAAGATACTGTCTTGTTCCCAGGGAAAGGAGTCTTGGAAATACCTCTTTCCTGATATCCGGAAGGAGCTTCTTCATCCATCTTACCTGTTATAACATAAATAGAGTCGGAATATATTTTCATTCCTCCTACGGTAGCCAGCAGTTTCTTAGACTCATGGCTTTCTTCAAAAATCTTTTTTCCCATCTTTTTATATATCCTATGAAAACAAAATTTGCGGCCGGTTTTAAAGCCGACCGCAAGTTAATATTAAAAGTTATGATTACAAAGAACTCGGTAACAATTCAATTGTTACGAACCGGCTGGTATCTTTTACCCAACAAGCCGATACAGAGTGGCACCAGAATTGTTCTGACATACGAGGATGGCTGGATACAATTTCTTGAGCCGATACTCTGGACGACCATCTACCTTGTTCGTAACCCCACCACATAGAACCGATATCAGGCTTAACGTAGAATACGTTGCTGTTGATATTACCAATACGAGCTTCGGCTGAAGCAGGAATGCCGGCAAATGCATTGGAATATTCAGGAGCGGTCAAATCTTCCATAATACATGAATATGATGTGATAGGAGTCATGCCGTCTACCAACTGGCTTCTATCTACCATATCAACGTAATCCAAAGAAGGTTCGTGTTCTACAATGACCTTACCAATACCCGGAATAGTAACGCCCTTGATCTTTACAGTTCCTAATTCAAGAGCATCATTTGATCCTGTTACCGGGTTATTGATGATACGTTCTGTACCCATAAGCGGAGCTAAGGCGCCTAATTGAGAGAAGAACTCATCACGGAAAATCTCAACGATATTCTTGTAAGCCATAGCACCTACCTTGAATTTCATTACACGATTTTCAATCGGCATATCGCTACGGCCACGGAAAATATAGTCAGCAGCAGCCAGGAAGTGTTCGCGCTTGATACCACCCGGACGAGCGTAGGAAATAACGAAACCACGGCGCAATTGGTGATACAGGCCTTCGTTTTTCATCAAAACACCATTATGGCCCTTGACTCTACCACCGCGCATGAACATAAGTTCGTATGCTTCCATCTTAGCCAACTCAGCCAAACAGAACAGAGATACTGTATTGGCTACACGAGCCGTACGCATATCAATGCTTCCATCACCAAGACGAGAACCGATGATAGCATAACTTGCATCACCTCCTCTGATTTCAGAAAGCTGACGAACTTTCTGGTAAGCTTTGTCGATGAAATTCTGTGTGCGTTCGTCCGCATAAGCCAAAGACTTAATACCGGCGTACATAGTCGTTTCACCTTCAACACCACGATGTCCACCAAGCGTAAATTCACAAGTCATAGAACCGGCCTTAGAAGCACCTCCTACGCCAGAGAACTGAGTAGAGAACTCACCAAGAACGTTTGTCACCTTCCAGTATTTAATACCGGCACGAAGCATGTCTTTCGGGAAGTATTTAGCACGAGAACGGCCCCACAACTTACACCAGTATCTCCAGTTTTCACCTTCTTGTTTCGGAGGACGCTCTGTAGAGATAAGAGCCTGGCAACCATTAATCACATCGTAAGTAATAACATCTCCTTGTTTGAATTGTGCATTCAACACAATTTCGAAGAAGCTTTCATCAATACCAGGTTTTGCATATTTCAAAGACGTGTCTTCTACTGTAACCACCTCATACGTTTCTGATACCGGAAGATCATAACGGAATGAACCATTGATACCATTTACGGTAATAGTAGCATCCTGTTTAATCATACCCATATACATAGGCAGAGGATAGTTTGTAATGTTAGAAAACAACTCAAGCATACCCAGATGATTCTTATCCGGATCTTCGTAGTACCAATCTTCTAAAGAGCTAAGATCGTGTTCTACGATACTTTGCTTAACGACTTTAGCGTCGGTATATCCAATCACCGTGTCACCATTCATGGTGGCCGGGAAATTTTTTGTTAAAAGTACATTAGCCATGAACGAAAAAATGTTTTAATTTTTAATCTATACTGATTTCATCGAACTTCACACCTTGAACTTGATCACCTTTATCATCTACCGGAGCCACCCTCTTGTCTTTATTTGTATGGCTGATGAGCTTATAAATTTTCTTTTTCTCATCAACTACAGCTTGATTCGACTTCTGTTTTATGAACTCTCCTGGGTTCATAAGAAACATAATCAAATCTGGCGCTTCTTCCGGATTCATCATCATCTCCCTTACCCTATTAAATGCTTTGGTAATTCCGGGATTCGATTCAGAAGGTTTTAGGGCAAAATCAAGAGCTTTAGATACCATAGTGTCATTTAGCTGATACTTTGCCTGGATAGAAGACTTAAGGTCTTTCTTATACCTTCTAAAATCTTCTGCATCCTTCGCCTTCTTTTCGGCAGCCTCTTTAGTACGTTGCTGGATAATATCATCCATTCTCTTATCAAGCTCAGCCTTGTACTTTATAGCCTTTGCTTCAACATACTCTTCTCCTTTATTGATAATGCCTTTGAAAAACTCATCAGCTTCATCTTTAGGCAACCCAAGAAGATCAACATAATGGCGAACGATCTTTATCTGATCTGCTTTGTTTTCAATGTCAAGCTTTTCTATAGGAGCAACATTCGTATCATATTGCTTAAGAATATCAACGATATTCGCGCCGGCCTTATCAGCCTGGATAAGCTTCTTAGTAATATCAGAAACAGAAGTAACATCTATCTTATCCTTAACAATATCCTCTTTCTGGCTTTCAAGGACTGTAGATAGTATGTCACACAACGAATCTTCTTTACTAAAATCAAGATCATTGATAGTAATCTCTTCACCATTTTCACCGCTAAACACCACATCTTTCAAATCGGGAATGATTCCCCTTGAAGAAAGGGCATCCAATACTTTTCTGTAATTGACAACCGGGGTCTCTACATGATCCTGATTAACGTCAACTACATTCTCTTCTCCTTTTTTATCCTCTTTAGGATCAGGAGTAGGATCAACAACCAGCTCTTCTTTAATTTGAGAACCTTCTTCTACAGGCTTCTCATCTTTTTTAGCCGGTTCATTACCATTAATAGGCAGAATATCTTCTTCCCTATTATAAACATCATCAACCGGACCGATACTAAAAATATCGTCCAATTCTACTATTCCATTTTTTTCTAATTTTCCCATACTGCAAAAATATTTAAATACCTATATTTCAGATAAAAAACTTATAAGTGTTTAATCTTCACTAAAAATTAAATATCCCCAAATTTTATTAGAGATTTTCTAATGAAATTTGGGGATATTTAATCCTTAATTCTTATTGATTCCGGCTACATACCTTTTAGTGGCGTCTTCCCTCGCTCGTTGAGCAAGCTCTTTGGATTTTAATTTTAACTCTTCCATTTTCATTCTCATTTCATCATCATGAAGTTTGGAATCGTTTTCAATTTTCTTATCCTCTATCCTTTCCTTACTTTCTATATCAGCCTGCCTTACGGTCTGATCTGAAACAGAAGCCAGGAAGTTGAGGGAGGTGGCGTCGCTCTTGGCGTCTGCCGCCCTGCCTGCCGCCTGGATCTTCTCTTGAAGTATCCTGTATTGACCTTTCTTGTCTTCCAAAGCAAGTTCATGCTGACGTTGCTTATCCTTCTCAGCAGCTTCAGCTTGTATCTGTTGCTGGTTAAGCTGCATCTGATTCTGTTGTTGCTGCTGCATCTGACGCTCGTTGTATGCACGAGTATTCCTTGCATTCTGTATAAGTTCCACCATAGAATCTGATGTGAAGATAGATGCAAGATCGTAAATGTCTCCTCCGGCCGTATTTAGCTGCAACATAAAGGTCTTGAACTTTTCAAGCTCATCCCTTTTCTTCGAGTTGGATAAAGCTTGAACACCAAGATGCCTTAGACTAAGACCGTCGGTTCCTATAGATAAGAATGCTCTGGTAAGGTCACTTTTTGTGTACATTACAGAAATATCCTTTCCTTCTTCCTGACATTGTTGAGCAACAGCCAGATGAAGATCCAAAGCGCGTTTCTTGAAGTAACCGAAGTTATCAAAGTATATCTGTGTTTGTAACATAGATGCTGTAACGCCCTGCTGGACTCCGGTGGCAGTCTCATACCTGTTGGGGCCGTTAATTACTTGAGGCGTGATGCCAACCATTTCAAAACACTTCATCCTTGACCATTCAGCAAGCTCCATTCTTGTTTTAAGCTGCTCTGTCTGCGACAAATCATAGACGGCAAACTGGTTGAAAGGAACACCGCCTTTCGTGTTTTGAGATGAGGTATCTAATGTCAGAGCTCCTACAGACTTAGCCACATCAAGAAGGTTAGCCCATATATCAGCCACATCTTCACCCAAATCCTTGTATTCACTTGGAACCAGATTTATATCCCCTAAGAAGAATTTACCGATCTCCTTTTCAAGAATATTGTTTATCTGATTTATGGAGAAATTATAAAATATTTGATATGGCTGAATCCTGTTGGCCATAGAAGTACCGATATATCCGGCAACGGGTAGAACAAAGTCATAGATGTTACTATCCCCTTTTATCTGGTGATCGATAGGTTCTCCATCCAGATACAGGTTATCCTGAGCGAGAGCCCCGCCACTGATCTTAACCCCGTACCTTACCTGTGGAACGTAATCTACGAAATAGGTATTAATCTCCGGGTTCTCCATTCCCTTACTCATGGTCCTGGTAATTTTCTTAATACCATTTTCCTGTAAAAAGTCCTGAAGAAGCTCGTCGGTTACCATTTCGGTAGTTACTAATCCGGTTTCAGTTTGGTAGGTAATTACATACACCTGAGCTGGGGATACCCAATATGATTCAGTTACCTGATACAAATCACTACGAACATGCTCGTCGCTCAAACTCTGGGCACGGTTATAGTAATTACCATGCTCTAAATTTGGCATGAATCTGGTTCTGTGATATTCGTTGCCATTACTATCGTATCCGGTATATGTGCCGGCTGGAATACCGTAATAATCTTCATAAGCTTTTATAGAGGCATAATCATTATATCCTTTCCAAGGTATTACCTTATTCTGATATAACATCCCTACACTCGCCAATTTGGATAAACTTACATAGCTCCCATTATCACCATTATGATAAGTACCATTGAAATTATCAGCACCCCCTATAAGCTTCTGCTTATCTTTCGCCGTAAGAAGATGCCCCCACCTTACTATAATATCATTGGCAGTATAATAATGAACACGACCAATATAATCACCGTACTGCGGATACTTGCTATCTAATGTCTTAGAGTAAAATGTATTCAACGGAGACCACCTCTCAGGCTTATAATAGTCGTATCCTACATGATAGTTTCTAAAGCAACGACCGGTAAGGAGATAGTCAATGAAATTCTCGGTATCTATCTCATCCATGTAAAAGCGCCCCCTGTCCGCTTCAAGCGTATGAGAACCCCATATAACCTCGGCAGTCTTCCATTTTGTATTCATGAAATTCTCCATCTCAGGAGGGGTCATAGATGCTTTCACCTCTTGTATCTGTTGAGCATAAGCCTGCTTTTCTTCTTCGCTGGCAAAATTATTATAATCCGGATCCAATCCTCTATTTAATAACTCTTGCCTAACCCTTCTGTCCAATTCCTCTCTAATGTAATTATAAAGAAGATTTTCCTTCGTGGCAGAATACTGATTCACTTCAGATTCGTCCAATCCAACTACATTATACTTGTCAGAAAGATTGCCCAACCATCCTACAAAAGCGTTTACGATCGTACCTATTATATCATAATGACGTAAGAATGATGGAATATTTACATTGTCCCTTATAGACTGAACATCCTTAAGATAAGGAATTACATCTTTCAGTTCCATAAATGACAGCTTGCCTTCCATCATCCTATAAAAATCCTTGAACTTTTGGTTCTCATCAAGCTGCTTCAAACCAATCAATTCAAGAGAATCCATAGTGGCTTTAAACCACTCCTTGGTTTTTCTCTTGGTAGGTATAGCCTGCACCGGCAACCCTGAAAATACTCCTCTGGCCGGAAAAGCCTGATCTCTGTTAAAATACTCCATGAGCTATATGTTTTTTCACAAAGATAGGTAAATTGTTCTACCTATCTCATTTTGTAAGGGTTATGTCTTCTTACCGTAAATCCTTTGACCTGTTCCATCTTCTTGCGCTCTCTCTTCTTTTGATTCTCCTTCTGAGTCGTACTTTCAGGCATATAACCCATATCATCATAATACTTAGCCAGAAGAAGAGCGTGGCCGAAGGCTATGATACGGTCGGTGTTGGTCCCAGGACCGAAGGCTATGATCTCATCAAGAAGTTCTATATCAGGGATACGGTAAATACCTTTCTGTGTTATTTCATTACCATCATCATCATACCCAACAACAACATCCTCCCAGCAATATTGAATAACGGTATTGAAAAGCATGCGCTGATTGGGAACCGTAGGAGCCAAACCGAGCTTGTTGTTCTGACGGGCGCCAGCACGGATAATCTTACCGGCAAGACGTTCGCCATCTTCCAGCAACATAAGCTGCTTATTTCGTCTCGTAAGATAAAATTCATACATTCTGTCGGCATTCTCCATAAGACACTTGGCCCCATACGCTTCTTGAAGTATTTCACAATTCCTACAAAAATCATCGGAAGATGGAGGACGTGATGCGTATGATGCTACTATGCAATAAGCAAATGGATCGTTGATTTTTACATATCTTTTAAGTACATAAAACGAACCAACAGAATCAGTATCAGCCTTGTCAGATTTATAGGGGTCAAGCGATGAAACATAAGTGTAATCAAAAACACCTCCTTCTTCTGGTGGATCCTCATATATAACAACAGGAGAATCTATGTTACCACCTTGAAACGGATAATCAGCAAGCTGCTTATCACTAAAATTATACCCCATTTTCATGCCGTCTATCTGATAAATATCCACTGTTTTACCAGGCCTACCTTCTTCAAGAAGACGGCTTTTGTGCTTCAACGCATCTTCTACAGGGAACCTATTTACGTTCGTATTAAGGAAACAATCATCTATAGACAAAGGGAATGCCATTCGTTCCTGGACGTATAAAGCTCTATCCTTTTTGACAAGTTCGTCAAGACGTGATTTTATTATTCCAGTATTTTTATCAAAATCTGAAACTTTTATTTTTATCTTCTTAAGACCGGGAGCATTCTCTACTCCAAGATACTTATCAAGAGTCGTTTCTTTCTTTTCATACGCATGAGACATCTGGGCCGGAACAAAGCATCCAGATTTACATATACGCCATGTTGGTTTAATAACTCTCTTATTTAGAATATCATAATTCATTATAATAAATCCATATTCGTCCGGAGAGTTCATGATTTTCTGTGCATCTTGAGACTTTTCTACGTTGCCTCCGGTACCCGCCATGAGACAAACCCCCCTCATTCTACCATGCATCATATGCGCCGGCCTACCGGCAAGCCATGCTCCAAGCACCGGAAATTTACCTACCTCATCATATATAGACGTATATGGAGTTCCGCCTGCGGTCTTCAATGAGCCTCGCGTCTTTCCATCATCAACGTTGGTGATTCTTATTCTGGCATGAACATCACGTTGGTTGTTGATGTTTCTTGTACCTAAAACAACTTCTTTAGTCCAGTCGTTACCGGTCCTGTTTATAGTAAGATAAGGAGGAAGATTATCAAGTCCAAACTCAAGATACTCTCCCATATTGGCAAGGTCTTCTTTACTTGCTCCAATAACATTATGTGTCAAATTGTATGTCATTGTAGCATTACGAGCCAGAAGAGAGCTCATTATGGCCGTATTGTGAGTAACGATGTAATTGGTGGTCAAAAATAAATGAGAGTCATTATCAACGGTTATACAAGTGGCACGCTCCTTTCCGTATATCGATATGGATCTTATTTTTAATTCCTTACGATTCCTTGATAGTATAAGTTTATTCCCCTCCAATTTAGCATACCAACCTGAAGCCCAAAACATACGTTGTACAAAATTTATGACATCCATGTCAATATGAGACAACGTAAGCTCTTCTTCTCCGGTTACTACGTTTCTGAAAGAACGAATGAAGTTTTCTATAAAATCTTTCTTTTGATCTATGGACGATCTTAGAAATTTCTTACAAATGTATTTATCAAAAAACATATCCCCTCCATAGCCACCGAGATAAGCCGCCAGCATCGAGGCGTAGGCCGACGGCGGAACCGGCAGCTTTGCCGTAGGGTAGTTCAGGGCCTCACCTACTGGAATAGACATACTCTTATAATCCAATCCGGCTATGGCTCTAAGACTCCTAACATGCCATTTTCCGCCATGATTGACGCGCCATTGATGATTACCGCAGCAAATAACGTTACGACCGTCTTCGAATACGACTCTGTAGGTAGTTACTTTCCCTTGGGGATAAACACCTACGACCTCTACCAAATTCCCTTTATCGTCATATATCTTATCCCCTACAACGATATTTCCTATCATCTTTTCCCGGTCCTCAAGATAAAGTATCTCAGAGTCAAGAAGGGCTTTTCCAAAACGACGGCACCCGAACATGAATATTCCTTTATTCTCTTCTTCCGCCTGCTTTAGAAATTCGGCAAACATCCATTCATTATCACGAAGCTGCGAATTTCCAGGAATACGATCATCTCCTACGTCAATCATCATCTTCCAGAAATTGATATGCCAGTATAGCCAAGGATGGATAAATACCCCATTTATGGTAACACCGTTAAGGAGTTTCATAGCCTCATTCTCCCAGAATTGCTTGACATCATTGTCTTGCTCTTCATAAGAATAAAGGTCATTCCATAACGGAATATCGTTACCCATATTTATATAAAGTTCTTTGCTATCAAAATTCATGACAAAACTACTTATCGAGCTTGCTCTTAGCCTCATTCTTAACAAAAGACTGAATACCTGATACTGTTTGTCCTCCTTTTAGGCTTTTCTTATTTTTGGCAGCCTCAAGCTGATTATAGACATCCATTATCCCACACATCTTAATATAAGATTCAGTCCATTGCATTAAGCTATCAGACAAGCTCTTTTGAAACCTAAATTCTTTCTCCCTCTTATCGGAATCTTCTATTTTATCCCAAGGGTTTTCAGATAGATAACGTTCAGCCTTATCTATCTGATCCCTTAGCACAAGAAGTTTCCGATCTACGTAAGAGACATCATCGTTAGTCGGCTTTCTTACCTTCATTGTTCACCATTTTTAAAAAAGCCTCATACTGAGACTTAAGCATATTAAACCTATCTTCAAGAGAAGATGGATCAACACGATACTTACACATGTTTTTTATTCCTTCCTCAATAGATTCTTCCTTGAACGCAACAGAATCAGTATTATTATCAACGTACATAATAAAATCCGATTCTCCGTCGTTTACTATCCTGTCAAGAATCTTCTTGCTGTCATCATCTATGTTAAGATCATGACCGGCGTTAATAGATAACCTGTAAACCGCCTTTATAGAAGAAGATACTTTCAGCATCTCTTGTTGATACAAGTTGGTCATAAACGACTTTTCCTCCAAATCAATAAAGTCTTCCAACTCTATGTTGTCTTCCTCATCCTTCTTCCTAATAATATCCTTAGTTAGATCTTCCATCTCCTCTCCCACCTTGTCTTGCGCAGACAGTAGATGGTTGTAATAAGAAATAAGATGTTTTATATCTGAATCAAAATCAATCTTCTTCATTGTCAAGAACCTTTTTATCATGAATAATAACGTCCATCAACTCTATTGATAAATTATAATCAGCCACTTCAAAAAGCTCGCTGTCTGTCAACGTCCTTAAAAAAGAAACAGACAATCCTCTTTTCTTTGCAAAAGATCTAAGTACGGCATAGAGAATGTCCCCGGCAGAATAATCGGGGAGATCGTCACAAGATGCCTGCAACATAGAAAATAAGGACTTCCTTTTATCCTCGCATTGTAAATGCCTTGCTTTACCACATCCGCCCATAACTTAACTTTTTTGAATTATAGTACCTTCAAAATTAAACGGAATTTTTTCCTCTTTTTGAGACCCATCTTTTTGATAGTGAACAGTCATGTGCTTTACGAATCTTCCTATTCCAAATCCTGCTGTATGTATCTCTATATTGAACTTAAAGTGACGGGAGTCTATGATATTCAAATTAGATGACGTACAACCACAAGATGTCTCTGATGCTGTTATCTTCATATCATGCTTCGACTCAAGAACAAATGAAAACCTTATACTGTTCCCTTTTTCTACCGGTTCGAAAATGATTTCAAATGATTTACCGTCTTTAGAGAGGTCTATATTGTATTGCTTGTCATCTGTAGAAATAACATTAAATTCATCAGAATCCATTGTAATAAGTTCTAACCTGTTCCATCTTGACTTCTCATCATAAAAATCAATAGAATACTGACGATCCATCCACGAAGGACGGGGAAGCCCCTCCCCAAGCGCACACTCCTCTGTCTTGCTCCAGGCCTTCTGCTTGATGAAGCACGTACATACCGAACAACGATTTTTACCTATTTTCTTGCTTACGTATAAAGAAAGAGGAAGCATAGAGTTAGGGACGTTCTTGGTATTGAATTTACATCCCTCACACTTTTCAAGACGTTCCTTGTACCAATCAGGATAATCTTCTTTTTTTCTTGGAAGTTTTTTTAATATCGTATCCATAAAAGCATCGTATATAACTTCCGCTTGCAAAATCTTTTTCATAACTTATCTGTTAAATTCCTGTTCTTGAATATTTTGTATTTCACTAAAACTATGACCCTTACGAGATTTAAATATAGATAATTTGTTGTGTTTTATCAACATATCCCCACCTTTTATCTCACCTGAGTCATAAGCATCCTTTATCATCCTTATCTTAATATCAAGACACTGAAGTTCTTTTTCCTGATACTTAGATAATTTTTCTACCTTGGATTTAAGACGCTCAAGATTGTGTTTGCGCCTCTCCATCTCATGAAGGTTACAAACCATATCACCTACATACGGGAACGATACAGACACGTTATCTGTGTACGTACATAAGTTATTGGCATAAGAAATACTGGCTCTGAAAACGTCACGTATTTGGTTTCGGTCGTAAACGCCCCCGGTCTTATCCATCACATCATCTATAATATGTGACTCAAATGATATAGGGAAATTATTCTTCGCCATCGGCTTCAAAAGTTTTCTTTCTGTAAAATAAAGAAACCAACGCACATTGATCTCTTGAACCCTCCAATACAAAAAGACGGCGCATGTTCTCTATATCCGGACACAAACACCTGGTCCTGTAATTCCCTTCACGGTCAATCAAAATACCACGCTTCTTCATCTCCGTATCCAAAACCGATACATATTGAAGATCGGTACTGAAACAATGAGAAAACTTCTTCTTCGTCTCATACGAATATCCAAACACAAAATAATAGGCAAGAAGATTTAAGTGCCTCGCATCTATGACATTCTTCTCATTGCCGGAAGCCATTAAGTATCCGTTATAAAACAGAAGTATCTTCTTCGCCATATCTACCGTATTGGAATAAGGTACTAAAAGCCTATAAGCTCTATTACCAACATCTTTATTATCACTTTCTTTCATGAGATTATCGTTTTGATACAAAGATAAGGATTAAGGATTTATAAATTTAAAATTAACGTATTTTATGACAATGGATTCGGGATTTGTCCCGATATTTGTACTGTAGCATTAAAAAAATAAGATCTTGTTATTTGATATTCATTATTTGTTTCTATATTTGCTGTGCGTTACAGTTTCAGGAAATAAATAATGAATGATAAAAAAAATATTAATTGTCTTTCATTGTTTGCTTCTCGAATCTGTAACGGGGTTTTTGGGATTTTCCGAACGAAAAAGACATGAATCGGATGGATATCCCCAAAAATCCATCCGATTTTTTTTGTTACAGATTATGAAGCTACAATTAGGTAGAAATATTAACATAAGTCTTAGACTTTTGGAACAGTGGTCAGATGATTCGCTGTTCATGGAATTGTATGCTTTATACTGTATGATAAAAATCTCCCGACGGGATTCGAGAATAAGATTCAAAAACCAGAAAGATCTTCTTCATAAGCTTGGAATCGGGTATTCGAAGTTCAAGAACATGACAGGACATCCGATGTTTAACGAACTGTTCCGTATGACGGATAGTACGTTCGTTGCAAGAAGGTATCGTGTTAATGGCGTACAACTTACTCTCGGATGTGGGAAAGTGAATCTTCCAAAGAATAGGATTTTAATTAAGATAAGGAAAAATGAAATAACAAACCATGAAAAGGTCCTTGACAGGATAAGAGAGGCGATGTTTGTTAATTTAGTCAGAAACAATGAGTCTGTACTGAACAGTGGAGAGACAAACTCTCAGGCGGAGGTCGTAGACGGAAGCCACTCGTATTATGGATTAATTGATTCGACGATAAGTAACAAAACAATTGCCTTGTACTTGAATGTAGGACTAACAAAAGCGAAAGAGATTGTCGGTATGGCGATACAAGACAAGCTCGTAAAAAGGTTCGAAAACGTACAATTTATAACATACGTAGATAATCCTCGTGCTTACATTGAAGCAAACGAACATAACTACCCAATAGGTAAGCTGATTCCGGTATATAGGCACGGGGCAGTTTTCTGGCAAATAGCAAATACCTGGACCTTGTATAAAAAAGGAGCAACAAACAGATGGTATTTTGGAGAGAAGGATATAGAGAAAGGAGAAAAAGAAAAAGTGAGTAAGAAAGACGATTTCAATTTCTTCTTAAAAGACAATACTCATATCCTACGTTTCCTAAACGCAGAAGAAGTTGTTTCCGAAGATGGGGAGATCCTTGGCATAGATCGTAAAAAGACAAAAGAAGAAGAAGCAAGATCATTGGCTTCTGTTATGGCTAAAGAAGCGCACAAAGACTTCTGGGACGGATATGAGCGAAGTACACAAAACCAGATTGTAAGAAAGTACTATCGCGCTATCATAGCAGAAGATAAGAAGCGAAGAATGGACATGTTCTTAAACTGTCTTAAACAATCATACGACAAGGTTAGCGCGTGGAGTAAGGAGAAGGTAGCCACAGTAAAGGCAGGCATGGCTGATGCAGAAGCCTGCTGTGCTGAGGTGGGGACGTCCGTTGCCGGGGTCTGCGGTAGGGTAAGTAGGAGAATGAAATCCTATAACAATACTGCTCCTGACAAAAAGGCAGGTTTTAATGAGGTACGGGATATGTATGCTGAGTTCGCCGGCGAGATGGCTAAAGCGGTGGGATCGATAAGTGAAGACATCTATACGTATGTTAAGGCAGAACAGTTTAAGGAAAAGATAGGAAATATGGATATATCTATCCAATCATTACCTAATATTAGTATAACAGTAGATAATGATAAAGAATTAGATGGTGAATCCGTATTCAAGGATATACCATTAGAAGAACTATCATTCTATAACGATACCTATCTTTATCCTTCATCTCAGTATTCATCATTATAATGTTTGGTACTTGAGAGAGGGTCTGTTCTTAGTGGTCGCCGACAGAGCCGAAAAACGATAATCTCGTAGAACATCGACGGAAACACCCGTTAGCCACTACTATGCCATTACTGCACCCATACTAAACCACATTACTGTCTGTCACAAAGAAACTTATCCAACTTATTATTTCTTTTTAATCCTAATTAATTCATTTTATATTTTAGGTTTTATCTTATTTTCATACTTTTGTTTTGTAAACAAATTCAGAAATAGAATGGCATTAAATTACAACAAAAAACTAATGGAATGCGTTCTTCGTTCAGTTATGTCCGAAGGTAATGTCGCACAAGGAAAGGCTATTAAGTCTATTTGTAAGTCACCTAAACCGCTTTTTATTACGGGAAAAGGAGGTACAGGGAAGACGTTCTTCCTTAAACGTGTTATACCGGCATTAAAAAATGCGGTTGTTGTCGCTCCTACTGGTATTGCTGCTGTTAATGCAGGTGGCCAAACCATTCATTCTTTTTTCAGGATCGGAATGCAGCCGTATATACCTGAAATACGAAAAGGTGCGTTTATGGATAACTGCGAATATAAATTCAACGGAGGTTCGGAAAAGATTTTACAGAATATAAAGTATCTTATCATAGACGAGATCTCTATGGTTCGCCCTGATCTTCTTGACAACGTAGCTGATATACTTCGTCATGCAAGAGGAGACAAGGACCCGTTTGGCGGCGTGAAAATTATTATGGTAGGTGATTTATTTCAACTTCCGCCAGTAATTAAGGAGGATTTTTTTAGAGAAATATACGATACATCTTATTTCTTTAGCTCCAAGTCTCTAATGGCTTCTGGTATGGAAATGGTGTCTTTTGAAAAAATATATCGTCAGAAAGATGAGAAATTCATTAGCATCCTTAATAAGGTGCGTGAAGGGCAGATGGATGATGATGTATTTGATACAATAAACAGCAGATGTATTCAGTCTGATAATAATCAAGGATATGTTGAGATTGTAACTACCAACTCAAAAGCTACGGCTATTAACGAAATGAGAATATCATCGTTACCAGGCTCTTTAAGAAAATTAGAAGCTGTTATAAACGGCGATTATCCTAAAGATGCTCCGGTTGAAAAAACTCTTTTCTTGAAAGAAGGATCAAGAGTTATGATAACAAGAAACGGAGGAGAGTACTTCAATGGCTCTCTTGGTACTGTATTATCTATAAATAAGGGGGAGATTGAAGTAGTCCTTGATAAACCAAAAGATGATGAGCATACTAAGGTTGTTATAACACCATGTTCGTTTGAGAAAGTAAAATACGTAAGAAACGGATATAAGATAGAATCTGAAGTAGTAGGAGCTATTATTCAGTATCCTATAAAAATAGGTTATTCTATCACGATCCATAAAGCCCAAGGCCTGACATTGGATGCGGCTATGATGGATGTATCTAATTCTTTTGAAACAGGACAGCTATATACGGCTCTTTCAAGAGTAAAGTCTCTTGATGGATTATATCTTCGTCAACCTATTCCTAAGACGGTAAAAACCAGCGATCAGGTGGTGATAAACTTCTATAAAAGGACTCTTGGTAATGGAGGTATTGTGAAACCGGTTCCAATGGAAGAGCTTGAAAAGTCAATGATTAATTTGTCAACCGGATCTGAAATAGATTTTGCAGAGTTTAATTTATAAAAAATATAAATATGGCAAGGGTAGATAAAATATTTCAAGACAATTTGGCTCTTATAATGAGCCAGCCGTGGGAAGAAGTGAAGCGACCGGTCTACGGTGACGGGACAGGCGTAAAGGTGAAGCGTATCCTGCAAGTATGCAACCAGTACGATCTTCGCCGGGAATTTCCTCTTGGTTCACTTAGACCTACTAATCTTAAAAACTCCATAAAAGAAATTTTGTGGATTTGGCAAAAAAGATCGGTAGATATCAAAGATCTTGGTCTTCATATATGGGATCAGTGGGCTGATGATAATGGAAAGATCGAAGGATGTTATGGAGATATGGTGAACAGACATGTTTATATGGGAACCGGAAAATCTCCAGAGGGTATGATAGACATCCATGATGGTCTTTACGGTTTTCTTAACCAAACAGACTTCATTCTTTGGTCACTCAAGAATGATCGTTCGTCAAGAAGAATAGTAGCATCCATGTTCGATCCTGAAACCAATGGACTAAAACCTCTTCAAGAATGTTCGTTTCAGATCAATTTATCTGTTAAAGGAGATGAGTTGTATATGACGCTTTATCAGCGCAGCCAGGATATGATTACAGCTTCTTACTGGAATGTAGCTCAATATGCGGCGTTGATGATGATGTTCGCTCACGACGCCGGGTTAAGGCCCGCAGTTTTCACTCATTTCATCCAAGATATGCATGTGTATGACCGTCACGAAGAACAGGCAAACGAGCTCCTTCGTCGATCTCTATTCGGCCCGGTTCCACAGGTTACTATCTCGTCTCGTATGGAAGGGAAAGGGTTTTATGATTTTGTAGCTGATGATTTTGAGGTATGGAATTATGAACCGAAGGATCAAATAAAATTTGAGGTTGCGAAATGAAAATAAGCATAGATCGAAGGGTTAAGATGGTTCCTATCATGGAAATCAATGCCGGAGATGAAGTTAATATCGGAGGCTTTGATTATGTTGTTGAAAACATAATTCCATGTAGGAAAGGCTCTTATTCTGATACGTATGGAATTAGGTTGGTCATGTCTTCTTACAAACATGGCCAACTTGTAAGGAAAGTAGATAGTGTTTTTTCTATCGATTCTATTTTAGTATTTCTCCCTAAAGGAGATTCTGTTGTAGTAGAGTGCTCTTATAGAGAGCTGGAAGAATGTTTCCCTAAAATATGATGTAATGACAGGAGAAGACAAATGTAACCGATGCGAGCAGTTTGGACCGAACGGTCTCACTGATTACCCATGTAAAAGGATTCCATCAAGGAACTGTCCTTGGTTTATTAAAATATCGGATAAGAAATATAAGAAGATTCTTGCCGATAGGGTGAAAAGAATTAAGGAGAATGAGAAACTTAAGCAAGAGATGATGAAAGATCAGGATCTTGTTGAAGAAGTAAAACAAAATACAAAAAGGTTAATGCAATGAAAAAGAAAAATATAAAACCAGAAGAAGTGGAAGTCGTTATTCCTAAAGAAGTAGAAGCTATTAACATATGTGGGGATATCAATAGTTTTATAAAACATATTATATATGTTAGCTTGGATAAGGTAAGTAGTGATAGGGCGTTTGTTAATAATGATGTTCTGTATATGGTTACATACGCATCTATAAAAGGTGAAAATATACCTGTTGGGGTATTAGCAAAACAAAAAGAAGCTGAAACAGAAGATATCGCTATGCCGTTTGAGGATATTGGAAGGGACGTAAATGTTGTGTATCCTATTGAAATAGGAAAGATGTTTAAAGGATTTTACATTCTTAGTAATGGTGCTGTGGCTATCGATTACGAACTTACAGACAATGGAGGCTTTGAAGATGACGATAGCATTGGTAAAATCGACATGAATCTAAATTGATACATTATGGTATTATATATAGCAGCAGACCCAGGAAAAGATGGAGCCATAGCCTGCATCGATCAAGACAGCAAACTAATATCGAGAATCTCCACTCCAAGAATATCAGCTTCAGGACCAGTAGACTTGACTAAAGAATATGTTTTTTGCCGGGATACGATCGTAGAAAACAATCCTGATAGGGTAGTATTTGTCATAGAGGACGTCCACGCACTGTACGGGGTCAGCACGTCCTCTACAGCCTCCCTCATGGAGAACAAAGGCCAACTGCATGGGCTGTTCCTCTCCCTCTGTATGGCATTTACGGACATAAGTTGTTCCGTTAATTTCATAGCTCCTAAAACATGGCAGAAATTAGTTTGGACGCATTCTGATAAGGTTATGGAAGCCAGTAAGGTAAATACTAAGAAAACGTCATTAGCTTGCGCTAAAAGGCTGTGGCCGACAGATACGTTCGTTAAAAACGAAAGATGTAAGACGGCCCATGACGGTATAGTTGACGCGATGCTTATAGCAGAAGCAGCAAGAAGAAGTATTTAATCTATTTTAAATCATTTTAAATCCAATTAATTCGTAATTAGATTTTAAAATAATACATTTGCAGTGTTAGATAGTCATAATCGTAAGTTTTAAAAAAAATGAAAGTAAGAGTTCCTGGCATACTAATGAATGAGAAACTTTCAAACATTTCAAAGATGTTTGATAAGGTTCTAAAGGATTGTGTCACATCGAATATAAAAATTACTTTATATTTTGATCATATCCGGATACAAGCCATGAACGAACGTATAACATATACGGATGATATTTTCGATGTGAATACTGATATTTCTTGTGACCATAAGTTTTCTCTTTTAGTAGATGCCGGGACTCTTATTTCGTTTTTTAAAAATCATAACCAGGATATAGAGATAGAGATTAAAAACGATTACAGTATCGTTTTTAAATACGATAGAGGATCTTTTTCTTCTACTTGGATTGAGGATAAGGCTTTCCCTGATTTCTTTTATCCTGTAGGTGATGGTATTCGTGTTATGAGTTCGTCTTTCATTCAGTCTATGAAAAGATCTTTTGCGTTTGTTGGATCGGATGAATTTAGACCGGCTATATGCTCGATTCTTCTTAATGTGAAGAAGGACTATATTGACATTGTTTCTACTGATATGTTCCGTCTGTTTATAAACAGGAAAGAGTATGCTAATGCAGTAGAAGAAAGGTCGATTATGTTAAGCGAGGTTGCGGCTTCTATCTTGTACCGCTTTCTATCTGATAAAGATACGGAGATCAGTATTTCTACAGATGGAGTTAGGACGTTCTTATGCTTTGATAATGTAATTATATCGGATATGAACGTAGAACAACAGTATCCTAACTACGAATACGTATGTAATAAATTCGAAAAATCTTCGAGTGTTAAGTTCGACAGGGATTTGCTTATATCGGTTCTTAATTCCATGACTTTGGTGGATAATGTTGTTAATGTCAAGGTAGATGAAGAAAACGGCATAACGGTAATGTCTGAGGATTTTGGAAATAGAAAAAAGATAATGGAATCAATGCCTTTGAATGCGCTCGAAGGTCCGTGTTTTAATTTTTCTATCGGTAAGGAAAATATACTGTCTTCCGTAAAATCACTTATAAAAGGAGATACTGTCATGGATTGGTCTGATCAGTATAAGATGATAAAGATGTTCAATCCTAAATACGAATCAACATACGTATTAAATCAAACATTGTATAATCTATAAACAATTAATAATATGGCTTTTAGAGAAAACAGAAGTTTTGGTACAACTTATTATTTGTATATTAATTCAGATGGTAACTTGTATGAAAAAAGTAACGAACCAAAAGAAGGTTTTGTTCAGCACATAAATCCTAATAGCGGTCAGCCGGCGGGATATTGGAAAGAGTATTATAATGGAGTAGTTGGATACATTAACTACATCGGGTTAAAGTCAAGTACTTTCTCTAATGGAAATACTGTTACTAATTTCCTTATCGTATTAAAAGATTACGAGCTTAATGAAAACTATTGTATTTCCATACCTCTCGTCAATCAAAAAGGAAATATCAAGGGCTTTGTTAAGAGCTTCGTAAAATACTACGAAAACATCGATTTCAGTCGTGAAATTTATTTCAATGTCTTTAAGAAGAAGAAAGATGACGAGTTTGGATCTTCGGAACTTATTATCGCATATGCCGGAGTAGACGGAGAAAAAGATCAGCTTGTTGAACGTTTTTATAAAAAAGGCGTAAATGGTTGGCCTGACCCTGTTGAAGTTACAGGATTTGATGGCAAGAAAAGCCTCGATTATTCAGCTCAAAACAACTTTACTTATCAGAAGATTACTGAATATTCAAACAGGTTCAATGCTTCTATTAAAGACATCAGAGCCGGTATAATGGCTAAATTAGGTTTAGGAGGAAATACTCAGCAAGAGCCAGTAGCTCCTCAGACTTATACCCAGCAGCCGGCCGCGCCTCAACAGGTTCAACAACCTCAGTCTGTTCCGAGTGCTATTCCGTATCAGAATTATCAACAGCCTGCTCAACAGCCAGCACAGTATCAGGCACCGGCTCAGCCTGCTGCACCTGCCCAGGCACCTACTACAAGGAGCACCAAGCCTCAGCATCAGACGCAGCCACAGCCGCAAGCACAGATGCCGAACTTCCCTCCTATGGAAGAAGAAGACCTTCCATTTTAATATAAACATCAGCCCAGGAGAATAACATCTCTTGGGCTTTTAAAGATTGTGTAGAATGATAGTAGAAATAGTTACAAGATTTCCCCTTATTAAACTTCGTAGGAAAGTGACAGAAGAAAGGATTATGGCGAAGCATGGGGATAAATTATGTATGATCTACTCAGAAACCAGAGAAAAATATAAGCAAGGAGATGAGTGGGTCGATGATCCTAATGATGCAGACATAAGTACTTTTCGTGAGTGCTATGAATCAACGAAGGATATAAAAAAAGAAGGTATTGTTTATTGTACTATAAAAATATGATCATGGACAAGTTAGAAGATATTGAAAGACTTCTTTCTGAAAAAGAAGATAGCAAGAAGGATACTGTTTCTGAAAAGAACAACAAACATAAAAAAGAAGATAAGGTCGTTAATAAAATACCTGAATCTTATTTGACTCCAGGTTATCAGAAGACTGTGCAGGTAGGTATTAAGAAACTTTATCCTGATGTCGTGGTACCTGAATACAAATATGATGGCGATGCATGTTGTGATATTCGTGCATATAGAGTGGTGAAGATGGTGAATGATATGGGAGTGGAAATAGATGTTCCTTCCGATTTTGAATCAATTACCTTATATCAAGGCTATTCTGTTAGAATCGGAACCGGCTTCAAGTTGAATATCCCAGAAGGATGGTGTGCGAATGTAGAAGGAAGATCAGGATTCTCTTTTGACGAGGGAGTGGTAGTTACTAACGCACCTGGTAAATGCGAATTTACCTACAAAGGAGAGTATATGGTTAATCTTACTAAAATCAATAAAAAACCGACCGTAATCCATAAAAACGATCGAATAGCTCAGATGGAAATAGTTCCACAATACAAAATGGTATTGGAAGAGGTGACAGATATTGAGGTAGAAGACGGAAATGAACGTGGAGAAAAAGGTCTTGGTAGTTCTGGAGTTAAGTAATGTTTAAATATTTTGAAAATGAGCATGTTAGGTTTTACATTCATCACAAACAGCAAGCTGTCAATGTACAGGGAGAAAGCTATTAAATCCGAAAATCTTGCAAAAGAAATTGAGGAAATGCAGGATAAGGCTGATTTTTACAAGGAAAGGCTTTCCGAACTTAAGTCAGATATAGCTTCAAAGGATAAAGAGATTTTATCTATTGGCAAAGATCTTTCTGAGTCTAAGGAAAAGATTGACGCCTTGAAGGAAAATCAGAAAAAGCTGATAAAAAGCGTCAAGAAGAAAACGGAAGAACTTGATGCGGCCAAGGCTGATCTTGACAAAGCTAAGTCTGATCTTGATGAGGCTAATTACAAAATCAGTAACTTGGAAGAAAAGAGAGACAGTGTCTCATATGAATTAAAAAAGAAATCAAATGCATTGATTGAAGCCAGGATCAGAATCGGAGATTTGGAAAACGAGGTTTCGGTTGGGTCCAAAACAATACAAGAGTTAGAATCGAAGCTGAAATTAATGCAAGTAGAATTAAGAGGCTACCAGATAGGTATAATCGGTAAAGACAAAAACGATGCCGCTGAGCCGGAATTGGATAAAGATGAGGAGGAAGATAAGGATGTGGCTGAGTCGGAGAAGTCTGATGTTGTTCCTGAGACGGATGTGATTCAGGAAGAAGCCGGTGATATTGTGGAGCCCGAAAACGAAGCTGAACGAGTAAAAGATACTAAAAAGAAGAAGAAAAAGAAATAATTATTTTAATCCTTTTTATGTTTTAAAGTTTGCCATATTTTAGGTTAGTACTTAACTTTGCGTTGAGAGAGTTTTTAGGATAATTATTGGTTAATATTTAGCTGTTATATGCAGGCGTCTGTGAAGGCTCCTGCATATTTTTAAGGTCCTGTAGCTTAGTGGTGAAAGCAGGCGGCTCATAACCGCAAGATCGTGGGTTCAAATCCCTCCGGGACCACTGTCCAATGGTGTAGTGGTAGCACAACAGATTTTGGTTCTGTTAGCGGAAGTTCGATCCTTCCTTGGATAACGATTAAGTTTTTGTGGAAATGTTAATTATCTGAATGTTTGCGGTGTGTGAACATAGCAAACATTAAATGGCCCATTAGTTTAATGGATAAAACCTTTGAGTCCTAATCAAAAGTTGCCTGTTCGATTCAGGCATGGGCTACATGGCTTGTTGGATGAGTGGTTTAGTCAGGGATCTGCAAAATCTCGTAGGGCGGTTCGATTCCGCCACAAGCCTCTAAAAAAGTAAGACAATGAACTACCCAGAGCAACAAATGCTTAAGATCCTTAATAGGGATCTGTTAAGTAATCCGATGTATGTTATTAACAATCTTCATATATATGATTGGGAATCTGACTTCCTGGCCATAACAAGATCATTGTACGCTTATGAAGTAGAGGTCAAGATGTCTAAACAAGATTTCTTTAACGACTTCAAAAAGGATAAAAAACATAAGGTTCTTAAAGACGGCATTATTAAAGTAGGTGGTGTCATAAGCTATCCTCCAAACTATTTCTACTACGCCTGTCCGCCTAATATGATTGACGTAAATGAAGTTCCGTCTTATGCCGGGCTGATTTATGTCGATGTTAGTAAAAATAGGAAGAACGTCGTTAAGGTCGCACCTTTAATTCATAGACAGAAGTTTGATGTAGTGGGTAGGAAACTGGTGGATAAGTTTTACTACAATATGCTTACTTGGAAGAAAAGAGCTATTTCAAACGTGTATGCTGACCCGGCCAAGGAAAGAGAGAAGGGCGTGCGTGCCGGAGCTGAGGCTGTGAGGAAGTCGGCCTGGGATGCGTTCAGGGCGCAGTGCCCGCACATTGCTTTCCCCTATGGAAAAGAATTTCCGATGTGTGACGATCACGAACAAGATCATCCCATGAGAGACTGCATACTTCAGTGTGAAAAAGGTAGAATATTTAAAAACGTATTAAAATGAGCACCCCACGTGAATTAAGTAGGATAGCTAATAGGATAGCCGGTAAGATGACTGATGATGGATGGGTTAGCCCCGGTAGGAAGAATCTTGTCTCTGATAAGAAGGTCATGGAATTAATAGATTTGATCTTTAATGAAATATGGAGGGAATTAGATGACGGGAAAAGAGTCCATATCAGGAAACAGATGATTTTCAAAAAGATTTTTGTCAGTAGGCAAAAAGATAAATACTATATACAATGCATAGAAAAAAGGGACGCCAAATAGACGCCCCTTTTCTTTTTCTGTAAGTAATTGTTATTTCATTACTTTCCTTACCAACTTAGAAACAGCTTGCGTGATAGTCCACCTGATGTTAGCATTAACATTGATAGTCTGAGGAGTACCGTTTACATCCAAGTTAATTACCTCCTTGTCTATTTCCAAGAACGGATCACCTGCTGTCTGGGTAATAACCGTATTAGCTGTCTGACCACCAGCGGCCGTAACCTTAAGAGTATTTACCAGATCGTTTATATTAGTGTTCGCTGCAATACCGGAGAATACGATACTGAAAGCAAAGCTCCCTGTTGCACCAGGGTCGTCGGCAATAACAGCGCCGTTGCTGGTAGCCTTGCCTGCTGCCTTATAGGAGGCTGGTATTTGCAGCGTCAGAGGATGAGACTTGTCCGGAGTTAAGGAGAACGTTAATTTAGTTGAGTTACTTGTACCGTTGATCGTTACAGTACCACCTCCTTTCCCTACGGATGCAGTAGGATCTATTTTTACAAACTCAGCTGCCGCAGCTTGGTTGATGGTAGCAGTTTTCTTAACACTGCCTGATTCGGCACCAAATTCTACTTGTTGCGTGCGCTGTACACGACCTTCGTATTTTTCACCTGATACGGTGACTGCCTGATCACCGTCACCTGATCCCGGATTGAAGGTTACAAAACCTATTTTCAATTCTGCCATAACATAAATAATTTTGTAGTTAATTAATATCTTGACAAAGATAGATTTATTATACGAAAATCATATTATTCATGTTTATAAATTAAAAGTTATTTTTGTCCCAAAATAAGACAATCATGAGAAGAAGATTTTTTAACAAAATAGGGGGGGGGTAATCTCCCTACTGATAATTTTATGGTTTTTGATAAATCTGTATCAGATCCGGCTAATATAACAATAAGCGAAGACTTCGATTTTTTATATAGGTTGATTACCAGTGGCTTCTATAGAGTTCTTTGCAAGAGCGCTATGGGAGGAGGAGAGGTTTTTGTATGTAGATTAGATGATAACGACAGTAACTTCTATCTTGATGGTAGTCCGGCTGATCTTACCGGACAAGAAGGTGATGTGATGGTCGTTTTCTTAGAATTTTGGTATAAATGGTATAAGGTGGATGATAATAAATTTCTTTATCATTTTGCTGATCATAATATCGATGGCACTTACATCCATGTCCCGCAATCTCTTGTTGGAGCATATAAAGGATATGTGTCTTCAAATAGACTATATAGCTGGAGTGATGTTACTCCTACGACGAACGTATCATTATCTGATTTCAGAAGTTACGCAAAAGCGCGTGGCACCGGGTTCCAGGTGATAGATTTTCAACAACATTGTGTAATTGCTATGATGTTGTATGCTAAGTATAAAACACGTAACCTGCAAGGCGTATTAGGACCCGGTGGCGCAGGAAGTAGCCCGGCTACAACAACGGGAAGCAGCAACGCAACCGGCGGTGCGGATACCAAAAACGAAAGTTCAAAGTACGTTTGCGGCTTAGGACTTGAAGGGGTTTTTGGCGGTATCTGTGAATGGGTTGAAGGTGTAGAAATAAACAACCGAGTTTGGAAAATCACCGACCCGGACGGTTCGACTCGCAATGTGAACGCCGAGACTTTCAGCGGTTGGATAATAAATATAGCAGCCGAAAATGGTCCGTTTTTTGATGTGGTGCCGACACAAGTTGGCGGTAGCGATTCCACGCATTATTCAGATTACTATAGTCGGACATCAGACAGATCCCTTGTTTTGGCGCGCTCCGGTTACCTCTCGTATCCGACTGGCGGCGTGGCGTATACGGATGCGGCTTACGATGCGTCGGACATGGATTCGAGCTACGGTTCTCGTCTTGCTTTCCACGGAACCATATCCGAATTGGCTCCAAGGCAATTCAAAAGATTACCCGTATTATAATATCATATTTTAATTGTTTTTAAATTGTATTGTTAATATTATTACGTATATTTGCGATACAATTTAAAAAACATTATATCATGAAGATAAACTTTTTAAGCAGTGAGGTCTATGTAGGTTCTAAGACAAAAGAAGCTAAAATCAGAAAGCTTTCTATTAGCAAAGATCGGATTATGACCATATCGGTAGATAACCTGAAATGGATGGGTATCGAAGATGCGGTTCTGATTGGTATGGAAGAAGGAGCTGAGTTTAAAGGGGTGTTGGATTCTAATTTGTATATAGCTCCTTCTAAGGTAGAAGACGAGAGATCGTTTTTATTAAATAAACAAGGTGAGAAATATAGACGTATTTACCTCCGTGATGTACTGTCTTCGCTGGGTTGGGATATCGGTGATAATCAGTATGCGGTTTATGATATTGTGAAGATTAAGGACGAAGATGGTGTGTTCTGCCTGGTTCCGAGAGAGATTAAGAAAAGCAAGTTTGAAAAAGGAGAATGATATGGTACAAGATATTGATATAAAATCCAAACGAATATTATTGTTTGATTTTGATGGAACGCTTATAGAAACCGCTTCTGGGAATACGTTTGCTACAGACTTGACAGATATGAGGATTAAGATGGATGTGGTGAATAAGTCTCTTGACCTCATGCAGGAGAACGGTGTTAAGGTATTTGCTATCGTAAGCAATCAAGGAGGAGTAGAAGCTGGGTTTGTTTCTGGAGCTGATATTGAAGCTAAGATAGAATACGTACTGAGGTCCGTACATGATCTGGCGGTAAAGAGAGGCATAAGAGGCGTCCTATATGAAAAAAGGTTGTGTTATTCAAATGACGAACAAAATCCGATGAGGAAGCCTAACACGGGTATGATTGATGATATTCTTATGAAGTGTAAAGACACGGTAATGCGTGGTATGAACTTCAGTCAACTTAAGGGATGTTCGTTGATGGTCGGGGACGCCAGGGCAGTTCTCTGATTCGGATAAGGTATGCGCTGAGAAGGCCGGCGTTGACTATATGGACGTTATCACGTTTGTTGGTAAATAATTTTAGGTAGTTATGTGCAATATTATGAAGGTGAATAAAACGGCGATAGTTTATCATAAATCGGATTTAGATGGCGTTGTGTCGGCAGCCATCGCAACTATGTACGAAAACAGTAAAAACAAGGATGTTATTTATATCCCGTATTCGTATGAAGATGATGTTAAGAAAGTTACCAGCAAGGTGCGTGACTTAGATGTTGTTTATGTTCTTGACGTGTCTTTCGGAGCCGATTCTAAAACGGTTTTCAAAAAGTGGCTTGATGAAGGAAAGAGCCTGATGTGGATAGATCACCATAAGGGAATTATCGAAGACAGTAAGACATGGGGGTTCGTTGTTCCAGGGTTGAGGAGAGTCGGTGTCGGTGCGTGCGCTCTGGCCTCGGACCTGCTGATGGGGAAGGTGCCGGCGATCGTCCGGTGTCTGTCAGACTACGATGTGTGGAATAAAGAATCCGGTTTAGGCTGGGATACGGTAGTAGCCGTTCAGTATGCCTTGAGATCAAAAATAAGACTCAATGTGTTAATAGCATTGTCGTATTTGTATGATCACTTTAAAGAAAATATGAAGGACAATGAGGTGGATTTAATTTTCTATGATCTCGCTAAAGAAGGACGTGCTATAATTAATTACATGGCCGGCAAAAACGAACAAGAGGTAAGTAGGTATTCGTTCGAAGCTTACGTAGACGAGGTTAAGGTCGTGGCGATGAATACCACCGAATTTAGTTCTAAAGTATTTGATTCTCTTACACCGGACTGGTTAGACGGTAGGAAAATTAAAGCCCTGATGCCATTTTGTATCATGCCAGGTGGTAAAGTCCGGTTCTCTCTTTATGAATGCGTGGAAGACAGCGTAGATTGCTGTGAGGTAAGTAAGAGATTCGGTGGTGGAGGACATGCTGGTGCTGCTGGATTCGTTATAGACGTATCAAGTGACCAGTTTAAGGACTTCCTTGAAAGTAAAAAACTTTTATCGAAATGAAGCGTGAATTATATCAGTTCTATCCGGATATGAGAAAGATGTTTATGTGATG